TGGAGTTCATACTGGACTCAAGGTATTTCAATGGCAAAGCAACTAAGTAGTTCCTTCGATAAAGACAAGGATGGAGTTAGATATCAGCATCCAGAGCGTACCTGCAAGGATTGTGCTAAGTACCCCTGTTTCAGAGGTCAAGAGACGAAAACTTGTGATTATGCCAAATACGGTTGTAGGAAATATAAAGATAAGGAAGATTAATTATTAAAATCTCAATCATTATGATAGAGTGTAACATCTACTCTGGACGTAAGGGAAGAATAGATTACCAGGAGACTGGTAACTTCGAATCACTATTGGAGGCAGAACTCTATGCACAGGAAATTTCTGAGATGGATGCTAATGAATATGGCTATCCACTTGAAGAATGTGAATGGTTAGCTGTAGAAACTGCTACTGATAACATTCCTTACGATGAACGAGTAGGAGTGATGTATCTGAATTAAATGGAAACAATCCATGCCAAGTTGATAACCTTACGAGAAGATGTGGGTGGTTATATAATCTATGTCTTCCAGAATTTAGCTAATGGGGCTTATGAAATGATAACTCGATTACCTAGGTGGGAATCTCCAGTTCTCAAGATAGGTGATGTGGGGTTTTTAAAGTACAATGAAGTAATAGCTGGTGAGGATACTTGGTATGACAGAGAATCTGGTCAGAAAGTTCCTTACCGCTTTACTGGAGTTTATTTTATAGACTTTGTTTATGAGAAACCAGCGGAATCAGATTTAATATTGTGAAATAGATAGATGAACGAACAAAGAGATTATTTTATATGACAAAGACTTAATATAGAATAACAATATGATGAAGGAAAAATTGGCTGCCGCTATTGCTAAGAAGAATAATGACATTAACACTTTCGTGTGGAAAGGTCGCAAGGTTGAAGTAAATGGACAACTCGTACAAGAAGAAAAGAAACTTGTTGATTGTTCTGAGAAAGAACTAAGAACGTTCTATAACCATTGTGAATCTATGCTGTATAATGACAGCAAAGAATATCCAGGTCGCTATGTTCTGTTGGACATTATTAAAGACCAAAGAGAAAGATGTAATACTGAATTATTCCTTCGCTGGTTAGAGCAAGATAGAGGTATTCCAAGATTTACATTCCTGCCTTCGCTGAGAGTGTTCCTTGATAACAACAAAGGTATTGATACCAAGGAAACATTCATCTCTGAGGCTTTGGTTGGGGACTGTCCTGCGGAGTTCGCGAGACTTCCTATTGACGTTGTCCTCGAAGGCTGTCTTGATAAGTTGGGTAAATTTAACAAGCAGCACATAACATTAACATTTATCTTAAAACAAGGTCTATGGTTTACGCAGCAGGAATCTAAAGACCTGACCGAGAAAACTCCTAATGGAGAATATCGTGAAAAGGCTGAGGTAGCAAGAGAACGCCTTGGCTTGAATCCTACTGCAAATCTGTATATGACGCCGAAAGGTTTGTCATTCACTCAACTTCGTGCAATGGTAAACCTTAAGAGTAAGAAATACTCTGAACTTACTACTGCTCAACTGGAAACATTGAGAAACAGAATTCTGTTCTCTTTGGAAGATGAGGTTAAATTCCACATCAATCAGTGGGAAACCCGTAAGAACCAAATCAAAATGGTTTGTGATGCTAAAGGATTTACTCTTTAACATCTATACCCATCTACATTGGTTCTACATTTATACTCCTGAGTTTTACTCACTCATTATAGGGGTTTTGTTTACATAGCTATCAATAGAATTATAGAGTAAATTCAAGGGTAAAATTGATAGTATATGGCAGACTTGTTTGGAAATCTAAGTAGAACAGAACGCCAAGAACAAGGTGTTCAACGATGGGTAGATAACAAGTTGTGTGGGACACTTAATTGGGCAACTGGAGTAGGTAAAACTAGAGGTGGACTAATGGCTATTAGTAGGTTTCTAAAGAAGAATCCAACTAAATCTGTTATTGTAGTTGTGCCCAGTGAACCTATTCAGAGGCAATGGAATCAAGAACTAATTGATTGGAACTTATTCCAACAGTGTTCAGTTAAGACCATGAATGATACATCTACTAACAAGTACAGCTGTACTCTATTAGTTATAGATGAAATTCATAAAGTGGGAGCACCTACACTGCTGAACATATTTAAAAACGTCCAATATACAGTAATCTTGGGGTTAACTGCGACCTTCGAGAGATTGGATGGTAAAGATGAAATTATAAGCAAGAAGTGTCCGATTGTGGATACCATTTCTGTAGAGGAAGCCATAGAGAATAAATGGCTCGCTGATTACCGAGAATATGAGGTGCTTATTGAGCCAGAAGATATTGATGTCTATAAAGAGGTCAATAAAGAGTTCTATGAACATTTCTCCTTCTTTAACTATGACTTTAACCTTGCCATGAAGTGTGCAACTGATTGGAAGAGGAGGTCAGAGTTAGCTAAAGAGAGATGTAGAGAAGACCAGAGTGAAGACTTTAAGACTGTTAATAAACAGATTTTAGTTCATGCTATGGGATTCAGTAGAACCTTACAAGCTCGTAAGAAATACATATATAATCATCCTAAGAAAATTGAACTTACTAACTTAATCTTGGAGAACAGACAGGACAAGAAGTGTATAACTTTTAGTGCTACTGTAGCTATGGCTGAAAAGATTAAGTATGGTGCCGTGTATTCTGGTAAAGATTCTGTCAAGAAAGGCAGGATGAATTTACAAGAGTTTGTACAGCAGGATGGTGGTGTACTAAACACTGTTATGAAACTGAATGAGGGATTTAATTGTCCCGACATCAGTGTGTCAGTTATATTAGGCTTCAATAGTAGTTCTACTACTAAGAAACAGAGAGTTGGTCGAGTTATCCGTCAAAAGGAGGGCAAGGTTGCTGAAGTATTCACCTTAGTCCTTAAAGGGACTGTAGAGGAGGAATGGTTTAGGAAGTCTACCAGTACTGGAAGATATATACCTATCAGTGAGGAAAATCTCATAGATGTTCTTCAAGGAAGACCATTTAATCCTAAGAAGAAAAAGCAAACTAAAATGATGTTTAGATTCTAATGTTCAATGTAACCTATTATGAACAGTCCGACAATGTGGTTGAAGTTAAAGTCGATGCTATACAATTCCTACACCTATTGGAACTGTGTGCAGCTGGCAGATACATCAGAGCCATAACAGCAGACTTTCAAGGTAAGAGCATAGACTGCAATAAGCTATTACGTAGCTTAAAGTTTGTGTAGATTCATTTGGTAATTTAAGAGATTTTTAGTATCTTTGTACTCTTAACACGTTAATAAGATGACAACAGAGAGAATGTTAGAACTCCTTATTCTTAATAAATTCATGGACAGGTATAACGATATGTCTCCGAAAGTCAAGGGACTTACTGAGAAGATGATTTCTATACCACAAGTGGAGGAAAGGCGATATATGCTAGAGAAGGAGTTCTTAGACCCGTATGTAATTGACAACGCTGAGAAATCAGAATAAACACTTTACAGTTAGTAGATTGTTTAGTTATTGGCTAACAATTTATTTAATTGGAAAAACTAAGTTTAACAGTAGACAATCAGTTAGTAATGATGGAGAAGTATAGACTAACAGCAGAAGAGGTCTTACTAATTGATTTATTATTTCTAGCTAGCATAGAAGAAGGGCATAAAGAATATCTAGTTAAGTATTTTACTATGCCTATAACTAGAACCAATCTTAGAGATTTATTATTAAGTCTCCAGGCTAAGGGAATCATTACTAAACAGTATAAGGTTCCTGATAAGGGTCAGAAGTTCGACCCTGAATGTGTTATATTCAACCAAAACTTTCTTAATAACTATAGGAAGTTTAGTGGTGATTTAGGCGCAGAGTTCTTAATGACTTATCCCCACAATGGACTCATTAACGGAGTGGAAGTTCCGTTAAATAACTGGGCTAAGAAATTCAGCACAGAGGAAGAGTTTTATTATGCCTATGGTAAATCTATAGGCTGGAAGCAGGATAAGCATAACGAAGTATTAGAACTTATTAGATGGGCTAAGGATAACAATTGTAACCTCCTTAATATGAACATCGCAGACTTTATGATAAGTAAAATCTGGCAGAACATTGCAGAGCTTAAGAATGGAGATGGGACTATGAGGTTTGATACCATCAAGAGTATTTAATGGGTAGAATAACTAGGAATTTAAAGGAGTTAATTGATAGAGGTAGAAAGGGTGAAAACCATGCCTTATCAATGGGTCTTCCTAAACTAGAGAGATTTGTAGATGGTGTAGCACAAGAGACATATTATCTAATAGCTGGAGGTACTGGCTCAGGTAAGACTTCTTTTGCATTACATTCATTCATCTATAAGCCTATAATGGAGAATATTGACAATCCAGATTTTCATATTATATATTTCAGTTTAGAAATGACTGCCGAGCAATTGCTTGGCAAGATTTTGTCTATCTATATATATGAGACATTTGGTGTTGAATTATCCTTTAAGGAACTACTTTCTAGAAGTAAGGATACTACTCTGTCCGATATGGACTATGAATTAGTATGTCAATCCTTAGAGATGCTTGATAAGATTGAATCTCACATGATAATATATGATAAACCTTTGAACAACCAGCGAATGGTAGACTTCCTTATGGAGTCTCTAAAGCAATTTGGTAAGTTCCAGGGTGATACATATACTCTGTTTAGACCCAATCACATCATATTAGTTATCTTAGACCATATTGGTTTAGCTAGACCATCTATTGGTAATTCTAAGAAAGATGAAATGGATGCTATGTCTTCTTCATTAGTTTCGTTTAGAAATAAATGTAAGATTAGTCCTGTAGTGGTAATGCAGGTGAATAGAGGTTCCTCCAATGTAGAGAGAAGGAAGTTGAACTTCCAAGAGCTTCAGTTGGACGATTTAAAAGGAACTGGTAACCCAGCAGAGGATGCCAATATAGTATTAGCATTGTTTTATCCGTTTAGAGAGAAGATGTCTTCGTATAGAGGATATGACATAAAACAAATTGGAGAGAACTTTAGAAGTGCAGTAGTATTAAAGAATAGATGGGGTGCAGCAGACATTGCTGTAGGTCTCGGATTCTATGGTAAGACTGGATTATTTAGGGAACTTCCAATTGCAACCAAGATTACAAACTATGACAAATATTTAACCCCTGATTGGTTAATTACTGAGTCATTAGAAGATTCATGCCAAGAGATTACTCAAGAAGAACAACAAGATTCTAGTTCAAAAATGACTTTAGTTCTATAGTAAATGGCAGCAGAAACTATTGCGATTGTTGGTGAAAGTGGTACTGGTAAGAGTACTTGTTTAAGAAATTTAAACCCAGAAGAAACTTTCTTGATTTCTACTACTGGTAAGCCCTTACCTTTTAAAGGATATAAGAAGAAGTATAAGGAGATAAAGAAAGAAGGCTCTGAATGGGTTGGTAACTACTATGTTAGTTCTAAATATGACAAAATCATTAACATCTTGAAGATTGTTAATCTAAAGATGCCTCATATTAAGCAGGTTATCATTGATGACTGGCAGTATATGTTGAGTTATGAGTTTGTTGATAGAGCAACCGAAGTAGGTTATACTAAGTTTACTGAGTTAGCTCAGCACGCTATGGAAGTACTTAGGTATTCAGAATCTATGAGGGATGATTGCAAAATGATATTCCTTACTCACAGTGAGAATGTCGGTGATGCCATGAATCCTAAATATTCAATCAAGACTATTGGTAAGTTATTGGCAGAGAAAGTAACTCTGGAAGGTCTGTTCACCTATGTATTCTTTACTAAGGTACAGGAAGGCGATTCTGGCAGGATGGAGTATAAGTTCCTTACTAATACTGACGGAGAGTGTGTAGCAAAGACTCCGATGGGTATGTTCGATGATTTGTTAATTGACAATGATTTGAACGAGATTATTAAGGTAATTGATGCTTATAACAACGACGAGGAATGATTATAAAAATGATGATTACCTTTGACTATAATCCTGATACTAAGGAGTGTGTACTTCTAAAGCAGGAGCAAGTTAAAGAGAAAGCTCAGAAGGCAAGCACTAAGGCTGAGGAAGCAGAGGATTCTGCTGAACCTCAGATTACCTTGGAGTCTAACAAATATGTCCTTAATAGGGCAGCTGCATCCTTAATGGGTGTAGAATGGGAGAATAGGTTAGATATTAAGTATCAGCCTATTGAGAAGGGTGGATTGATGTTCCCTATTATAGGAACTGATACAGCCTGGAAGACCAAGTCTGGTAACAAATTAACTAAGAGCCTTACAGTAAGTTGCAGAGGCAATGCAAACGACTTATTGTCCAAATATGGAGATACATTTACTGTAACTCCGTGGAAGGGACATGATGGTTTGTTCGTGTTAATTGGTAACAAGGACAGGTCCGAAGAAGAAATAAAAGATAATAATATTAAAATTAAAGAAGATGAAAACCCAGTGGAGGATTTACCATTGGACACAAGCCTAGATAATGATGAAGCATATGAGATTGACGACTTATCATTTGAAATTTAAATTTTAATATTATGGCAGGAATGACATTCAATCTAAATAACGTTAAAGGTACAGCAGTAGTAAGACTGAAAGCATGGGGTATCTATGATGTAGTGTTCAAAGGCATCGAATTGGCTAAGGGTACAAACAAAGAAGGTAACGAGTGGAAAGCAATGAAGATTAAGTTCTCTGGCGAGGAAGGAATCTTCGAACCTCTTATCTTCTGTCCTGGTGACGGTGGTAACGAACGCGTAACTGGTGAAACTGGTGGTAAGAAGTGGGAGTTGCCTTCTGCTTTGGAACAACTTCAGTTCACTGTATCTCATGTAATGACAAATCTTGCTCCTGAAATGATGGAGAAGTTTGTTAAGGCTGTTTCTGGTCTTACATTACCTGACGATTTTGAAAAGTTGATTGAAATCATGAATAAGGCTCTGGCTAAGTCTGTAAACAAACAGACCAAGTTGAAGCTGATTGGTAACAGCAAAGGTTATGCATCTCTACCTAGCTTTGTTGGTATTAACAAGGAAGGTGATGCCTACATCAACAACAACTGGTTGGGCGATACTGTAGCATTCTCTGACTATGAAGTCAAGAAAATGAACGAACAGAAGAACGCTAAACCTACAGCTGTTAAAGATGATGTAGATGCTACTGACGATACAGCAGCAGGTAACGAAGACTTGGATTTTGAAGTATAATAAATAGTTAGTAACTTTGTGGTTCTAATACAAACCATATGAATTAATATGAAACTTGAATTTGAACCTACGATTACTAAGCAATATTTATTAGACAGAGCATCTCAAGAAACATATCTCGAATATTATTTAGGTATACCTGTTAAAAAAGGTCTATTTAAATCTCCTTTGAGAGCAGACAATAATCCCACCTGCTCCTTTTATAGGAACAAGAGTGGAGATATTGTTCTGAAGGACTTTAGTGGTGCATTTTATGGTAATTTTATCAGTGTGGTTATGTACAAGTATGGGCTAACCTATTATAAAGCATTGAGAATGATTGCCAATGACTTTGGTTACATTAAACATCCTAAACTTAAAAAGAATCCTAAACCTGTTACTATTAGTACAAATGAACTCAAAGAGTGTAAGGAGGCTAATATACAGGTAGAAATTCAAGAGTTCTCTAAAGAAGAACTTGAATGGTGGATGCAATTTGGTATTACAGAGAAGATTCTAAAGAAATTTAGGGTCTTCTCTTGTAAGACCGTATTTCTAAATGGCAATTTCTTTACAACATCTACTAAGAGTTGTCCAATATTTGGATATTATAGGGGTAAGAATGAGAACGAAACAGAATTGTGGAGAATCTACTTCCCTTTTAATAAGAAGCATGAATTGAGGTTTCTATCTAATTGGAAATCTTTCCTCTTACAGGGCGCTAAACAACTTCCTAAAGAAGATGATGTCTTAGTAATAACTAAGAGTCTAAAGGATGTAATGACATTGTATTCTCTCGGAATTACAGCTATTGCTCCAAATTCTGAGAATCTATTCCTAACTGAAAGTCAATTCTCTAAATTGAAGAGTAGATTTAAGAGGATTATTGTATTCTATGACAATGACTTAACTGGTCTTCATAACATGAATAAGATTAGAAAGTCATTTGATGTAGAATGTATGTGGATTCCTCGTAGTTATGGAGCCAAAGATATATCAGACTTTCATAAGATGTATGGACGAGAGAAAACTTTAGAATTAATAGAATATGCCAGAAGAAGTAGCAGAAAAACCTAAGAAGAAACGTAATGGCGCATATGCCAGACGTAAAGGAAACAATTATGAGTTGAAGATTATTAAGGAACTCACAGAACTAGGATATGCTGGACTAAAATCAGCCAGGTCAGAATCTAAGAACTTAGATAATGACAAGATTGATATAGCAGAGACTATAGACCACTTACCTTGTTATGTGCAGTGTAAATGTACCAAGAATACTCCTTCGATTTCAGAAATCATTAAATCGTGTCCTCGTAAGGATAGACCATTGGTGATAGTATGGAATAAACAAATTGACAAAGAAGTCAATATGGCTTCTGATGGACAGTATGTAATGATGTCCAAAGAATTCTTCTATGATTTAATAAGAAAGAATTAAAGCTATGAACATATTAGTAATACCAGTACAGTCTGTTAGTGATTTGATTACTAATAGCTCATCCGAGGTATTTATCTTGGAGACTGGAAAGACGTGTGAGGAAGTCAATACTATCCTCAACACATTTACCTCTGGGTTTAGACATCCAGAGGTTTTTTCGTTAAAGGACTTTCGTGAGTGGAGAAAGAAACTCCGCAGTGGTGAAATTGAGGATGATTGGAGTTATCCAGGTACTATCTTCAGTATAGCTGATGGATGGTTCAAAGACCCAGAAGATGAAGAAGACCTTCTTAATTTAAGAATGGACTTCTTATTCGACCCATTTGACACTATAGACTATGGGAATGGGTATATAGCACATGGCTACAGTTCTAGCTATAAAGAACCTATTCATGACGCCTTTATTGAGTATCTAAACAAGAATTGGGATAAGGTTGCGTATGACATCAACCGAGTTCTTGCAGAGGACGATGCTGTTAGTAGCATTGATTGGAAGACTCTACGTAGACATAATTATTGGCTCAAAGATGCTCTTGAAGATGTAGCTAAGGAGTTCTTGAAGAACTACAATGGACCCGAACCCACTGTATGGAATGTTAGTAAGGGTGAGAAGACTGGATGGTAAGGTATTGGTTGTAAGCAATGACGATAACAGTATCCCATATGATACTTGGGATAAGATTAGAGATTTATTCAATGGTTGGAATGTACACTTAGGATGAAATTTAGACTACAATCTTTAAATGACGTAGTAACTAACAGTAGTATGGAAGTCTATCAAGAGGCTACTCAATACACTGTAAATGCAGTAAGAGATATTATTAATGTAATTTTAAAGATTAGTGGTTCAGACAAGTCCTGTGACGATTTGTTCACCATTAGTATTAACTATGAGGATATGCTTGATTCTTACTTTGACGACTGCCTTGATAGAACTGATATTGATGAAGAATATCTAGGTATGATTGAAGAGGTTAGGAATCGTAGGGATGATAATGGATATTTCATTAGTAATTCAGAAGCATATAAAGAGTTAGTTAATATGGGTATTGTGGGTGATGTACTATCCACTATTGAGGAATATGTTGAAAACTTTGACTGCGATTGGAGATATCCATCAACCGAAGTGTCTATAGTTCCTAAAGGTGAAGCGAGTCCAGCTGATGTTGCCATATTGAACAAAATAAATGACCTATTTAATGTTGAAGCGTGCTACAACTAAGTGCTATTTAGTCCCAATTCAATCATTCTCCGACATTATAACTAACAGTTCTTCTGAAACTTATATTGTTGATACTTCCTATACTGCTAAAGCACTAGAAGAGGCATTAGAGGCAGTACACAAGGAACATGAGGATGAAGAATATTATTCAGGAGAGTGCTGTGGGATTGAGGTAAGTGACTTTAAAGAGTATTGTAGAGAAGCCTATATGTGGGATGAATGTGATGAGAATGGAACTCCATTTGAATCTAAGGAAGACTACGTAGCTTGGGTTTTCGAAGTACCTTTAAGTGTTGCTAAAGGATGTCTGGTTGTTAGAGTTGATTATGGGTATAGCGATGTAGATAAGTTCTTAACTAAGAATTTTAAATGTGTAGCATCTGACCATGAAAGAGTCAAAGACGCAGACGGGCGTATTGTTAAGGATTAATATTCAGTCATTCTCTGATGTAATTACCAATAGCTCTTCGGAGATATTCTGTACTATTACTGGGAATGATTTGAAAGCTATCTATGACCTACTAAAGCCAATACTTCCTGGTAGAGATTCGGACTTAGAGCCTACCCTACATATGGAAGATAACATCATTACATTGTGGTTGCCTTATGGAGAATACGCAGTGGAGTTCTATAAAGAGGGATTAGAAGCAATTCTTGACAAGTACTTTAAAGATAACTATAAAATAGAGTATGAATGAAAGATTGGACAAACTGGGGTACTAAAATAAGAGAGTTCCCTGCATACAATTATAAGGCTATATGGGCTAACCTGAAGACTATTCGAGTAGGTACTGGAGTAGCTAAGGAATTACCTCCCGATATGGCTGAATTTTATGATGTGGGTATTAATACTGTATGTAATGCTGAATGTGACTTTTGTTATGTATCAGCAGGTCATGGAGGTATTAATTATCCTGACATCTGTGAGACATGGAAGAAGTGGATGTATGTGTATCAATCTGAGTTAAAAGATGGTATACTATATACAAGTAAACCATTCCAAATAGCTATAGGTTCTACTGGAGAGCCTACTATGCATCCAGACTTCTGTGAGTTCCTCGAAACAGTATATAATACTGGAGTAGTCCCTAATTACACCACTAATGGTCTTATCTTAGCGAGAGACAATGTAAAGGGAGGAGAAATTCTTGCCTATACTAAAGAATATGTTGGTGGAGTTGCAGTTAGTCTAGGTAATCCTAGTATAAGACTCCAAGCACATAGAGCTATTAATAAGTTACTAACGTGGGGTAATACGAATGTAAATATCCACCACATTATATCTGATAAGGTTTCTGTAGACGAGTTCTATGATACTGTAGTTAGATATGGTGATAGTATTTACTACCATGTATTGTTGCCTTTAATGCCTTCTGGTAGAAGCAATAAGGGTATTGAACCTGGTGTGTTTGAATACTTAGAAGAAGTAATTCAGAAGCATGATATAAAGAATGCTGCATTTGGAGCACACTTTGTAGAGTATCTGAAGACTTCTAAGATAAAAACACATCTCTATCCACCTGAGTCGTTAAGTAAGAATGTGATTCTTACTAAGGATAAGGTACAAATAACTCCGAGTTCTTTTAATCTGACACCTATAAAAGTTATTCACGTATGACAACAACTGATGTGAGTTTGTTAGCATATGTGAAGAGTCTATTCCCTTTCAATACAGATAGAATACAATCTATCTCTAGGGAAGATGGTAAACTATTTGTAGCCACTGACGATGATAAGCGTTATATACTAAAGCTAGTTGAACTACCTCCTATTGTAGCTAGTGTTAATATGGGTGAGCACCAAACCTTATTCTATATTAACCCAGAAACTAAGGAACCAGTGTATAGGAATAAGACTACATATGAAACCGAGAAAGAAGCTATTCATGCTGCTATGGTTATCAATGTGCAGGATAAGACTATACATAAAAGACAGGCTTATAAGTGTAGCGTATGTCATAAGTGGCACGTAGGTAGAGGAAAGACTACACTCACAGATGAGGATAAAAGAAAACTTAAAATTAAGCATAACATTCGATGACAACTTACCTACTCCCATGTTATGGGGATGGTCATTGCTGGATTGAGAAGGTGCGTGCAAGGAACTTCTCTGATGCTCAGCAGAAGTTTATTAATGCTTTTACAGAAGATTATGAGGATATTGATATTCCATCCGATTGGGAGGATTTAATCACTATTCTAAACACTCAAGCAGATATAGTAATTGGAGACATCTACGACATAGAAGAGTTTTGAATCACGAAGAGGCAACCCTCAATGGTAAAAATTACGAGGAGAAGGTATTTCCACTTATATGGTCAATTATGTTCCCTAACACTGTACTTGCAGAGTCCAACCCTTACCAGAATATGCACTGCCATTATGATTACTGGTGGCGCTGCCTGAATAAAGGTAGATGGAGAATATACAAGTTGGAAATCAAGTACAAAATAAAAGGTTGGGGAGTTTACGTCCTATGGGAACTTCTCAATGTAAATGGAGACATTGGTTGGGGCTTGGGAGAAGCAGACCTAATTATATTTGGTGCTGAAGATGGTGTATACGTGGTTAATAGGGCTAAGGTAACTGCTTATATATGCAAAAAGCTAGGTATGCAGCCCAGTATTAAATCTATAAGGGAGGCAGAGTCTTGTTTGTTCGAGAGTTCTCCCATGTGGAAATTATGTCATAGAATATCTAGACCCAACGAGCGTACCATAAAAATACCATTTGAGGAGTTCATGACCTTCGTTTCTCCATTCTTCTTGAATCGATACAAAGAAAATGAGAATAGGTTTAGATATTGACGATTGTCTAGCAGACTTCTGGGGAGCATATTGTAAGTACTTCGATACAGACAATAACCCTAAAATGCTGGAAGACCACATTATAACACGTAATGTACAGCAGATTTTAAGTAAAGACAGAGATTTTTGGTTGAATCTTGAAGTTAAGAACAGACCAGACTTCATACCTGAATTGTACTGCACTAAGCGAGTAAACAATAAGGCATGGACTAAAGAATGGCTAAGACGAAATGGATTCCCAGATAGACCAGTCTATCAAATGATTTATCAGCATGGTAACAAAGCTGATATGATTAAAGGTAGGGTGGATATTTTTATTGATGATTCACTATCTAATGTGTTAAAATGTCAAAAGTCTGGACTACCAGCACTGTTGTTCCATACAGAAAGGACAGCAGACTTTCCTATGTTTAAAGTATTCTCACTAAATAAGGATGAGATAATTGACTCATATCTGTTTATGAAGAAATATGCATAGAAATGTAAAACTGATACCACTTCTTGACACTATACAACTCATTGAGATGAGTGACGAAGAATATTTTAGTGATAAATGGGCAGGATATATAAGCAACTCAAAACTTGCATTAATAAATCCAGACCAAGACGGAAGTCCTCAAATTTATAAAGAAGGACTAAGCAAACATTCTAAATATTCTGACTCTCTTGTGTTTGGTTCAGCAGTCCATGAATTAGTACTACAACCTAAAGAATTTGCAGTAGTTAATAATGTTGATAGACCCACTGCTAAGATGGGAGCTATGGCGGATGAGCTATATAAGACATTCCTTAGTAATAAGGGTGTTGTATCCGATAAGGATATTATAGCTGCATCAGATAAGATTGACTACTATAAAGGAAAAATGGATAGTATTAAGATTGAGAATGTTAAGGACAAATGCATTAACTATTGGTGGGACAGAAGGGATTGGGAGACTGAGCATAATAACTTAGGTACTGAGCCAATCTATCTAGACCCCAAGTCAAGAGAGAAGTTACAGCTTTGTTTAGCTTCTGTTGAGGCTAATAAAGAGGTACAAGATTTATTACATCCAAAGGGAGTGTTCGAGGAGCCTATCTCCATGAACGAAGCAGCTCTATTTATGGATGTGAAGGCTGAACATGAGGGTAAGGAAACAATCCTTAAACTTAAAGGTAAGCTAGATAATTTCACCATTGACACAGAAACCAATGAAGTAGTTCTTAATGACCTTAAGACTACTGGACACTGGTTGATTGACTTTGGTGATTCATTCAAGAAATACCATTATAATAGACAGATGGCAATGTATGCTTGGATGCTACGTTCTTACGTAGAGAAGCAATACAATATAAAGCCCTCTAGTCTGATGGCGAATATGCTATTAGTATGTACTGTTCCAGACTATAGAGCTGGAGTATTTAGAGTAACTAATGGTGAGATTCGTAAAGGTTTCTTAGAATTTAAAGATTTGCTACAAAGGGTGGCATATTGCGAACTATATGATTGAATCTTTTCTTATGGAAGCATGGGAACCATCTTACCAAGACCTTGAGAATTATTATAGAGAATATTATAGTTTAGGTAACTTAAATTGCGATATTGGGAGTAAATTTGCTCTTATATCCCTTATATGTTTCCTTACTAAGCAAGCAAGGATTAAAAACCCTGATGCAACTTGTTATCTCGTAATAATGAAGATTATTGATGGAGAAGAGTCACAACATGACTTAAAATTCATTAGAGGATTATCTGTTGTCTGTACAGACATGATGAAACACTGTAATGAGTTCTTAACATTCGATATGAAAACCTCTAAGGAAATGGTTAAGAAGATTAAGGAAATTCTACATACTTATTTACCTTTCTAATGTCCGAAGAAGTAAGAATATCTTGGGGCGATAAGGTTGCTCAAAGGTATGAGTCAAATCAAAGGATTGTTGAGATTCTATCCGAGTTGGTGGAGAAGTTTCCTCAATGGAGATTCCAACAAATCTTACAGAATGTAGATGTTGCGTCCAGGAATGGAGAGGATTTGTTTTACGAAGAGAGTTATGATACTCTAACTGCATTGACTAATAATACAATAGTTAGGTCAATTTTATCTAAAACTGCAGATTAACACTTTTTAAGGTGAACCAGTTTGACAGTTAGATAAAATGTAGTATCTTTGTATCACGATTTCCGAGAGAAATATAGAGATAATAATTCAAATTTTAGATTATTTAATACTAAGACTACTTGGCTATGTCCAATTAAAGTAGTATCTTTGTACTATAGAAAGTTACAAGATTAGAACGTATGAAATAATGTTTAAACAATTTTTGAATTATGCAAGCAATGAATTTTAAGAAAGTAGAAGTAAAAGGTTTCACAAAACAAGAAGCTATCGCAGAAGCACCATTCCAAGTAATCCGTGACGCAACTCAGGCATGGAAAACTGCTGGTAACCCAATCGCTGAGAAAGCGTTGAAAGAGTTCTGTGCAGAGTACCTAGCAAAGCACACTAAGTATGCTGCTGGTATTGGTTGTTCAATCACATTTGAAGCAGGTTCTGCTGATACACGTGAGCGTCCTTATACCGTAAAGGATATTAAGAACGAGAAGGGTAAGAGAAAGTATAAAACTGGTTATCAAGGTATTAACCCTGCAACTGGTGAAATTCTATTCACTAACTTCGAGACAAAGAACAAGGCTAAGGAAGTAGCTAAGGAATTGTACACTAAGAAAGATTACAAAGGCGACATCTTCTGCAAATACATCAAGGATGTAGTTGAGGGTGAAGTTGGTGCATTTGAAGTTAAGTACACTCCTTCTAAGAGTGCTAAACAAGGAACTTACATCTGCTTTGGAGTTGAAGCCTAATAGACTTCTACAACTTTAAATATCAAAGGGATTATCTTATGAAAATAAGGTAGTCCCTTATTTTTTTGTAATAGATTGCCAACTACCAAGATGATGTATTTTAAAGGCGTAACTGCTATCTAATTTTAAACATCTAACGATGAAGGAACAAACTATTATTAAACTTACTAATCACCTTAAAACGGTACTCTCAGATAACATCAGTATGAATGCTTATGCAGAGAAGATTGGTCTTCCTACAAGCTATTTCTGTATGAAGAGAAAGGCTGTAGAACAAGCTAAGGAGGCTGGAACAATCCCCGATGAAGATTATAATGTCATTATGGACTTGTTCAAGCAAATTGATGCTAGACCAAGACTAAGAACTTCTAAGAAAGAATCTACTCCAGATTTATTCGGGAATGAAGTTGTTTATAGTGACTCTGAATTAGATTCGGATGATACATCTAAGGTTACTATTGAAAGGGATGAAGAAGGTAAAATAGTTAAATATCTATTCACTATCTATGTAAGAGACAAGCAACCTATACTAGGTTCATTCAATAGAGATGAAATGAACATGGTTTATAGATTGTATTCTAACTATGGTAGTGGTATTACACAAAGGGAGGTATCAAGATTCTTCCCAGATTATTCTCTCGCTGACTTTAAGAGAATACTTAGAGCATTTAGCATTACTAAGGCATCAGCTCCTTTTGCTCCTCATGTGATTGAAGAGAATGAGAAGGATAAGCTGTTAGAAATGCAGTTTAGGGAGAAAGAGAATGACTTCTTAAGAAGCTATGAGGCTGAGAAGATTAAGCATACTGAGTCCCAGCTTAGGAAGTACATGAAAGAGAATCAAGACCTTAAAGAACAACTCCAGGATATGTCTGGAATGTTGGAAGGTATTGATGTATCAAATCTGCCCAAGTTTACTCCTGTTGTTAAAGGCAGGGAAGATAGAGATTTGATTATTTGGTTATCAGATATGCATATTGGTGCATCTGTGTCTGGATATTCTATCTATGCTAATGATTATGACCAAGAGGAAGTTGAAGCTAGACTTAGTAAGTTGGTAGACCAGTTAAAGAGAGAATCTTTAATGTTTGGTAACTTCACTAACATAATTGTGTGTAATCTAGGAGATTCCTTAGATGGATATGATGGTCAAACTACAAGAGGTGGTCATCAACTAGCTCAGAATATGAACAATAAGGAACAGTTAAAGTGCTTTATAGAAGTAATGACTAAGTTTATGACTTCTATAGTAGAAGAGCTACCTTGTGGTGGTCTATCCTATTATTGTGTTGGAGAATCAAACCATGATGGAGACTTTGGATATTCTGCTAATGTTGCACTTCAATATATCTTACAAAGTATGGATATTGAAGCTACAATATTTGACAAGTTTATTGGTGAGTTTATATTAGGAACTACAACCTATATTCTATGTCATGGTAAGGATAACAAGGATATGTTCAAGAACCTTCCTCTGACATTAGATGTCAAGACAGAGAACTTTATCAATGAGTATATTGATAACAAAGGAATTAAAGGCAATGTAGTCTTTGTAAAGGGCGATTTACATCAGTCCGCAACTACTTATGGTAGGAGGTTTACTTATAAATCAGTAGGCTCTTTATTCGGTAGTTCAGAATGGATTCACAAGAACTTTGGTAATACACCAGCTGCTTGTGATTATTCTATTGTAGATGAGAATGGAAATATGCTAGATGGGCGTATATTACTGCAATGAAAATGATGTATGGAAATAACATTAGACGAATTACTACAAGGAAAGGCAACAAGAATTAAAGAGAGAGCATATTTTCCAACTGAAGCTTATGTAGAGCCTTTCTTGGAAACTATGTCTAAATTTACTTCTGATTTCAGGGTACAAGTTAAACTCCCTGACCAAATCACCAGAACTATTACTGGTGAATATAACACAGATGATGTAACTTATAACAGAGTTCTTATTGAAGCTGTGTTGCCAGATGAATACGCATGGGACAACCATGATGAAGTTATTGGTTTCTTATATGGATTAGATGTCCGTAAGCCAATATGTAAGATGTATAGAGGTGGTCTTAATAGAGCGTGTACCAATTTATGTGTATTTGACCCTTCGTTCATCAATATACAGGAATTAGAGCCTGAGAAGGCTATAAACTATAAACCAGTTAAGAATCTGATGGAACAAACATCTGATTTGAAACTATGGTTGAAAACTCTCCACGATACAGAATGGGAGAGAACAGTTCCAACTATCGAGTCTAATTTAGGTAAGTGGATGCGTAATGCAATTTCACAATCTTGTGACTTAGGCTATGGTAAAGTGAAGTTGGGAACTAAAGAAGTCATTGACGCTTATAAATCATTGTTTGTGGACACTAAGTCCAAGTATTATGTTAAGGAAGATGAAGATGTCAATATGTTTAAGGTTTATAATGCATTTACTGAGCTAATCAGCAATGATGGTGGTAAAGATATCATCAATAAGGCAGAGAAGACCTTATTACTACGTACAATCTTAGACTTTTAATTAATTAATGCTAGTAGTAAAACGAAACAAGACAGTACAGCCCTTTGACTGGGGTAAGATTGACTTAGCAATCACTAAAGCATTCCATGCTGTTAATGAACCTATTGACATGGATATTCTTAGTGATGTAAAAGATGAATTATACTTTAACAACATTATCTCTGTAGAAGAGATTCAAGACCAAATAGAGAAGGCTCTTATGGCTTGTGATTATTATAATGTTGCTAAAGCATTTATCTTATATAGGCAGAAACAAGCTGAACTTAGAACCTTAACAAGCAAGAAACAGTTTATTAAGGACTATGCTAAGGCTAGTAATGCCGCAACAGGTAGTAAATATGATTCTAATGCTAATGTTACTGAGAAGAACATTGTAACTCTTAATGGTGAACTCTTCAAGGGTGATATTATTAAGGTGAATCGTACTATACTTACCGATAAGATTAGAGAAATGTATGGCGAGGATTTAGCTAAGGAGTATATCCAAATGCTAGAATCACACGTATTATATAAACATGATGAGACAAGTATTATGCCATATTGTGTGGCAATTACTATGTATCCATTCTTGTTAGAAGGTTTACAGCCTATTGGAGGTTTATCTGCTAAACCTAAGAACTTAGACTCATTCTGTGGAATGTTTGTGAATCTAGTATTTGCAATTAGTTCACAGTTTGCTGGTGCAGTAGCTACTGGTGAGTTTCTAATGTACTTTGATTACTTTGCTCGTAAGGAGTGGGGTGATGACTACTGGAAACGTCCAGAAGAGATGGTTGATAAGCATAGGAACATTGACAAGACTCTTGAGCAGAAGTTCCAGCAGATTGTATATTCAATCAATCAGCCTGCTGCTGCTCGTAACTTCCAATCAGTATTCTGGAATATCAGTTACTTTGACAAGTATTACTTTGAAGGTTTGTTCGGAGAGTTTGTATTCCCTGATGGAAGTAAACCTCAATGGGATTCATTGAACTGGCTGCAGAAGAAGTTCATGAGCTGGTTTAATGAAGAACGTACTAAATGTATCTTAACATTCCCAGTAGAAACTGTAGCTTTACTTACTGATGGTGAAGATATTCGTGATAAGGAATGGGCAGACTTCACTGCTGAGATGTATAGTAAGGGACATTCATTCTTTACTTATACTTCTGATAGTGCTGACTCATTGTCTTCTTGTTGCCGACTCAGAAATGAGGTAAGCGATAATCAATTCTCCTATTCATTAGGTGCAGGTGGTATTGCTACTGGTAGTAAATCAGTAATGACCTTAAATATCAATAGGTTAGTGCAGGATGCAGTTAATAAGGGATATGATATGATTGACTATCTACGTTCTCAGGTTCAGAAAGTTCATAAATATCAAACAGCATATAATGAATTGTTAAAGGATTATCTAAAAGATGGTTTATTAACGGTTTATACAGCTGGATTTATTAACTTAAAGAAGCAGTATCTAACTGTAGGGGTTAATGGTGTTATTGAAGCTGCTGAGTTCTTAGGAATTAAAGTTAGTGATAATCCTACTTATAGAGAGTTCATGCAATCTATATTGAAGACTATCAGTGATGAAAACCGTAAAGCCAAAACCAAAGAGTTGATGTTTAACACTGAATTTGTTCCAGCAGAGAACTTAGGAGTTAAGCACGCTAATTGGGATAGGAAGGATGGATATGTAGTTCCTAGAGATTGCTACAATTCATATTTCTATGCAGTTGAGGATACTAGTTTAACTATCCTCGATAAATTCAAGTTACATGGTGAAGAGTATGTCAAGTACTTAGATGGAGGAAGTGCATTGCACATGAATCTTGAAGAGCACCTTACTAAAGACCAATATAGAAACCTATTAAAGGTTGCAGCTACTAATGGTACTAATTACTTTACCTTTAATATTCCGAATACTATCTGTAATGATTGTGGACATATTGACAAGAGATACTTACATGAGTGTCCTAAATGTGGAAGCAAGAATATAGATTACGCCACAAGAATAATCGGATATTTAAAGAGGATTAGTAACTTTAGTGAGGCTAGACAAAAAGAAGCTAGCAAACGTTATTACTATAAACAATAAAAACTATGGTTCTATTTCAAATCATATTTATTGCTATCCTGCTCCTAGAAATAGGGGTAGGGCTAGCAGTAAAGTATAACTACAACGGTTTCCAAGATAAGCTAATATCTCTACTTATGAGAATGGACCTTGAGTATTACATTAGATACCAATTCCCAGATAAATGGGTTCTTCAGATGGTATTCCTATTAATCTTATTCTTATTGTGTATATGACAGGTGTAGATGAGCATGGTTGGGTATGCGACGTGGAACTAGCCAAGAGGATTATATTAGCGCACTTCAGTACAATGAGATATTACGGGGCATCAGTCTATGGAGATAAATCTATGGATGAATGGCTAGATAAGGTTAGCAACGACCTGCAAGAGTTCAGTGATGGATTCTCTATCGCACGAGATAAAGGATTCTTCTTAGGAGGTCCTGATGGTTGGTCTGGCTTCATTATCTGTACACTAGATGCCTGGTTAAAAGACGAGACTAGTTGTGAAGAAGCTAATGAGGACATTCTATCAGTAGTTGAAGTAGATGGCAAGCCAGTTGTATTCCTTTTACATGAATCGGATTAATATGCTGAAATACGTTAATTATGATATAGTTTTCCAAGAGTTACCAAATGAAACTACACTTGCTATTAATATCTCAAACTGCCCTTGTCACTGTAAGGGGTGTCATAGTTCTTACTTGGCAGAAGATATTGGAAAACCTCTAATATTTAGGGAGATTGAGAGACTTATTAAGGAGAACGAGGGAATAACTGCTATCTGCTTTATGGGAGGAGATAGTGAACCAAAGCTGATTAACCATTATGCCAAACTCATAAGGGAATCTACTATTGATGAAACTGTAGACTCATTTACTGTTACTAAGGATGTTGAGCTACCTAAAGGCATCAAAATACCTGCAGGAAGTGTAGTCAAAAGTACCAGAAAAATTCCTAATCCTATTAGAATTGGCTGGTATAGTGGTAGACAAGAACTGTCTAAGGATATTGATATTAAGAACTTTAACTATATAAAGTTAGGTCCTTATATTGAAGAATTAGGTGGTTTGAAAAATCCTAATACTAATCAACGACTCTATGAGGTTCAAATGAGTAGAGAAATTGACGAAAATGGAGACCCAGTCTATGGTTTAATGGACATTACAAACGTGTTCTGGAAATGAGTATTAAACTGCCCTTTAGTGGGTACTCCTCTAAGAGGATAGGAGAGCCTAATAGACCTCGCATTACTCTAGCGGATGAGCAAATAGAAGCCTTAGAAAGGATGAAAAGGTTTTTGGACACAGAGGAGCCAGTACTAGTATTACAAGGATATGCTGGTACTGGTAAAACCTCTATCCTTAATGAATACATCCAGTATCTTAGGTCTAATGGAGAAGACTTCATACTATGTGCTCCAACCCATAAGGCTAAGTTAGTAGTAGAGGAGGTAACAGGTGAGGAAGCGATGACAGTACATAAATTATTGTCTCTTGCTCCTAACATAGAGATATTTGAATTGGATTATAAAGATTTAAAATTCCAATGTAATGGGCTTAGTGAAATACCTAGCAATGGTATTGTAATCATAGATGAGGCGTCTATGATTAATGATGAAATATATAAGTTACTACTTGATATGTGTAATCAGTATGGGACTAAGTTGCTATTCATTGGAGATAAGGCTCAAATACAGCCTGTATGTAGTAAAGGGACAAGTTTGGTATTCAACTGCCCTAATATTATTACATTAACTAAAATACATAGACAAGCTGATACTAATGGATTGTTGCCATTGCTATCTAAGCTAAGAGAAAGACCCATGAAGAGATTTCAACCTATTGAAGCTCCAGAAGGGTCTTTAATTGTATGTGACCAAGCCAAAGATTTTATGCTAAAGAGTGCCGACTTCTTTAGAACTGCAATTAAAAAGCAGAATGTAAATGATGTTAAACTTATAGCATATACCAATGCTAGGGTGCAGGGATTCAATCAATGTATGAGAAAGCTACTTTGGGAAGACAATATAGCCAATGAGTACAATCAATTTGAATTTCTGACTGGTTATGAGAATTTTGAGTACAACAGTGCTCAGTTTTACAATTCTCTGGACTATGTAATAGTAGACGCTCCTAAAAGAGTGGAGAGGCATATTCCACACTTTATGAAGTTGCCTGGATATGAGCTGGAACTATTTGATACAGTATATAAGAAATTATTAACTGTGTTTATATTGGAACGAGACATCAACAAAGACTATATAGATAGCCTTGCTGCTACAATAGAGAATTTTAGAATATCTGCTATTGAAGCCAAAAGGAATGGTAATCGTACTAGGTCTACATTCTTATGGAAGAAGTACTTCGAGATGGTAAAGAGCTTTGCTACTCCTAAAGATATAATGTGGGATAATAGGGCTATCAAGAAAAAGACATTCGATTATGGATATGCGTCGACCATTCACAAAATTCAAGGAAGCTCTTTGGGAACAGTGTTTATTGACATGGCAAACATACTTGTTTGTAAGAACATTGATGAGATTAGGCAGATGCAATACGTATCTCTGTCAAGAACTAAAACAGATGCTTATATATTGGTTTAATCCAGCTAAACATGACTATAAAAATAGTTTACAACGAAGCCTGCCAACCTTTTGAAAATAGGTTAGTGGCTTACATTTGGGAACATTTTCCCAAGATAGAGGTGGAAACTTATGATGAACTACATTATAAGGATAAGAAGAAAGCTATTATGATTAAAGCATCATGTGGCACTAGATTAGTTCCTTTCGTTGCTGTCTATGACAATAACAAAGAACTAATTAAAGCTTTTTATTCCGAAGTAGGAGATTGTGAGGTGGATAAAATTATCAAGTATTTAAATGAGGTTCAGTGAAGCAATAATGTGGGGAGATAACCTTATAAGGGCTACTCTCAAACACAGAGAAGCTAGTTTAAAGGACTTTGTAAGAGTTGGTGGTAATCCCAAACTTTATAAAGCACTCCAAGATTCTAAAGTCGGATATATTAAGATTACTAAGGTATCTAGCAATGGAGGGTATTTATCTTCAGGAGAATCTGAAGAAGGTATTACTGCTGCATTTGGAGAAGGTCTTAGTCTTTATATAGCTGACGTGGGACAGTGGTATAGAACATCTGTTATCCAGAAGATTTACTGGGATAAAGGTGAATTTACCACTCTCAATTCAAGATATAAGTTCGAATTTGAAGAGATTGATTATCATCCTATTCTTGAAGAACTAAAGAATGAAAGTACAAGTAATAAATAAATCTCAATGGGAACTTCCCAAGTATGAAACCCTATTCTCAGCTGGCATGGATGTCAGAGGAGATTTCAGTAGAATTAAGTTAGTGGATAATAAGCCAGAGAAATTCTTCTTTGATGCTGATGTTGTAGCCATTGGTTTAAAAGAAAATCCTGATGGATGCAATGTGGTAGATAAAGAGGGAAATGATTTGGGCTATAAGATTCCAACTATTCCAGTAGCTAAAACTATTGAAATTAAACCTGGAGGTAGATGTCTAATCCCCACTGGTCTATTCGTAGCTATCCCACAAGGATATGAGTTGCAATGTAGAATGAGGAGTGGATTAGCATTAAAGATGGGACTTACTCTTACTAATGGAATTGGTACTATTGATGCTGATTACAGAGGTGAGATTGGAATCATCTTAACTAACACTTCTAATACTCCTGTTCGTATTAATGATGGCGAGAGACTAATGCAATTAGTTCTTGCTAAGCATGAAGTAGCTGAATGGGAAGAAGTAGAGGTACTTCCTGAAACAGATAGAGGTGAAGGAGGATTTGGACATACTGGTAAGTAATGACCACTAGGCAGGAAATATTACTTCGTTTAGCTTGTGCTGCCCTACAGGGAGGAATGTCCATTAGTAAGGTATACCAAAGTATAGACGGTACTGATGATGAACATTACACCCTATGGGATATTGCTGATGTAATTCCAGATACAGAGTTTGATGCAGATACTCCTCCTGAAAAAGATACTAAGTCAACCACTAATAAAAAGAAATTCTATTAATGGATATTTTAGTTAGTAAAGACAATAAGGGTAAAATCAGAGTTGTTGAGATTGACTATGAATGGGATGATTCAAGGAGAGGCTTCGTAATAAGAAGACGTACTTACCAATATGCTGGTAAAGTATCAGTTCAGCCAGAAATTTGGATATTTACTGGTAAGGCTAAAAGAACTGTTACTGAGCAAGTAAAACTGGAATATGCTTCCCATTTGAAGAAGTATCAAGATAAAGGTTATAAGCTGTTACCTTCTAACATTAGTATTGATGATAGTAAGGCAGTGGCTGAGTTCGTCCAAGAACAGATGGGCGAAGGTGTTTCTGATTCCAATGGATTTAAGAAACATATGTTAGCTAAACAAGCTGACAAAGTAGCAACCAGTGTATTTGACAAGATTAAATACTGGTGGGGAAGTAGGAAGATAGACGGAGTTAGGTGCTCTTTCTATTATAGGGATGGAGAAGTTAGGACTGCCTCTAGGGGTGGTGGTGACTACGATGCTTCTACTTCCTTCATGCGCCATAACCCTAAACTAATTCAATTCTTTGAAAATCATCCTGATATTGTTTTAGACGGTGAACTATATGAACATGGTAAATCTCTACAACAAATCAGTGGTGCTGCAAGATTGGAGAAGGATACAGCTGGAATGGATTGGCTAGAATATTATATCTATGATGTAATGGATAGTTCTAAAACATTTGAAGAAAGGCTAGAGGTTCTTCACGATATTGCTAATGAGTTAGGCTTAGACTTTAATCCTGAAAGGACTTGGGCTGAAGGTGACTTAAAGTTCCAGATGGTCCCACAGGAAAAGGTAGTAGGTTGGGCTAATATACAGAAACTACATGATAAGTATGTAGGTGAAGGCTTTGAAGGTATAGTTATTCGTGACCCATCTAAGGTATATAACTTTGGTGGTAGAACTAATGCTATGATTAAAGTCAAAATGTATAAAGATGCTGAATTTAAAATTGTTGGTTATGAAGATGGTCTACGTCCAGAAGACATGGTATTCGTATGTGAGACTGAATTAGGTATCAAGTTTGAAGCTAAACCTATGGGTCCACGTGAATTAAAGTGGGAATACCTTGACAGAATGGATGAAATCATTGGTAAGATGGCTACTGTAAAGTATTTCTATCTTAGTGATGAAGGATGTCCTCTACAACCAGTTCTAAAATGTATTAGGGATTATGAGTAACTATAAAGTACCATATTGTTATGACGTTCATTGGGGTTACATTAATGATAACATTGAGCTTAATCCAAGTGATTATCTTGACTGTAATGATGAATGTGACTTGAACGATTCAGTTTATGACGAGATAAGGGATAGCTTTAGTGTTGGAGACTTAGAGATAGACCAGGCAGAGATGGATTTCAGCTTGCCTAAAGAGTTTGTTGATGAGTGGAAAAAACTTAAAGGCTATGAATAAGTACGGGATTCCTAGTAAGTTTAGAATAGCTAATCATTATTACAATGTAGAGCTTTGTCAATTTATAGATAATGGGGATAGTTTTGGAATACACGATAACCTCAAGTTATTGATTCAGGTGGCAGAATGTATGAAGGAAGATGACGGAGAGGTAATACACCTCGCCGAAGAACAAATCAAGAATTCATTCTGGCATGAAGTATTCCATGCTTTCCAATACTATTATTGTAATAAGCAAGATGAATCATTAGCACAAACATTCGCCAACTTTATGCGTGAATTTGAACTTACACAAGAATGAATTATATTGTAGTTTTTAGAAGAGGAGGGGCTTTAATGTCCCTTTTCTTTGCTCATAGGGATGAATCGGATATTGTTTATAAAGATGATACTCTGATTCGTGACGAAGATGATGTAATTAAAGTAATGGATAGGTATTTCTCTCCTGATAACGGTGAATATGTAATAAGGGAAACCCTTTTAGATTCTACTGCATTTAGGGAGGATAACAAAGCTATTACTGAACATTTAAGAAAGTTCTTGCATTGAAAAAAGTAACATTCCTTAAATTGTTAAACCTTATATCGAATGTAGGTAAGGATACAGAGAAGTTAGAAGAACTTGGCATTGATATAAGTGAGAGTACATTAGTGAATGGTATGTGCGAATTATTTGATGCTGTTATGGAAGATGCCTATGGCAAGGAGGGTCTTGAATGGACTCAATGGTGGGTATATGAAAAATCCCGCAACCCAGAGTTGAAGGCATTTGAAACTAACGAGCAGGGCGAAGACGTTGAGATAATACGCACTACTGACGAACTATATGACTATCTAGAAAAATATCATAGCTAACACCTAAGTTTTACCTTGTAAATATTTTTAAAAGATAATGGAAATTAAACAATTTAATTTCGGAGAGGCATTGTCCTTTCTGAAAAGTGGTCTCAAAGTGACTAACGGAAGAGGTAACATCTACTTCATGGAGAACAATAAAGTGTACTGTATCCCTAAAGCCCAGTACCCTAAGGGCAGAAGAGAAGAAGTAAAGCTCTACTGGGATGCTGTCCTCCGTGACGATTGGACTCTGTTCGAAGATTAGTCACAATCCTATCAGATTACCTAATACAAAGATTATCAGTATAGGTTTTCTAAATTTGCTTTAAATGCAATTAACTCAATCACCTAAATTTAACAGAAATTATGCTGCCAAGATTGTAGAGATTAAGGAGTTTATTAAACATCCTAATCCAAAGTGTGAGAGATTAAAATGCTGTACAATTGATGGTTATTCTATTGCAGTAAGTATTGATACCAACCCTGGTACATATATTTACTTTCCAATAGAATGTGCTATTGATGATAAATTCTTATCCGCTAATAACCTCTTTAGAGACAAGGAGAAGAATGCCGATAAGGGACAAGCTGGATTCTTTGAAGATAACTGTAGGGTAAAAATAATTAAACTACAAGGTTATCCTTCTGAAGGATTTATTACTCCTATTACATACCTGTACAACTGGCTTACTGCAATAGGTAAGAACAGTGAAATTGTACACGAGGTAGCTCCTGGAACAGAGTTTGACTCCGTAGACAATGAGATTGTATGTAGGAAATATGTTCCCAAACGTGCATATACTCCTGGTCAACCAAAGGTTGGAGGTAAGATAACAAGGAATTTAAAGAAGGTAAAGAAAGTAATTGATACCCAATTTAGGTTCCACTATGACACTACTCTTATTAAGAAGTGCCCATCCGTTATTCATCCTAATGACATTATTAGTATTACTGCTAAGGTTCATGGAACTTCTGGTATATCTGCTTATGTACTATGTGAACGACCTAAGAAATGGTATGAAAGAGTATTTGAGTTCCTAACTCGTAAAGAGATAGATAATACTCGATATGATTATCTATGGTCTTCTCGTTCTGTAGTTAAGAATCCATATTATAACGAAACTACTAATGGAGGTTTCTATGGAGTAGATGTATGGAAGTTTGCTGATGATGTTGTTAGACCTCATCTACAGAAAGGTATGACGGCTTACTATGAAATAGTAGGTTATCTTCCTAATGGTGGTGCAATCCAAAAGTTAGGTGGTAAAGCATTTGACTATGGGTTTGAACCTCCGAAGAGTGTTGAGGAGTATAAGTATGGAGAAAACTTTGGAATACAAATCTATCGTTTGACCTATACTAACCCTGATGGACGTGTATATGAGTTTAGTGCCCGTCAAGTACAACAATGGTGTACTAAAGAAGGCTTGAAGCCTGTAGAAGAATATTACTATGGCTATGCTAAAGACTTATATCCAGAACTGTCTCTGACAGAACACTGGAATGAGAACTTCATTCAGAAGTTAGCTAGTGACAAGAATTTCTTCATGGAGTGTGAATCTCCAACTTGTAATAACAAAGTTCCGCATGAGGGAGTTGTTATTAAGATTGAAAACTCTCTATCCGAAGCATATAAGCTGAAGTGTATTAAATTCTTAGAAGGAGAATCTAAATCACTGGATAAGGGTGAAGTTGATATTGAAACTGAATCATAAGGTGAAATTTAAACTTGAATATGTAATGGAAGTGGGTGATTTGGAATTGTTGATGCTAGTTAATAATTATCAGCAGCGTTTCAACGAACCCACTTTTAGTACATTAGACGACATTCCAGAGGCTTTAATAATTGAAGTCTTAGATGACGCTAATTATATAGAAGATGAAATTAATAACTATATGATGATTGAAGACATTAAAATTTCTAAATTATGAAAAGGTTTCTAATTCACGTTGATACTAATTGGTGTGGTGAAGAAGACACATTCAGAGCAGTTGCTGAGTCAGAGATAGAGTTATGGGACATAGCTGAACAGTTAGCCTATGACAATTTCTATTCTTTTGGTCACGACCAGGATATAGCTGAGGAAGAAGGCTATGACCCAGATGAAATGACTGATGAGGACTGGGATGAAATGTGGAGTAGGATAGATGAAACTGCCTACTATAGTTTTTCCATAGAGGAATGCGAAGATGATGAGGAATGGAATGAGTATAGCGGAGAAATCTATGGGAAGGACAGTTGATATAACTACTCTTCCTAACCATATCAACAATGAACACGTCCATATCTTTAGATGGCTGTGGCTGGACTATCAAATGTGGTAATATTCACATTGAATCTAGTAATATTGAGGATGCTATTATGGACTTCCTTAAATTTACTAGTGAGCTAGACATAGTACACGAGCATAGAGGATATGGATTAGTAGGAAAGGTGGGAGTATTCCACAAAACTATTGATAATCATGGGTATTTCTATTGAAATGTTTAAGTTTTATGAAGTAGGTGGTAAGATTAGAGATGAACTCTTAGGTCTTACTAATAAGGATGTTGATTACGTAGCTGTGCCTACTGAGGCGTGTTATAGTAGTATTCATCCTCGTGAGTCTCAACCCTCTCCTGCTAGATTAGTATTTCAAGCATTAAAGAGTTACTTAGAAGAACAGAAATTTGAAATCTTCTTAGTAACTCCAGACTGCTATACAATCCGAGCTAAATTCCCAGAGGGTTATAAGTATCAAGGAGTAGCTGATTTTGTAATGGCTAGAAAGGAAGTAGGATATATTCCCAATACCAGAACTCCAATAGTTGAGCCAGGAAATCTCTATGATGATTTGTCACGAAGAGACTTTACTGTCAATGCTTTAGCTAAAGACCCTGACACTGGAGAAATCATTGATTATTTTGGTGGTCTTGAAGATATTAAGAAGAAACTTCTTAGGACTCCATTACCTCCTATTGTAACTTTCGATGATGACCCTTTAAGGATTCTCAGAGGTATAAGATTCTCTATTACCAAGAGACTGCGGGTATCTGAAGATATGTGGCAGGCTATGAAGGCTTATGACTATTTCGACAAAATGCCAGTAGTGTCTGAGGAGAGAATAAGGGAAGAACTGACAAAGTGCTTTAAGTGTAACTCATCTTTAACTCTAGGGTGGTTATCTGAACTTACTGATTTAAGAGATTACATTTTTAAGAACACTAATTTATGGCTTAAGCCAACTAGTGAGAAATAGTGGAAACTAAGAAACTAATTATCTGTAGAGGTATTCAAGGCTCAGGTAAATCTACTTGGGCTAAACAATGGTGTCACGAAGACCCAGAGAATAGGATTAGATTCAATAATGATGATGTTCGTAATATGTTAGGTGACTATTGGGTTCCTAACAGAGAGAAGGTCGTTACTGCAACATATAACACTGTACTAGCTTATAGTATGGAGAAAGGTTATAACATTGTAGTAGACAATATGAATCTAAATCCAAAGACCTGTGCAGAATTGGAGAAAATGGTTAAAGATTTTAACGAGAATTATACTTATGATTGGAAGTATGAGGTTGAATATAAAGACTTCTTTATTCCAGTTGATGAGTGTATTCGTCGTGATGCTATGAGACCTAATCCCATTGGTGAGAAGGTTATCAAAGCAACTTGGAGAAGATACAGAGATTTTATTATCCGAGAAGACATTAACAATATGCTAAAGAGAGCACCTAAACACGTAGACGGAGGACGTCCTGTCATATTAGTTGATATGGATGCTACTTTATGCCTAAATACATCAGGTAGACCTTATTATGGAGAAGGTGCAGCTGAGGGTATGCTGGATGATGTAGCCATAGAAGGAACTTGTGCCCTTGTTAGGCGTATGTATGAGAAGTGCAAAGTCTTTATTGTTACTGGTAGAGAAGGCACTCCAGAGATTATAGCAGCTACTAAGAAATGGTTGGCTATGCACGATATTGCTGTAGATGAATTATTCTTTAGACCAGTTAAGGATTATAGTCCTGGAGCTGATTGTAAGAAGAAAATCTATAAAGACAATATCGAGGGTAAGTATAATGTTCAATTTGTTCTTGAAGACAATTATAAGTGTGTCAAGATGTGGAGAGAACAGGGCTTACTATGTCTTCAGCCTAATGAAGGGAAATTCTAATGGCAATGTTAGTAGGACAACTGATTGAAATCCTCAAGCAATTTGACCAAGATAGGGAAGTTATGATTCATACCCTAAGTGGTCAGAATGCTGAAGTTAAAGGATATTTCCCTAAAGATGATGAATACTTTTATCTAACTGACTTGGATGTAGTTCCAAGAGACTAGCTTATGGACGATGTTAAAAAGAGGTTTCTAACCAATACTGATGAAACTGGAAGATTCATTGTTAAATCCTTAACTACTGGTAAAACATACTATGTTGAACCAATAGGTAATGGGCATCCAGCAGATTGGGGAGATATTAATCCTGCAACTAAGAAGATTGAAGGGGACTATGGTCAGAAATATACTGGCTGTGTATCAGAGAGATTTGTCGTATGAACAATTAAATCGTATGGTACATGAAATTCACGGGTGATATTATCATAACAGACCCATGTTATATAATTAAAAGTCCAGAAGATTATGCAAAGGAATTAGGTATACCTTTCCCAGCATATCCTAAATACACTGAAGATATAAAAGCTTACGATAAAGCAATGAGCGAGTATCGCTCCTTTACAAATAAGTATGATGATTGGGGAAAGTGTGACTATGGTGATAATATGGAAGTACTAGGCTTTAGTAACTACATTTCTGAACCAACTATCTATGGTGATTGGAGTTGTACTACTTGGTCTACTCCTCGTAAAGATGTAGCTGCACAGTTAGAAGAGCTTTGCGAACTTCAAAGGAAACAATATGAATTAAGAAAACAGTATGGTGAGGACTCTGTTCAAAGTAAAATCTACGATGATAAGATGTTCAGTGCTACTGTCGATTTAAAGAATATTGGAGGATTTTGTGCAGATGCTGGTATGGTTGCCGTATTCTTATTGGATGAGGTATTAAAGTACAATCCGAACTTTGATTATCATATCAATAGACTATGGACAACTACACTGATTAAGGACTTTGATGGTGAAGTAGAATACTATATTGATGATGCTGAGGGAGAAGCTCACATCATTGGTACTGGTAATGTAAACTTCTTCACTACACAAACTGGATTCTGGTTAAGGATGGAGACGTGGATTGTACTGATATGGAAGAGTTCTACGAGGACGATGATTATCTGAGTCCTCAGGAGAATGGAGGTCGTGCCACGCATGAAATCTACTCAGCTAAAGATGATGTATTACTATATTCAAATAAAGATAATGTATAAGTTTAATGGAGGAAATGGTGCTGTAGTCTGTGATGGCTGCAGCGTCATTATGGAGCAGAATATTCCATTCGATAGGTATCGTAAGGAACATAGCGGCTATGACTTCTGTGAACGATGCCTAAGTGGTCTTACAGTAGTTGATAACTTTGACCAGATAGAGAATATCTTGGAGTTTAATAACCAAGATGAGTTCTATTTCTTACAAATTATTCAACGTAAGAAGGATGGGAATATTACTCAAATAGGCAACAATGGTTATAGAACTGTTAAAACTTACTATATCTTTAGTAAGGAACAATTCTTAACCAAGAAAGAAAAGATTAAAGAGCTTTGTTTAAAGAACAATGCTAGAGCATATATCCATCTTAATAGGAGGAATGCAGAGGAGGTAGCTTTGGCTTCAATCCAGCAATATGCTAAACTAGTCTCAGAAGGTAACTCATATCAGGGTTATAGAGTATGGGATAGTGCTTGTGGTGGAACTAGAGCTAGAGGATACAAACCATTATGGGTAGTTGATGTGGACTCTAAAGACCCTGAATATCTAAAGACAGTCATTGAAATTATCAATGGTTGTAGAGGTGTTTCTGAGCAAAAGGTCATGCATACAATACCTACACTACATGGCTATCATCTTATAACTATAGGATTTGATGTTCAACAATTCCAGCAACAGCTGGCGGTTAGGAATATGGATTCTATTGATATACAGAAAGATAATCCGACTCTGTTATATTATGCAACTGTTTAAGGCTTAGAAATAAGTACTGTATTAGATTACTCGTTAGGATTTATAAAAGCAGAACACAATGAGTAATTTACCGTTAGGGGCTGAGAATGACCCTTTTGCTCCTTACAATGTTAAGGAAGAAACGTTTAAATTTGATTTAGGTGTTAAGGGTATTGCATGGTATGAGTACTATGGTTTCCTGGACACAGATGAAGCTAGGGAAGACATCAAACAACGTCTTGTTGCAGCTTTATCACAGCTTGGAGATATTGATATTAAGGATGTAGACATATCTATATATTAATGATATATTTAGTAACCAAGCAGCAGTCTCTCTGGACATCTGACAGATATAAAGTCATTAGTGCAGAAGAGGCTTTAGAATTATTAGCACCTCTCAACGTAGTAGAGCTGGATACTGAAACTATGGGTTTAGACCCGTATACTAAGGAACTATTAACTGTTCAACTTGGTTGTGCAGACTTTCAAGTAGTTATTGATTGTACATCTGTGGATATACACCTATTTAAGGAGTATATGGAGAACCCTCAAAGGATATTCTTAGGTTGGAATATTAAGTTTGACTTGAAATTCCTATATCATCAAAGAATCATTCCTATGAGAGTCTATGATGGTTATTTAGCTGAGAAGTTACTTTGGCTAGGTTATCCAGCAGGTATGCATGAGATGAGTTTGAAAGCTGCTAGTATCAATTATCTAGGAGTAGATATGGATAAGTCTGTACGAGGTAAGATTATACAGACTGGATTAACAGAAGATGTTATTGTGTATGCTGCAGGAGATGTTTCCTATCTGGGAAGGATTAGGGACAAACAGCTTATCGAACTAGAGAAGAAAGGTCTGTTGAAGGCTATTGATTTCGAGAATGAGTTTGTTAAGTGCCTAGCATATATAGAATATTGTGGGGCTAAGTTAGACATTGATAAGTGGAAAATCAAAATGACTACTGACCTTAATAACCTTGAGAGATATGAAGCAGAACTAAATGATTGGGTAGAGCGTTATTGCACAGAATACGGTGATAAGGGCTATACTATCAATCAAGTTATCCATATTGATAAATGGTATAAGTCTGAGGATGTACTCAAAGAAGAGAGAGCTAAGTTACCTCTAAATGCTGTTAGAGCACCAGAGTTTGATTCTACTGGAGCAAGTTATGACAGTGAGGCTTATGTTATTAAACAAACTGGTAACTACTGTTCTGTTAATATGCAAGGTGATTTGTTTAGTGGTTTTGATACTAAGCCAAGATGTCATATAAACTGGACTAGTTCCCAACAAGTAATTCCATTATTTGAAGAATTGGGATTGAATTTAAGAGTGTTGGATAAGAAGACTAAGCATTATAAGAAGTCTGTGGATATTAAAGTGGTAGAACCACAAGCATCTAAGAGTCCTCTAATTCCAATATATATAAAGTATAAGAAAGCTGCTATCATTGTTAGTACCTTTGGTCAGAAGTTCTTAAACTTGATAAATCCTATAACTGGTAGAATCCATGCTAATTTCAACCAGTTAGGAACTGATACTGGTAGGTTAAGTTCAACAGAACCTAATCTTCAGAATCTACCACACGATGCTCAAACTAGAGCGTGCTTTGTTTCCGATAAAGGTAACAGGTGGATTTCAGCTGACTATAGTGGTCAAGAGTCATATCTAATGGCATCTATGGCTAACGATGAAGCTATGTTGGAAGAGCTAACTAATGGTAGTGGTGACTTACATAGTCTAACCGCCAAGATGGTGTTCCAACAAATTCCAAGGGATATGCCCCTAAAGGATATTAAGAAGAACTTTAAAGACCTAAGGCAGGAAGCTAAAGGTTATGAGTTCTGTTTCAATTATGGTGGTCAAGACAGTACCTTAATAAGGAATTATGGTCTTGATGCCAAGAGAGCTAAAGAAATCTATGAGAACTATATGTCAGGTTTTGCTGGCTTGAAGAGGTATCAGGATTTCCGTAGAGTAGATGTTATGCGTAAAGGTTACATCTTATTAAGTAAGATAACTGGGCATAAGGCATATATCTATGACTATGATGAACTTAAAAGACAGGTGGATAAGCAAGAAGACCCTGAGTTCTGGGCATATTATAGAGAAATGAAGCAGGAAGACCCTGACTGTGACACTGTACAAGGTGTTAGACGTTTAGCAAGACGTAAAGCAGAGTCTGAGAAGCAGTCTATTAATTATCCTATTCAGGCTGCTGGTGCATTATGTTTTAAGTTAGCATCTATAAAACTATTCAACTGGTTGTTGAAGAATGGTTTGTTATTCAAGGTTAAATATTGTATTCCAGTACATGATGAAATTAATCTTGAAGCCCCAGACGAGATTGCTCAAGAAGTTGCAGATATATTAGTTAAGTGCATGGTAAGTGCAGGTAAACCATTCTGTACAAGAGCACATTTAGGTGCTGATGTAGAGGTTGGTGACCATTGGATTCATTAATATGGGTAAGTATATAGACTTGTGTACAGTAATTGATGTAGAGCCTGAAGTATCTCAGGTTCTAGGTCTTATTGAAGATGAAGACCTCTTAAGTGAGTTCTGGCAGAGAATGGATGAAGATTTCTTTAGAGTCTTCGTTGAAGATTACTGTAAGGATAGTGATATTCGTATCATAAAGAAGATAATTGATGAGGTGTGTCAAGAAGAATCTGAAGAGGATTGATGCACACTGAGATAGAAAGAAAATTCATAGTTACTGACAGTACTTTTAAACAGAGTGCTGTCAGAATTATGGATATTCGTCAGGGATATGTAGGAACTTCTAGCAATGGAGAAGCTAGGGTATCTATAAGAGATGAGAAAGCATGGGTTATCATAAAGTCCAACGGATGTTTAGCAAGATTGGAGTATGAAATTCCAATTCCTAAAAAGGATGCAGAGGAATTACTCTCGTTCACTTGCGACAGAGTAATCCATAAAACTCGTTATATTATTCCATGTGAGGATAGTATGCTTAAATGGGAAGTCGATGAGTTTCATGGTGAGGATTAATCATTGCTGAGATAGAGTTACCACGCAAGGATATGCTATTTGAAAAACCTCAATGGCTTGGTAAAGAAGTAACACAAGATACTACTTATTATAACTCTACACTCTCTAAAACATCTTGGAAAGTTATCCAGCAAAAACGTGCTGAGTATAAGGCTTGGGATGATTGGAGGGACTCATTAGTTAAGAAATGAAATATAGGAAGAAACCAGTAGTCATTGAAGCTATACAATTCATAGATGATGCTGACCGCATTATAGAAATTCAAGAGTTTCTAGGAGGAGATACCATAGTGATAAGCTATGAAGATGCAGACAATCCTTATATGTATATTGAAACTCTTGAAGGTACTATGAAAGCCTCTGTCGGAGATTATATCATTAAAGGAGTGAATGGGGAGTTCTATCCTTGTAAGCCAGATATATTTGAGAAAACTTACGAAGAGGTAGCTGAATGAGACTGATAAAACCGTCATTTGAAATACTAGAACAAAAGCCTGGACTAGATGGGCTGTTACAACATATAGAAAGATGTGGTAGGACTTGTTATAAGTCAGAAGACAAGATTACTGAAGAAAGTGCTCCTAAGTTTGTAGATATGCTTGTTAAACGTGGTCATACTGCAATGGTTGAGCATGGTACTGTATACCTAAAGTATAGTATAACATTGGAAGGCTCCATGAATATGGCTAACAAATACCATTTCAACAAGTATTCTACAGTAACTATAGGTAATGAACCTTTGTGTGGTGGTGAGCCACAGGAATATAAGGATAAGTTCGATGGGCATACATGTGCATATATTACTACTAATTACAGGGTACTATTGCAAAATGATTGGCTTGATGACCTTAAATACCAATGTGAGCCAACAGAGCACCACGTTAAACGTATAACTGTTAAGTTTACTTGTGATAGGGGAGTTAGTCATGAGTTTGTAAGGCATAGAGTATTTAGTTTTGCTCAGGAAAGCACTAGGTATTGTAACTATAATAAGGATAAGTTCGGAAATGAATGTACGTTCATCATACCTAGTTGGCTAGACTACGAGGAACAGCAATTCACTGATAAGAATGATTCTTCTTGCAGTATTAGAACTGACCTATCTGAGCATGAGTATTTTATAGACTTATTACTAGAAGCTGAAAGAACTTACAATTTCTTGGTTCAATACTGTGGGTGGAAACCTCAACAGGCTAGAGCAGTTCTTCCCAACAGTTTAAAGACCGAGTTAGTTATGACTGGTACTATTGAACAGTGGGAAGGGTTCTTTAAGCTAAGAGATGCTAATGATGCACATCCTCAAGCAAGAGAGTTAGCTGCACCATTACATGAGGAATTTATCAGAAGAGGTTTATTGCAATGAAAGCAGAGGAGTACTTTGGAGACTGGATTGATGTTATTGATAAGCAAGAACTACGTAAAGTAGTAACTTGGATTAATAAGACTAATTCAGCTACTCTATGTCCTTCTCCTAAAAACATATTCAGAGCATTTAGGGCTTGTCCATATGAAGACTGTAAGGTAGTTTTCTTAGGGCAAGACCCTTACCCACAAAAGGGAGTAGCTACTGGAATATTATTCGGTAACTCTGAAGATACTCCAGAGGATAGGTTATCTCCTTCGCTTCAAGTAGTTAAAGAGGCAGCTATTAATTATAAAATTCCCCATAACAGAATAGAGTTTGACAATACGTTGGAATCTTGGGCTAAACAGGGAATATTAATGATTAATACTGCCCTTACTTGTGAAGTAGGAAGAGTTGGGTCACACTTTGAGTTATGGAAGCCATTTGTGTCTAAACTAATTCATAATCTTAGTTATAAGAACAATGGCATAGTTTATGTCTTATTTGGTAGTCAAGCACAGCTATTTAAGAATGATATAGTAGATAGTTTAAAGACTATTGAAGTATATCACCCTGCGTACTTCTCTAGAAAGGGTACTAAGATGCCTTCTAGTGTATTTACTGATATTAATGAGGCATTAAAGAAGCAGTATAACTATCAAATAGAGTTTTATAAGGAGACAGAATATGGAATTTGCTGAGAGGAAGTCAGTCAATGACAAGTTAAGGAAATATGACCATCTGGCTAAGGATGGTGACTTCATAGAGATTACTGAGTGGACTAATGGTGAAGGTTGGGATGTTACTATTAACGAGAAGCAACTACTCCTAACCAGAGGAGAATTGGAGGCTATCGAATACCTAACTAGGAGTCTAGACCATAAGAGCTAATTTTATGTACCTAAACATTAAGATAAAGGAAGATTTCAGAACCTTAAAGAAGGATACTGAATATAAGTTTGACTTTACTAATCAAGATAGGTATCTGATAGTTGGTCCAAATGGTTGTGGTAAGTCTACACTTATTAATATCATACGTAGCTTTCAGTGCGACAATGCTAGCGACAGCCGTCAGGATAAACTTGGATATGCAGGGATTAGTGGTATGAAAGATAAGGCAGAAATTGACACTGACTTTGAGAAGTTTTACTTTATTAGTTCTGAATTTGACGACCCATTATCATTAGACAACATGGCTACAGCAGAAGCAGCTATTACAAATGGTGGATTCTATTGGAAACGTAAATCTAATGGTGAACGTCAGTTACAGAATCTAGGTAAGTGGGTTCAAGAGAACCAAGACAACTGGAATGAGAAGTGTCTATTGATTCTTGACGAAGCTGATAAGGGCTTTGATTTAAGGTATCAAGTGGGATTACACAATATGCTTATTAACATTCCAGCTAAGAGTAACGTGAAATTTCTAGTTGTATCTCACACTCTAATTCCGATATTGTTAGAGGACAAAGTTTATGCCTTCCAATATAGAAGGATGCTCAGTCCGTCTACATATATATTTGTAGAAACTGGTTACGATATAAAAATTGATAAAGATGAAAGAACAGAAGTTTGAATTTAATCCTGAAAAGACTTTCTTCACATCTGATACACATTTTGGTCATGCTAACATAATTAGATTATGTAATAGACCGTTTAAAGATGTAGAGGAGATGAATGAAAAGTTGATTGAGAACTGGAATAAAGTAGTTCCAGAGGACGGTACAGTCTTCCATTTGGGAGATTTTGCCTTCGGTGGTAGTGCATTATGGAATAGTGTTATCCCTCGTCTAAACGGACAAATCTACTTAATTATTGGTAATCACGATAGGAAGAATCTAAGACAAGGTTACATGGATAAATTTGTGGCTGTAATACCTCAAATGCAAATTCAGATAGAGAAAAGAAGTATCTATTTGAATCATTATCCATTCTTGTGCTATGGTGGTTCTTATCGCAGTGAAGCTGATGCTGTATGGCAGTTATTTGGTCATGTTCATTCTGGACCTACTAGTTCTGGTTTAGATTGTGATAGGTTGTGTAATCTATTCCCATATCAATATGATGTTGGCGTAGATAACAATAACTACACTCCAATCTCTTGGGAAGAGGTGAAGAAAAAGATTCAAAACCAAATAGATAATGGAGTGGAGAAATCTGTCAAGGAACATACAATTCCTGACGAAATATACAAGCTATAATGACTAAATTGACTTTAGAAATCGACGGAACTATCTGTTCTATGGAGATACCTTATAATGATGTAAGTGCTACTGAACTAATTAAGGGATTTGGCTCTCTAATGATTGGTCAGACATTTCTTGCTTGCACTGTTAAAGAGGCTCTAGAAGAGGTAGCCGAAGATTATGAAGACGAACTAAGAGTAGGTTATGAATCCCAACACACTGAGGAAGATTAAAAGGTTAGAAGCTGGTGAATCATTTATCACCAGTGAGCCTGGGAACTCTATGCTTCCGTTATATAAGAGTAATGAGAAGCATAGGGTTACTCCAATAAAATGGGAAGATTGTAAGGTGGGCGATGTAGTATTCTGTAAGGTTAGAGGTTCATGTGTAACTCACAAAGTCTATGCAGTAGATAGTGAGAAAGGTTGTCTAATAGGTAATAATAAAGGACACATGAATGGATGGACTAAGAATGTATATGGCAAAGCCCACAAAATTGACCAATCGTTAAAAACTAAGAAGCCTTGAGAATTTGTGTAACGTCTGATTTACATGGCATTCTTCCTAAAATAGAAGAACCGTGTACAGCAGTATTGATATGTGGAGATATTATGCCATTACGTATGCAGAGAAACATTCCTCAGAGTGAGAAATGGTTAAAGACTGAATTTGCAGAATGGGTTAATAATCTTCCGTGTGAGTCTGTTATTATGGTAGGAGGCAATCATGACTTTGCTTTAGCTAATATGTACAGGCAACCTTTAAAGATTAACTCAATCTTAACGCAGCCAACTAATGGTAAACTTGAGTTGTTAGATAATGAAGAGACTTGTATTATTGATGAGAGTGGAAAATGTTATTTAGTATGGGGAACTCCATATTGTAAAATCTTTGGCAATTGGGCTTATATGTATGAGCCTGAAACTCTAATCAAGGCATATAAATCTATGCCAGCAGAGTGTGATATTGTTATATCTCACGATGCTCCTAAATTATGCGGTCTTGGTGTTATCCACCAGAGATTTGACCAAGAGGATGCTGGTAATCCTTGGTTGGCTGACGAGATGCTTCGTAAACATCCTAAATATGCATTCTGTGGGCATATTCATAGTGGAGAGCACAATCTGCAAACCCTTGACGATATGAAGATGGCTAATGTGTCTTTAGTAGATGAAACGTATACAGAAACGTTTAAACCTTTATATCTCGATGTCTAAAGTTGCAACAAGGGGAGGTATAGGCTTCTTCCCTCTATTGTTTATAGTACTACTAGCCTGTAAGTTATTCGGAGCTAATATAACTTGGTTCTGGGTTATTGCTCCTTTATGGATGCCTCTTGTAGTAGTGCTAGTAATCGTAGTATTATTATTTATTATAAGTTCAATAAGATGAAAGAAAAAGTAACCCTAGTAGTTGTGGACTTCCAGTATGACTTCTGTCTGCTGGGAGCACCACTCTATGTTCCAGGGTCTGATAAGGCTCTGTGGAACATCTCTCATTTAATTGAGAATAACAAAGTTGGTCGGGTGATATTTACTGCCGATTGGCATCCATCTAACCATTGTTCCTTTAAGAAGAATGGTGGTCAGTGGAATGAGCATTGTGTGCAGTTCTCTAAGGGTGCAGCTATACATGATTTATTACTATATGGTTGTATTGGTGCTGGAATACCTTATGAAGTAATTACTAAAGGTACTCTATCACTTTCAGAAGAATATGGAATAAAGGTTGCTCCAGCTAATGCTAAAGTCCAGTACCATACTATCTATAGTTCATCGGTAGGAGTTGACGTTCAGCCAGATGAGCAAGTAGTAATTTGTGGTTTAGCAGGAGACTTCTGCGTACTTGAAACTTTGAAGAACCTAGCCCCTGTTAACCCTATGATATTCCTTGATGGTGTAGCTTCCCTAGATGGAGGAGTTAAACTCAATGAATATGTAGAAAGTAATGGAGTTAGGGTATGGTCATAAAAATTATCATACTAGTTCACTTATCAATATCAGCAATAGCTATTCTTATGGGTAAGTACTTACCTAACATGGTACACAAGGAGAATGAACGTGAAGTATTCTCATTCATTTATTGTTGTCTTCTTCCCATAATGAATATAGTTGTTGTTTGCATTGGTTTATGTGAGTTAGTTGATGTAGTAATGCATAAAATTATAAAATATATAAAGAGATGGTTGTAAAATCTATTTTAGATACGGACTTGTATAAATTTACAACTTCGTATGCCTATATGAAACTATTCCCTTATTCTATTGGAACATTTGAGTTCTTTGATAGGGATAGTACAGAATATTCCGATGAATTTCTGGAAAACCTGAGAATTGAGTTGTGTAACTTAGGCTCTCTTAAACTTACTAAGGATGAACAGGAGTTTATGACTAATAACTGTAGGTTCATTCCTCCCATGTATTGGGAATGGTTGTCTGGGACAAGACTTGATGCTGGAAAAGTAAGAGTGTGGTTGGATGAAGAAAAGCATCTACACATCACAGTTACAGATTATCTATATAGAGTAACTCTGTATGAAGTACCTATCCTGGCTATTGTGTCTCAGTTAAGAAACCATATGCTAAACCATTGTATTGATATGCAGCTAGTTATTGGGAAGTTAGCTCCCAAGATTAGTCTGTCTAATAAGAGTGGTATTCCATTCTCTGAGTTCGGCACTCGTAGAAGATATTCATTCAATGTTCAGGATGAAGTTATTAAATACATCAAAGAACATTCTATTTACTGCACAGGAACATCAAATTGTTACTTTGCAATGAAATATGATATGAAGATGATGGGAACTCATCCACATGAATGGTTTATGTTTCATGGTGCTATGTATGGCTATAAGCAAGCTAACTATATGGCTTTAGAGAATTGGACTAATGTATATGATGGCGATTTGGGTATTGCATTAACTGATACCTATACTACAGATGTATTCTTTAAGAATCTATCTCGTAAGCAGGCTAAGTTATTTGATGGTATTAGGCAGGATAGTGGGGATGAGTTCCAATTTGTAATGAAGGCTATTGCCAGATACAAAGAACTTGGAATTGACCCATCTACTAAGACTATTATCTTCAGCAATGCACTGACATTTGATAAGGCGGAAGAAATCCAGGAATATTGCAGAGGTAGAATCCGATGTGCATTTGGTATAGGTACTAACCTTACTAATGACACTGGATTTAAACCATCTAATATTGTTATGAAGCTGACTTCTTGTCGTATGAATAAGAACCAACCAGTATTCAACTGTGTGAAACTATCTGATGATTTAGGGAAACATACTGGTGATACTGAAGAGGTTAAGCACTGTATTCAAACTATTAGTAAGTTTTAAGTAAATGCCAACCTGGCGATATGCACTAAAATCTAGTATTTCCAAACTTACCCCCAAAGAGCTAAATGCTTATGGGGATAAGGGTTGGGAATTAGTATCTGTGGTATATGTTGAACTAGTGGGATTCATATATTACTTTAAAAAAGAATTAAAAGTATGAACAGATTAAATTATGAAAAAGTTTTCAAAACCCTCGTTGAGGAGACTGGAAATTATCTTGTTAATCATAGTCTTCGCGCTATGGTTCTTGGGGTTAGTGGCGGCATTGACTCCACTGTTGTCGCTGCTATCTGCCATGAGGTCAGTAAGAAGACTGGTATTCCTCTTATAGGAAGAAGTCTTCCTATTAAGAATAAAAGTGATGAGTTCGCTACTTCTGTACATGTAGGAGAAGCCTTCTGTAATGAATTTAGTGTTTACAGACTTGAACGTTCCTATCGTGCAGCTTTGTTTGATGCCTGTGCTGATGCAGGTGATGTCAATATGGCTAATTCTTACTATCTCGATGAACTAGAAGAAATGCCTAGTAGAACTCCTATTGCTAATGGTAATCTTCAAGCTAGGTGCAGAATGATGTATCTATATGATATAGCTAGTCGCCATAAAGGATTAGTAATGAGTACAGATAATCAAACTGAATATCAGCTTGGATTCTGGACTATTCATGGTGATGTAGGCGACTTTGACCCAATTCAAGACCTGTGGAAGACTGAGGTTTATCAATTAGCCGAATGGCTTAAACTCTTCTACTATACAGATGGGGATGATGCTGATAAGGCTGTAGCTATTGGAGAATCTATAAAGCTAACTCCGACTGATGGGCTTGGCATTAGTAATAGTGACTTAGACCAGATTGGGGCAAAGAGCTATAACGATGTCGATAGAGTGTTGCAAACTTTAGTCTGTCCTGCTTCTCCTGAGAATGACAGAGTGCAAGATGCTTTAACTGTTGAAATAGGTCCAGAGATTATAGATAAGATTATCAAAAGACGCAGTAACTCTAGGTTTAAGCGTGAAAAGTCTCCTATCTATATATCTAGGGAAAGGTATGAATAAAATTGTTTGAAATGAAGTTATATTATTTATTTTTATTAGTAATGTTCCTATTAATGGGTTGTACTAACTCATCTAACATTAGTGGTCCTAATACTATAGGAACGTCTAAGGTACATGGAGATTTGGAAAGTATTATCCGTAAAGTAGTTAAGGAGGAACGTTCACAATGGTAGGGATATTCTTTGGGTCTTTTGACCCTCCACACATAGGTCACGTTAATGTAGTCACAGCTGCTCTAAACTCTGGTAAAGTTGATAAAGTAATTGTAGTTCCTGCATATAAGAGTGTTTGGAAGAACACAGAAACTAAATGGGAGTATAGACTTACTATGGCTAAGGAAACCTTTGACAATATTCCTGGAGTAGTTGTGGATGGTATTGAATATCGTATCGCTAATGGAGAACCATTACCTACTTATAAGACTATTGAGGCATTAAAAGAGATTTATGGTGAGTTTATCATTGTAACATCTGCTGAGACTTATAAGGAGATTCCAAGATGGCAGTATGGTGAAGACATATTAAAGGATAATAAGTTCTTAGTAGTTGATGTGACACACTTTAACAGTGAGGATATTCCACATGACGAGGTAAAGGTTATCTATGCTCCTGACATTACAATATGCTCTACAGCTATTAGAAAGTGGGTTGATGATGGAAAGATTATATTACCATTTGTAACAGATGAGGTAAATTCAATAATCAGAAAACTTGGACTATATAAATGAGCCAAATCTATGTTTCAGGTCCTTGGTCTTTTGCTTCTGGTGTATTACAAGTAGTCAAAAGTATAAAGGTTAAAAGTAGAGCAGATAAGGTGGTTTACAGTGAGAAGGGAACTGAGTATCAGTTTTCTAAGCTGGAACAATCAGACTATATCGTATTTGTATTAGATGGATTTGCATGGCAACAGAAATTGGAAAGTATTTCTAAGGGAATGCTTTCAGAACTTATGTGGTGTGTTAATCACAGAGTTCCAATGTTCTTAGCTTACAAATCAGCTAACGGGTTAGGCATATATAGTACAGAGATAGATGAGAATTTAAACTTTAAAGGAATTGCTGGAACAGCTGATAACTTCTATCAGATTATAAACAATCAGTTTGGAACTATTGTAGCTCCAAATGATACTCCCTCTGGGTTTGTTTTGGGCTACCAAGACACACTATTAGGAAGTGATTGTGTATATTTACAAGGTGACCCGTTAGATTTCCTTAATGTTGAACAACCAAAGAGTTACTTTTATTAATATGAAGAATTTTCCATTATTAGACGAAAATGGTAAGGAATGGTGGATTAGCCGTTCTATTGCTGTAACAGGATGTGTGTTTACATTCCTAAATGGTAAGTGGTGTGTACTAGCTAATAAAAGAGGTGAAGGTACTCCAGACTTTCAAGGAATGTGGAATATGCCATGTGGTTACTTAGACTTTAATGAAACTACAGCAGAAGCTGTAATCAGAGAAGTCTATGAAGAGACTGGAGTTAGACTGAATCCTAACTTCCTACACTTCTGGAAATTCAATGACTCTCCTGCCCAAAATAGACAGAATGTATCCTTTAGATACTATGCTCTAATTGATGCACAGCCAGGTAGTATCAGTGTTGGTACTGGTAACGATAGAGGCGGGGAAGAGGATGAAGTGGAAGCTATCGGGTGGATTCCATTGGACTCTATTGATAAATATCAATGGGCGTTTGACCATGATAAAATTATCAGAGAGTTTGCTGAATGGATGCACTTAGAGGATGGAGATTTGGATATGGAGGATATTGACTTAGACCCAGTATGACATACTTTATAAGTGGACATAGGGACTTAACATGGGAGGAGTTTGCCAAATGGTATGCTCCTGCCATTAGTAGAACACTTAGTACAGATAATGCAGCCCAGTTCGTTGTAGGTGATTGTGAAGGCGCCGATAAAATGGCTCAGGATTATCTACTAGCCTGTGGTGTTTCATTTAGAAATATCACTGTATATCATATGTTTAAAGCTCCTAGATATGCAGCTCTTAGAAGTGTGCCCACTCAAGGAGGCTTTACATCTGATATAGAAAGGGACAAAGCTATGACTGAGCACTCTGACTATGATATTGCCTTTATTCGTAAAGGTAAAGAATCCTCTGGTACTGCTCAAAATATCCTAAGAAGATGGACGAAGTAAAGAAGCCTACTGAGAGGGAAAGATTTGAGAGTCTTAGGCTGCACTTCACTAGTCTATTCCTACAGCATCCTAAAATGCTTGAAGTCATGTCCTATAAGGATATAGTATTGAAAGCTAAGGAATTTACTAAAGAATATCTAAAGCATGAATAAGTTTATATTCCTAGATATAGATGGGGTTATGAACAGTAACCTTTTCTATTCTGAAAGAACTCAAGATAAGAGATATGATGAATGGATTAAAGACCATCCTCAGCATATAGCTTGGGGTGCTTGCAACATTGACCCAAGAGCAGTAAAGAGGTTGAATAGAATAACAGATGCTACTAAGGCTAAGATTATAGTTTCCTCTACTTGGAGAAGTGATAGTAACCTCCAAGAGATATTTACCCTAGTTGGTATTAAAGAGCCTATATATGATGTTACGCCCTATATGAGGAGTAGACATAGAGGTTCCGAAATACAGGAGTGGTTAGATAAGCAAACTGAGCCTTATAGGTATATTATTCTTGACGATGATAGTGATATGTTAGACTGTCAGCTACCTTACTTTATCCAAACTGACTGGTTGAAATGGGGTTTAAGTGATGAAGATGTCGAACAAGCAATACATATTCTAAATGATACAGCCGCTTAGACATATCTATAATGACCCAACCCTAGACAGAGAGTTGCTTCTTCGTAAGTTAGCCTCTCTAAGGATTAAGGGTGTAATTAGTATTGAAGAATACGAGTATTTAAAACATTTAATAAGAAAGGAGAACGAAAATGCTCAGAGAGCAAATGGATGCACTTATTAAGCAATCAATGCTTGATAAGAACACAAAGAGAACTGATGTACTAAGAGCTATTAAGAATGAGTTCTTAGTGTTTCAAACAGCTAAAAATGCTAAGCCTTTAGATGATGCAGCTGAGTTTACTATTCTTCGTAAGATGGTTAAGCAAAGACTTGATAGTAGAGACCAATATATTGCAGCAGGAAGGAAAGACCTAGCCGATAATGAATCTAAGGAGATTCTTGTGCTGGAGTCTTTCCTTCCGCGAGAAGCCACGATTGAGGACATCAATAAGGCAATCTATGAAATCTGTACGGAGAAGGGATGGTACATACCGCAGAGTGAAGACACAATCTGCCCAGAAATCCCAAAAAAGTCTATGGGAGAAGCTATTAAGGTGGTCAAGGGAAAGCTTGATAATGTAGATGGTAAATTACTTGCTGATACTATTAAATCATTCCTTGTATGACACTAAAGGAAATAGTAACTCTTCCGAGCGAAGCAAAGTTTGTTCATGCAATAGCTGGAACTCTATATTACAGAATCATAACAGATGATGTGATTGTAGAGTTTCCTATTGACATGAATGATAAGGATGATGTTGGTACTACCACATTTGTAGCTTCCTATAAGCCTATTACATTAATGAGGTATATTAGAAAGGCTATTGATAATGAGAGTATAATAATCATCCACAGATAAGATGTGAGTAGTTGTACTATGTGATATTTGACTTTTAAATCAAACTCTAATCTATTTTCATGAAATTCATAAATTGATTTGGTGATGCAGCTTATAATGCTTATATTTGCAGAAATTAAGTGGTTAAACTGTTTAAACGTATTAATTTATGAAAATCGAAGAGAAATTTAGAAAATTCCAGCAAGGTGGTGCTGCACCTCAACCTGGTGCTGAACCAGCAGGCGGAGCACCAGCAGAAGGAGCACCTGCTGAGGGTGGTGCACCTGCTGAAGGGGGACAAGACCCAATGGCACAGATTCTACAAGTAGCTGCACAAGCAGTTCAGACTCAGAATTGTGAGGCTGCAATGGCTGTATGTCAAGCTCTAATGCAAATCGCTCAAGGTGGTGCTGCTCAAGAACAAGCTCCTCAAGAGGAACCAACTTTTGCAAGAAAAGGTGCTAGACTAGTAAGAGTAAGATAATTAGTCAACAAGGTAAGAAGGGGCGTATATTAATTATATGCTCCTTTTTTATTATACATAGTATATGTCACAAGTAATAAGAAAGTACAACTCTGGAGGTCAAACTGACAAACCTAAGCTTCTGAGTATAAAAGGGCTAGGCGACTTTAACCAAGATGACCTAATAAAGAGAGGTTATAGAGATGTGGATGAATATACCTCATCTAAGGGGTTAAAGAATGCTGCTGCAGCTGATTTTAGGAATGCTGTGCAATATATGCTTGAGGGAATGAACAATGGCACTATAACTATGGATGCTATGGGCAACTTTCAAGATGCAACGGGTCAAAAATCAAGTACTGGTGAGTTAGATAGAAAGAAATTCTTGGGTATAAAAACAGGGGTTAAGAATACTGAGAATAATGCCTATGGATTAGCTGCTGATTATCTATACAACATCATTAAGGGAGCACCGCAGTATAAGCAGCCTGAGGTAAAGGCTGAGAAATTTAACACCAATGACTATCTAACTAAGGAGATTTCAAAAAGATGGTATGGAGGAAACAATATAGATTTTGGCAACTGGTTTAAAAACAGGTCAGAGAAAGACCGTAATGCACTCATAGCTGACATCTTTAATAGTGCGGATTATAATAAATTGTATCAAGAGCACGATTGGACCGATACTGGTATCAATAGCGTAGAAGACTTAATGGCTCGTGGAAGGGCATTTGGCTCTGCTATTTCTAATAATAAACTAGACAATGACGATTACAACACATTTGCCACACTAGGTGGTAGTGATTTAGATAAATTTATGAAAGCTGCAGTTGAAGCACAGCCAGCACAAGCTCCTGCGGTAGAAGGTCAACAGGGAAGAACTGACAGAGGTTGGTCTAACTCCGAGTATGACAGAACAATTGATGAGAAAGGTCAATATCATATATATATAAAGGGAACTAACCAGGAAGTTAGTGGGATACTTCCAGGTAACGTGTTTGAGGGGGTAGGTAATAAGTATGCCTTTAATGGAAATATCTATGATGATTCAAACTTGCCTGAACAATATAGACAAGACATTACTAGAGCAAGACAAGCCCAATTAAATGAGTATACTAGACTTACTGACAATAACCCATTTACCAAGATGCTGAGAGGTAGGGGTTATAACTATATTACTAACTTATCTCAATTTGCATCTGGGGCTGGTGATAATATTCTGTATGGGGCATATTCAGACCCATCAGATGTAAGTGGAAAATCAGAGTTTTACTTAAAAAATCCTACTACTGGAGAAGTACGCAACGGTTCAGTAGAATTTAATAAATCCTTAGGACAATACCAATTTGTTGGTAGCGATGGTAACATTGTGAACCTAGGAACATATAATCCTGCAGGAGCTAGGAGTAACCAAGGGACTAGCTTTATAGACTACAGTGATGTTTCAGAAAGCAATAGGGATAATTTATTCAGTGCATGGATGAATGACTCTGGATTAAACAACCCAGCCAGTGATGCTTATAAAATGGTTCAGAGTACCTTATCTAAGTGGATTTCATCTGGTCAATCTCCTTTTGTGAGTTATAAGGGTCAGTACCAGTGGAAAAGTGGTGATGATGTTATGAATGTTAGGAAGGGACCAGATGGACAGTGGCAATGGAGTTTCAATAAGGGATTTGATAATTCCCAAACCCAAAAGAATGAACGTCTCGAAGCCTTACTTCGCATTCCAATTAACCAAAGAACTAGGGAAATAAATGATGAGATATTAAGACTTCGTGGATACAGAAAAGAAGGTGGAGTAATAACTGCTCAGTTAGGTACTAAATTCACTAAAGTAGAGGATACCCCAAGTGTGACAAGACCTAAAATTAGTGAAGAGCAGGCTAAGAAGAATCAGGCTGCACATCAGTCATTCACTGGTAGGTCTAATGCCTCACTAGGTAATGACAAAGATATAACTGATGCTGGTGGAGTTATTAAGACTTCTGATAAAGTTAGATTGGGAGCAGCTATGGCTGACTTAGCTAGTGTTGGACTTGGGTTTGTCCCTGGAGCTAACCTTGCTTCTACAGGTATAGGTGTAGGTTCATCTCTAGCAGAGTTTGGCGCAGATTGGGCTAGTGATGGTTTAGATTTAGGAGACGCTGGTAGACTCGCAATGAACTTGGGAATGGATGCCTTATCCTTAATCCCAGTTGGAAAAACATTGAAAGCTACTAGAGCATTAGGAAAAATAAGAAAGAGTATACCTCTTATTATGACAGCTGTTAACGCTGCTAATTTCCTAGACCCAACACTAAGGGCAGAATATAGTAAAACTCTATCAAAACTTACTAAGGGTGATATTAAGAGTCTTAATACTGGGGACTTCAAGAACCTTTCTGCTATTGCTAGTACAGTATTGATGGGAAAGAACTATGCTCAATCTAAGAAGGGTTGGTGGAACTCCTCAACTACACCTTCTGGTAAAAGGAAAGTTACTGCCATGATTGACGGTAAGCAACAAACACTAGAAGTTGATGATGCTTTCTTCCAGAATACAAAGGGTAAAAACCAGGTAAGTGAACTCAAAGCTAAATTTGCACAACAATATAATAAGGCTAACAATCTTGAGGGGGATAATGCAATAAAACCTGAAAGTGTGTCTATAGATACTAAGTATTTCGGACTAAGACCTCAATCCGAGAAGGTTGAAGGAACAAAGAATGCTGGAAATTGGGTAGCAGACACAAAGATAGGTAACTATTGGTTAGGTTATAGAGATGCTTCCCAGCCTAGAGGTAATGCTAACATACCATTCTCAGACGCATGGTTTTACAAGAATGGAATAGTTGGAGGACGAACAAGAGCAGAGAAGAACGATATTAGGAATAGATGGGCTGAAAGTAGAAAAAGAGCTGGAGAAATAAAGAACAAGAGGGACTCTGAAATAGCTCAGAAGGGTGTGGAAGGAGTATCTAATCTAGTTCAAGCTCTTAACTATGCTTCCAAATACAGAACCGCCCCACTCGCACTTCCTGCACCTGGTCAAGCAACCCCATCTAATAGGGTGTTTGTTATGGGAGATGGTAGGCAAAGACAGCCTTTAGATAAAACTAACCCCTCTAAACTAAGTAAGCCAGGAACATATCAGGATAGGGCTGTTCACACAGGAGGTACTCCAGTTGAGTCTCCAAATGCTAACGCAGTAAGGACTATAAATTCTATTTTAGAGCCATTTGTTCCTAAGACTACAAACTTGCCAGCTGTTATCCCTGCATCTAGAAATGCTAATAAAGTAGTTGCTTCACAAACTATACAACCTTCACAGAGGTTAGACCAGTTTATTGAAGGACAAATACCAGGTGGAAGGCAGTTTGGTAAACAAAGAGCTAAAACTGAGAGGGAATATAGAGATGTATTCCATCCTGCAGCAGAACGTGAGTATAATGCAGTTTGGGACGAAGCTGTTAGAAATAGGAAGGACTTTGGATATGAAGAAGTCTTCCCTAAGAGAAGTCCTTATGCTCCTCCTACTCCTACAGAGGTATATGTAGTACCAGAAGGTGCTATGAAAGACCCTAATGCAAGGTATCTTTGGGAACTTATAAACAAGAAACCTAATACTAACCATACTAAGAGGGCAGACTTACCTCATAAGAAGTCAAATAAAAAGAAGAAAACTTCTAAGGATGATAGAGTCACTAAGAAAGCAGAGGGTGGATTAATTCAGTTCCTGCAAGGTGGTGATACAGTAGGAAGAATCAAGGCTAAAGATATGTCTAACTGGAATAGGGCATCTGCTCTGGCTAATTATGACTGGGTAGCTGATATTGATAGGTGGAAAGCTTCACATACTGGACCAGATGATTGGCAATCTTCTTATATGCTCTCTTTTAATGGCGGAGAAGATATATATGACCAATTAACTGATAAGACTGGAGATTACTTCGGTGGTAAGTATAATTACTCAGTACAAGACCCATTAGCTAAACAAAGGCAAATCACCTTTAGAGGAACTAATCAAGGCTTTGATGACCTAATTAGAAATGGTATCGTAGGCTATGGTACTACAGAAGGTACAACTGGATTTGACGTATATGCTGGTGATAGAACTGGTAACAGAACACTTGCCCGCGGAATGACTCCCGAAGACGTTGCTCGCTTTAATAAGCAATTAGCAACCAGAGGAATGGAATTATATGACAAAGGTAATGGAACCTATCGACTAAGAGCACTTCAAGAACCAACTCAACACCTAGACGAGGTTGTAGTTACAGCTCCTAAAGTAGAAGCTGGTGACACAACTAACCCATCTGGTATAAAGCGCGTAACAAGTACTCCTAAGAAGAAGCTTAAACTTAATGTAGCTCCAGAGGAAGTATTAGCTTTAGGTAGGATGGTTGGAGGTTTGGCAGCTAACAACAGGGCAGCTAAAGTATATAAGGAAGGACTAAAGCCAACCTTATTAGATACATTTGAAAATACTGTCCCACTTCAAGGTAACTTCCAAGCTAAGACCAATGCAGAGCAACAAGCAGGTAATTTAGAATCTGTAGCCGCAAGACCTAGAACTTCTGATGCTTCACTGCAGTTAGCTGGAGAGTTAGAGGCTAGTGATAGAGCAGGACAAGCTAGATTCCAAGGTGGTCTCCAAGATGCTGAAATGTTCTATAAAACTAGGATGTTAGGACAACAAGAATCTGATGCTGCTAAGGCAAGAAGAGTAGAGGTTGCTAACAGGAATAGAGCTTCAATGAATGCTATAGATGCAGCTAAGAAGCAGATTGATGCTGGAAGGATAACTGCTAATTATCAGCAAGTTATTGCTCCTTATTTAGCTGGTGTAGAGAATAGATTCAGACAAGCTAGAGGTATGAAGAATCAGTTAGCTTTAGAGTCCTATCTAAACAGAGTTGGTTCGGAATACGATACTGAATTAGCTAAGATTGGAGAGACTTACAAGAATGACCCAGTGGGGGCACAAAGAGAAATATCTAAATTACGCTCCAAGTATCAGTCAGATGCACTGAAGGAAAGAACACCACTGATAGATACTCCCTGGTTAGTTAGATTTAGTGGAAAGGGTTCTAAGCTGTCCTATGCTGAAAAAGCTATGCTTCAAAGGGCTAAGGATTTCAATAAGAGACTATCAGATGATAATAAACAATTTCATAAAGATATAATGGAATCTAAGAGGGAGCATAACAAGATGATTGCAAATATGTCTGCTCTCACTGCTGCACTTATAAAGAAAGGAATGCAACTATGAAATTAATTGATAAGCTACAACAAGGCGGGGGTATGCCCGCCTTTGTTAGCTACACTAATGTACCCCAACCTCAAGTAGCTGCTCCCTATTCACCTGCAACAACTAGTAAGGAGGAATCAGACGGTTCTGTTGGGCTACTAGACAAGAATATGGTAAAATTTTTATATGAGAATGGTATACCTAGTGATGTTGAAGCATTTATAGAAACTTCAGGTATATTCTCGGATAATATATATAAAAACCCCTTTAAGAAGGAAGATGCCACCGTCCAATATAAGACAATATTGAAAATGCTTCCTAGAATAAAGGCAGAAAATGAAAGATTTAAAAGTGCTATGACACAGGCGGACAAAAATGGTGGACTTGGAGAAATTGCAGTGACCGACGGTGGTCATGTAATTACGGTTAATGCTGAAGGCAAGTTACAGAAGAAGTCGTTAAATGATGTAGACCTCAATTCTGAACAAATATTAACTAATTCTGAGTTAGCTAACTATCGTGCCAATAGTATTAGTGCAGCCTTTAATACTGACCTAACAAGTATTATAAACAATGCTATAGGTGTTCCTAAAATCACCGAGTATATACAGTCAGTAATTAATAAGCTGGGAACTACCTCTATGTCCAGAGAGGGGTATGTAGGTCAGCAATCTGGAAAAATATTGAAAGGTATAGAGTATCTAACTGCTTTGCAGCCAAGTAGGGAAGACCTATCTGGAATGTCAGTAGATGGTCTTTATAAGATGTCTAGCTTAGACAAGTCCCAGCAGGCTCAAGCTAATCAAGCATTAGGCTACTTGTTAGCTTCCTTGCCAAGAAATATGAGGACGGTTTTACAAGCTAAGGCAGCTATGTACTTAGGAGATAATTCTGGAGAAGGGGTTAAGAAGTTGTTGATGTCCTTAACTCAATCAGCATTGAGTGGGGAACATACTATAAAACTAGACCTGCAAGAGAAAATGGATGCTAAGGGGAATACCAAATCATCTGGTAGTAAGGATAACAATATTACAGACCCTGCTAAAGCATTCCTACTAGGATTGGGTGAGATTAAGAACCATAAGATTAACAATGGAAATTCTTATAGTTTGAATCTTCCTGGTAATAGTGCCCCAATGGTCGATACATCTGGTAAGACTATAGGAAGTGCTACGTTAGAGGATGCTGCAAGGAGTACATTCTCTGGAGTATTAGATTTTAAGAATGCTACAATGGGAGGACAGTTATTGAACTCTTCACAAAGGAGTAGAGTAGCTATAGATGGCTCAAATGTGGTGGCTGTAGACCTACCTATTGACGTAGAGGCGTTACAGTCTGGAGTTCTTAAACCTGATATAGATTCTTTAAAGAGATTAGAATTAGCTGAAAATGAGATTAGAGAGGGAGATATAAAGGACGAAGCTCAGAAAAATGAGATTTATGCTAAGTATAAATTGCCTTACAAATATGTAAATGGTCAAATTAATACTTCTGCTTACGGAAGATTTGCTATATTAGACGCATCAGCTGATGAATCTGCATTTGCGGAAGACCCAACAATGGACGATACACTTAGTGAGGTTACTGACATTAATGAAAGAGAAAGTATAGAAAGAATACTAAAAGCTGCTGATGCATCATTTAAGATGAGTCAGCCAGGTCTATTCTCTAGTGGTAACAACGTATATTCTGGTTCAGTTTATATTCCTGTAAGACAGAATCTTATTAATGCCTCTCTTGGCTCTGGTCATTATCCAACAATGCAGGGTAATGATGCTATGGATATAGAAGCTAAGGAGCAACAAAAGCAAAAGTTACAAACCTATGTGCCAAGTCCTTCTCTATCTACACTATAAAATCTAGTAATATGACAAATTCAAAGGAAAATGATTGGCTGTTGAATAGAGTATCTAATCCTACCTTTTCTATCTCTGATTTTAAGGCAGTAGGATTAGATGCCACAAACACTTCATTAGAAGATGCAAGTGTTTATAAGAACATTCCACAAATTCAAGATAATCCTGCATTTCAAACTGATGGCAAATTTGATGAAGCCAAGTTTGATAATATATATAAATACATGGCTGAGACTTACAACCAGTTGGCTGATGAGTCATATCAGGAGGATATTGTAAGCCAAGCTACGTTCCATAGAGATAATATCTTTGCAGAACCTGAGCAAAGAAGGAAGGGTCCAGACATTTATCTATCTAGGGAGGCTAACCCTCTTAGACAAAAGAGAGGAGTTAGAAGGTTGAACTTGCTGGACGCTCCAACTATGTCAGCGGATGAAGTTGCCCAAACCCAAAAAGTATTGGCTAATCCTATAGGAGCATCCAACGGTGCTAGCCCAGTGTGGCATGATTCTCCGAATGATTCATTCTGGACTGATTTCTGGGATACTAGGGTCATGGCACAATGGGATGAAGATGGAGAACACGTAGACCCAATATCTAAAGAGCTAGTTAAACACAAGAAGGGGGAACTAAAGCTAAATGAAAATGGAACCTATTATTATGAGAATTTAGACGGACGTGATGTTTATGGAAGAAGAGTTTTATCTAAGCTGAATACCCTAACTACTGACGGGTCTGCAATTAATAAATATGACTTCTTTGATTCAGACGAAATTGATAAAAGTGTTGCTGGCTCTCTAGCTAGGAATGCAATTTCAATCCTTCCTATGTTTATTCCTGGCATTAGTCCCTGGTATATAGGTGCAGGAATTGCCTTAGAAACAACTAAGGTTCTAGCTACTCTAGGTAAAGTGTTTTCTGGAAGTGATAATAAGTTCCTTTCATCTGTAGAGGGATTTACTAAGTCCTTAGAGCCTACAACCTCTGAATATGGTCAAAGTAATGCCTGGTCTATGGAGAACTTTATTAACTTAGCTGGAGATGTATTTAAGCAACTATATGAACAGAGGTGGATATTTAAATATGCCCCAGCTATAGTAAAAGGTAATCTAATGGATGAAGCTGGAATAGCTAAGAAAGAATTAGAGTTCCAGAAAAAATGGGCTACATTGCAGGATTACACTAAACTGTCTCAAAAGGATATAGCTAAACTAGGTCGACAATTAGAAGAGCTTAAAGCTGTTACAGCATTAAAGGCTCAGAATGATTTAGAGAACTATATGAAGGGCTATAACAAGATGGGAGAAATTCTATCTAAGGCATATATGACTGGCATTACAGTTCAAGATGCCTATGGTGAAGCTAAGGAGCAGGGTGCTACTGACATGGAAGCAGCACTACTTACACTAGGATACACTGCGGGTGAGTATGCTATTATTAATAGTAGGCTAGGAGAATGGATACTTCCAGAACTTAGGATGGATAAAGAGCAGATGAAGCAGGTGGTTAAAACTTTAACAGAAGGTTCTAGAAAAACTGTTGATAATGCTTCTAAGGTTCAGAAAACTGAATGGATGAAGAAAATATTTAAGCTAGGTAAGGATGTTGCCCAAGCTAATTATTCAATAGGGAAGAGTGGACTAAAGGCTACTGCTGCAAATGCTCTTGGTGAAGGTATAGAAGAAGTATCTGAGGAAGTATTGTATGATTTTGCTAAATCTGTTACCAATCTCGGTATGTGGTTAGCTGGTAGTGATACTCCTCCCTTACAAGCATGGGATAATATGCTAGACAGATATGGTATGTCCTTTGTCGGAGGTATGCTAGGTGGTGCTATGTTTGATGCCTTACCTAATCTTAGGGCAGCTAGGCAGCTTGGAAGTATGGACAGCAAACAAGCTATGCAACAACTTGTTTATATGGCTAGAAATGGTAAAATGAATGATTTCTTAAAGCTAGTAAATAAGATGGAGCTTGGAAACAAGTACTTATCTGCCACTAAACTTGTAGATGGTGTAGATGGTAAGAAAATATGGGCACAGGGTACAGACTCTGATAATCAAGACCTTGCTGCCAAATCTGAGGTTAGGAGAATAGCTAAATTTGTTACTGATACATTAGCTGCACAAGGAGCTACTATTAGTGATGATGCTTTCTTCGACACACAAACACTTAATGACCTTAGGTTTTCTGCACTAAGAAATAGTAGTGCAGCTGCTAGTTACCTACAGGATTATAACAGTGTTTGCGAGAAGATTGTGACCTTGACCAATCAGCTCAACTCTCTTGGGGGAACTCAAGAAAGAATGGAAAATGGAGGTCCCACAGATGCACAAGTAAAAGAAAATGGGGATGAAGCAACTAAGGCTGAGAGAAGTAGACTAGAAGGAGAACTTAAAGCAGCTATTGAGAGAAAAGAGGCATATATGAAAGGAGAACTAGCTCCTCAGCTTATATATGAGTCTTTATTCGAGATGTCTACCGCTGTTAGTAGCGCATATCTATCTCCAACTCTTATACAGTATGCTGAGAATAAAACTGGTAAGAAAGTAACAGATATTCCGAAAAACGAGTTAGGGGAAATATCTAAGGAGTATGAGGGATGGAAGAACTCTGGGTTTAAAGATGCAGTACGTACTGCAGCTTCTATCCATAAGTCTATAGCTAAAGTGGTTGCCCCACTGTTCCAAAATCATAGTTTAAAATACTATGAAAGTTTTGATGAAAATCTACACTCTACATTAGGTGTCTTACAATCAGGATTGAATGAGTATGTTAATAGACTTAACGAAACCAAAGACTCAGAGTCATTCTCCGAAGAGATGTCTCAGTTTAATGTACATTCATCAATGGGTATTATAAGCCCATTATTAGCTACTTTTGGGACTGAATCTGAGAAGTCTACGTTCACCGATATTATAAATACTCCAATAACTGAGGATTATACAGCAGAGGTACAAGCGGAGCAGTATAACAAGTTGGTAGGTAAGTTCTTAGTGTCTCACATAGAGGCTATCACTAAGCCTATTATAAATCAAGGTTACATTAATCCAGAACTAAAGAGAGTACTTAGCAGTACCCTAAATTCAGCATATTGGTACTTTATTAATCAGGCTGAATACTATGGGGATGAGAACAGTTATATAGATGCAACCAAGATGGAAGCAGCTAAAGCTCAAATTGATAAGTTGAAGCATTCAAATATCATTGAACTTTTAGACCAATTCTCTTTAAGCACTACTGACTCAGATGTTAAAGTATCAAGTATTCTTGAAGAAACAGATGCTTCTTTAAAGGAGCATATGGAAGACCTATCCAACTTTAACTTAAATAATGAGAGGTTAGACCAAATTGCTGAAGCTCTTTCAGTGATTAACATATTTAAGGCTCAGCTACTTAGTGCTAGAGTTGACAACGCTGATTTATCTAATCTTTATGGTATGAATGTTACTATAAATGAGTTAGATTCTGAGGCTAACCTTGCTGAACTGCAATCAAATGTAGCTGACGCAATGATGCAAGATTTGGAAGGTATTGAACTACGTCTTAAAACATTCCAAAAAATTATTGCCGCTAACAACGCTCAGAAATTAGGGGAACAAACTAGAACTGCTAACAATAAGAATATACTTATCTATGATAGGATAAAAAGATTTATTCTTAGCATCCCCAATGACTGGTCTGGAAGGGCTGAGTTTGAGAGTGTGGTGAGTAGTCTAAGTAAATTAGAGGAAATATCTGCTGCTAAGAAGGTTAATCTTAATAAGGAGGAGAGGTTCCAAGTTGAATCAGAAATAGTTAAGTTAGATGATGCCATATATGATTTCTTTAAAGCTAATAGCGATAAAGTAAAAAATCCAGAAGCTCTGTCTAAGCTTATTAGTGTTGACAACTTTGGACTTATAACCCTAAATGATAGTATAGAATCTCTAAACTCTAAGTCTACTAGTATAGATGATAATGCTATAGTTTGGTACATCGCCTCTAGAGCTGCAGTTCGAGCTTCTGATTTCTATGAAGAATACAGGTCTATTATCAGTGATAAGATTGCACCTATTCCAACTCAGGAATTGGCTACTTATTTGGGATATGCATCTATACTTAACGGAGGTGTAATAGAGAACTTCTGTGATGCTGTAAATACCTCCCTAAAGAACCACGCGGATTCTATGACTGATGCTGAGTGGAACTCTAAATATGACTCAGAAACTATTCTTAGAGAAGGAGTATTAGATTCCTTAGTTTCTCCGAGATTTGCTAGGGTTGCATTCATTGAGGGCATTCCTGGTAGTGGAAAGACTACTGGAGTATTTAATAATCTTATAGTATTGTTAAAGAAATATCATCCCGACGTTCTTAAGAATGTTTGGATTGGTCATGCTACTGAGGATAGTGCTAAGGGTCTAAAAGCTGACCTAAATCTTGAGTCCGCCACCACCTTAGACAGAGAACACCTTATGAAGAGGGTATCTCAAGAGTGGAGAGATTTCAAGGATTATCCTCAAAAATCTTCTAAGGAGGTAGACCCATCTTCTAAGGATGATATTATGGTATCAATAGTTGGTGATGATATATACTTCGATGACAACAATATCACAAGGTCAAACTTCAAAATTAATGAAATTTCTGAAGTGCCTTCTCTAATCCTTATTGATGAGGTGTCGAGATATACTGTTGTTGATATGGATTTGATTAATAGATTTGCTCAAAAATATGGTATTCCGATTATTGTGGCTGGAGACTTTGACCAAAGTAAAGCTATTGGTAGACACCTGATTAACTTCAAGGGAACAAATGTTAGAAATACTATACAACTAGCGCGTCGAAACTTTGTGAGATGTCCTAAGCTGGGAGTATCAATGAGAGCCAATAATCAGCAAGTAACAGTCAACCTTAACTATCTTAAGAGTATTCTGTCAGACCTAAGAAGCAATAATTATGGTTCTGACATAACGATGCATTACTACCAAGACAATTCTGGACTATTTGGAACCAAAGTCTATAATAGTAAAGACGTAAATGGTTCTGTACCATATAGCATAGAATTAGTTAAGGCTGATATTGACCTTATGATTAGTAGTATGAATCCTGATGAGAAGATAGGATTTATCTATTATGATACTGATACTGAAATATATAAGTTACTTTCAAGTGCTACTTATAAAGATAGAATAGACTTTAAGCAAGGTAACTCTTCGCAGGGTCTTGAAGGTAAGTATTATATAATTGATGATTCTGCTGGTTTGGAAAACGAAGAGTACTGGGACGACCTTTATACTGGTATCTCTAGAGCTATACAGGGAAGCATCGTTCTACATACTAAGGACAACTATAGAACCAGTAACTCTAATCAATTAGCCTCTATTCAAGATTCTTCTACTAGTGTCAGTGAATTATCAAGGGATGGAATTAAAACATTCTCCTCTGAAAGAAGGGATATGTTAAATAGGCTTACATTAGACAGTAAACCCACTGAACTAATTAAGAGAGAGAAAGATACTACTATACCCTCTGTTACTGTAGTTCCAGAAGTGGGATTAACCTCAGAGACTGCTACAACAGTAACCGATGACGGTACTAAGGAAACAGTGATTATCACAAATAACGGACTTCCAACCGAGAAAGATATAAGGGATAAGACCTTGGCGTCTAGTGAGGATACAACTCCACCCCCTGTACCTGCAACAAGTGTTAGCCATACCTCTAGTACTAAGACTGAAGCTATACTCGACTTATTAATGTACACATTCCCGACATTTGAATCTGGAACTACATTTGATGAGAAGGGTAATTTAATAGTAACTCCAGAGAACAGTAAGAGGTTAGATAGTTATTTCGGATTAAATAGACTACCTGGAATCCAAGTAAAGAACAAGGAGACTTTTGATGAAGTAATAGGTAATCTAAGAAGTATTATATTTAATACCTCTGACAAGGGAGACCTTGTTAAAAAGGTCAAGACTTTGTTAGGTCTGGGTAATGATGTCTACTGTACATTCGCATTTAAGAGTTCAGCAAGTACTTTCAATAATGCTGAATGGGGCAGGTTTAGAAAAGACACTGGCTCAGAATCTCTAAGTTATATGTTCTCTGAAGATGAAGAGAGCAAGAACATTAAATTGAAGACTCTATCTATTATTATAGGAGAGGGCACTAATGATGTATTAGAGCTACCTCTAGCCATTCTGCCTAACCCTGTAACTGTGTTTAAGAATGATAAGTTTAAGGCAATTAGAGATGAGTATAATGAAATCTCAAGGAGAGACCCTAGTGCTACTATGTTTGATAGGTTCAATGAACTTATTAAGTTTATACAAGCTAATCCATCTATTGGGGGAGGAAGTGCCCTAGTAAACTTTTTGAAAGTGTACACCTTTAACTCGAATGGTATATTCTACATAGAGGATAACAACTGGACATTAGCTGGAGGACTAAAATCACAAGGTCCAACTATAACTAACGTCCTTAAAGGTATGGATTATGAGTATAATGGAAACTTGAAGTATGAAGGTAAATGGATAACACTCGATGAATTATCGAAAGTTCCAGGAATGACTATCTCTAAAGTAAAGTTATCACCTAAAGGTGTGTATACATTTGGTGGAAAGACTATCAATTTTGCCAAGCCAGGACATCCTTTTGTGTTTATTAGCAATGATATAATGTTACAAGGTTCAGACCTTGAAACTTATTACTATAAACAACTTGAGGATGGCTCTGTAGAGAAGAAGGTAAAGCTAGTATATGTAGTTCCTCCAAAAGCATCAGTTAAGGAATATTTTGACAACTTGCTAAGCATAGTTTCTGGAGATAAGAACTCTATCAAAAGAATAGGCAATGACTTTACTGCTTATAGAATCATCAACATATTATCTGCTCAACCAGAGTTTGAGAAAAGTGACCTAAACTACAATACTACCGCGTATGAAGGCATCATGCAGTTAATTGGGAAGCTTAATAATGCAGAAGGAGATACTAAGGCTCAAATGGCAATCCTTAATGACCCAGTGGATATTAAAGGTTTGAATGCCAACATTACAGGTAGACAAGCTCTTCAAAATTATCTATTAGGTTCTGTATATCCGCCAAATGCTGATAATACCAGTAGAGTGTTTAAGGAAGCTAACTTACGTTCTGTGGAACATATTCTAGGTCAAAACAAGATTCCTGGAATATTCTACAATATACAATATGATAAGTCTTCTACAGATGCTATTGCATTGGATGCAGTATATGATGTAGGTAACTATTCTATTGACAATAATCCATTTATGGTGAATGGTAAGATAGACAGTCCTTCATTTTATGGTAATGTAAGCCCACTACTAGAAACAATAGTCAATAAAATGACTGATAAAGGTAGTTTTAAGGGCAGTAAAGATAATAGTAAGTATCTGGCTGGACATTCCCGTATAGGAGTAATTTCTAAACCAACAGTTGATACTGTCTTTAAGTCAATGAATATTAAGGCATCCACTTCCGTCATGTCAGAAATGGATATAGATACCTTACAAACACTATCTAAGGAGCAGGTTTTAGACGCATATAGGAAGACAAACCATCTGGTAATACCTATAGGTTCTGACATCTATATAAGTGCAAAATCTACAAACCTTGATGTGTCTAACTCTGTTGTTTCAGATATTTCCCAAATAGGTTTAAATATTCACAAATTTACCTTAACTTTGGGGAATGAAATCTTTAGTGCAGAGCTAAATCTAAGTGATAATGAGATTACCTTAATAAAGCAGGCGGATGCAACTACAGGAACTCCGCTTACTTCATTCAGTGTAAACTCACTGTCAGAAGTTGCAGAATATAAAAACATCCTTAGTGTATTTAACTTTGCCACGCTTGGTAAGGTTCAATCTGCAAAGGGTGTGGAAGCATTTAATAAAGAAGTTAATGCTATGAGAGCAACTTCTAAAATGATAAAAAGGATGAGTGAGGAAATCGACCAATTCGAGGGGTCTCAGAGAGACATGCTTAAGAATTTGGTAGATTTCTTGCAGTCTAAGCAAGATGAAAAGGCTCGTCTAAACACTACTGACAATTCATGTCCAATAACCATAAAAATTAAATTATAATCATGGGTAAATGTAAATTTAACAAGAATGATTCCAACTTAGATTTACAAGATGTATTACAAGATACATTAGAGGAAATTTGGGAGGAAAAAGACGAATTTAGTAGAAAGGCGATGTTTATTAATAGTCTGAAAGAGATTGGAGAGGGGTACGACATCACGTCCCTCTCCGACCTTGCGGACTTTATTGATGCATTCGTTATGGAGATTGCTCCAGCATTACATGATGTTGTTCCATCTAATATGACTACTTACCTTTCTGGCAATAGTAGTAATATTGATGATACTGCTGAGGAAAATCCTACAAAACTGGATGCCTTAGATGACCCTGAGGGTAATGCTGATGCAAAACAAAGAATTAGAGGATTCATAGTAACTAATTATGGTACTGCAACTGAAATTGCTTCGGCAATGGAAGCTAGTGTTGTCGATAATATAGTTAAATGTTTCCTTGTAGACAGAGAAGCTGGTAAAGTTATAAAAACTGAACATGAAATCAATGAGGCACTTAGGAATTACCAAGAAACCCTTCTACAAGATGTGGTTGCTTATTTAAAGGATGTATATTCTAAACTTCCATCTAAAGATGCCCAAAGTGCTCTTGAGAAGTTATCTAATCTTACCATGTGGAAGGATGGAGTGTATCTAAATGCAGTAGGAGAACTTAATGCTGTAGGTGAAAGATTTCTTCATCATTCACACTTCACAGCTGACGACCTTAGAAGGATATATTCTAGAAATAGGATTATTGATAAGAAGTTTATTAAAGCCTATAATAGCTTAGTTATCCTAAATCACTTCGACGACTTACTTAGTTCCAAGTTGGGAAAGGTTCTTAAAATTAATGAGAACTTCCCTAAATACAGTCCAGAGGATAGATATTCTCTTACTGGCACTGGAGCAAACAATAGTAGGAACTGGGGTGACAAGGAGAAGGATGTAAATATGAATGACCATGTATCTGATGTGACTAAGTTACTGGTTGAGACTACTCCTGTATACACTTGGGGAAGTAGTACACCTGTTGCTGATAAAAAGGTTAAGTTGGATGCATTCAATTATATCATATCCAAGATTAAGGGATTGGCTAATTCTCCTGATATTCATAACCCTGCACTCACGTTTGATGGAATGTTCTTCCTTAAATACCCTCAATTTGAGCATTTGCGCTCTTCAATTGGAGGTAAGTCCTTTTATACACTACTATCTTCTGCTAGTACTGGTAATGTACTTGAAAACTATCACGCTTTGTTCGAATTACTGAGTGATGAGTCTTTCTTCAATAGCAATTATGAGTTACTTAGAGGATTCAAGAGTATAGAAAAGAACCTAGTGTATTCACTGAGACAGGGTATCTTTAGTAGTGATATGCACTCCTTATTTGGGATTTACAAGAATAATATTCTTGACACTAACTATTACTCATTCATCTGTCAGCTAGTAGCAACTGCTAGCCCTCTTGACTTTGTGCAATATAGGATTAACGAAGATGGGGAGATAGTCAGAGCAACTTTGAGAGATAATCTTAATAGACAATTAAGAAATCAACTTGAAAGAAGCATTTCTTCTGCATTAAGTATTACAGCTCCTACACAATATGAGCCTAAAGTTGCTAAATATAATCCTAGATATGAAGAGGATAAGGATGCAAAAGAAGGGTTAAGAACTGTTTCTGTGTTTAGATTCCAGATACCAGAGTTAAATATATCTGTTCAATTTAACCCAAAGGCGAAGAGGTCTAATGCTTTTTCAATATCTAGAGATGGAAAGCCTTTAACAACCTTTAATGGTAAGGAGGATTGGGAAAAAGCACTTCCTTTCTTTAAAGAGTTCCTATATCTAGATTTTGTTTCGGATGGACCTTTAGTTGAAAGTTATCTCGCTCTAAAGACAAAAAATGGTAATATCCAGTACGAGTCAGCTATTAGTGATTTACTCCAACTTAGTACAAGTATTTTCTTCAACTCATACTTCTCCCATAATCTAGTTCCAAAGGAAACTAGTACTCAGGAATTTAGAAGGAGACAAGAAGAGGTATTTGGTGCTGAGAATCTAACTTCTATAAAGAGAGGTTCTAAGGATATTGGTATTCTTCTACCTAGCTATGTGCCAGTAATGGAAGATGTTGCAGCAGCCTATGCTATGACTACCGATGCTTATGTAAGTGGCATCGCTAGGGATGGTGAGGGTCGTGCATTATCTGGAGTTGCTATGTCTATGCTTGGTACTAATTATAGAAACCAATGGGTAAATCAGTGCATGAATCCAGGTTCTGCCACTAATGCCTTCTCCCTTTTAAATAGCTCTTTCCTTCATAGAGGAATGGTAGTGTCAAGAGAGTACAAGGGTAAAATAGGTAGCAAGAAGCACATTGACTTCAATATGTCAGAGTCTTTCTATACTGCATTTGTAAGTAATTATTTATGCAATATAGTAGGTAATACAGATGCAGCATTCTTGCCTTCTGTTATCTCAGATAAGTCCTCTCTGATTCACATGGTTGAGAATCTAAAGTCTACTAGTGGATTAGACAAGCCCTACGCGAATCTAACTAAGGATGAAACCATAGCTATTATAAACAAGGAGCTTGGAGATTGTTATGTAAAGATAATAAACTCTATAACCTCAGAGTGGGAACAATTAAACTCTGCTCTTAGGAGTATTGATACTTCTTTAGTATTTAACAATCCAGTTCAGTATCCGTTGTTGGCAAGCAAGAAGGTAATTCCTGTATTTAACCCAATGACTAACTTTGCAGAAGTGAACACAGTCTATGGGAATGATTCAAGAAAGGTTCTTGAAGAGGTATTGAGAGTATATCAAAACATTGTTAGGGGTAAAGACCTTGAAATTAAGGATGAAGTATCATTCCAAGGTGGTAAGACTTTATCATTCAACAGAACTTTAATATCTCTTACTAATAGGTTTAATCCAGAGTATTTTACTAGAGCTGGTCTTAACGTAGAAGAAGTATTTGGTAAGCTTACTAATAGTGAGAACTTTTGGAGGATTAAGGAGGTAGAGTTATTAACTGACCTACTTGACAATGACTTCATGATTGAAACCACTGATGAAAGAGGTAATGCTCTTACCACTCCAGAGGTAGCATATCTAGCTAAGAACAAGGATTGGATAAAGTTCTCTACCAAAAGAGTAATATTGGCTAGGTATACCAATTTTGGTAAAACTTTTGACATTACTAAATGGTCAGACCTATATTCCATAGGAGGTTACACTGAGAATGGAATAACTTATAATTGGGGGACTCCTGGATTTAGTTTTTCTAAATTCTTAGAGATAAGAGGAGGAGAACTACAATTACATCCTGATTTGGCTAGATTTAACGTAATAGACTATCTACTTAGCCAAGAGTACGTACTCTCTACCGTTGGAACTCATGCTAATCATCCAGCTAAGAAGGCTACTTCAAGTCCGAATGACTTAGTAGAAGAAGCTGCAAGATATATTGCTCAGCATAAGAGAAATGTATCATATACAGCTGCCAAGCAAGTTATGATTCAAGGTCTGATAAATGGTATATTACCTGAGTATACAATTGCTGTAATTGAGGATGATACCGCCCCAACCTATAATCCTATGGGAGACCATGATGAACATGGTGTTAAGCAATATGATGGTAGTACATTTGTATCCCCTGAGACAATGTATCTGGAGAATAATTCTCTTGGTGGTGCTAAGGTAGGTGTGGATAAGAAACCATTTATTCACTTCTATAAGGAGGGTAGTGCTACTGGTGGTATTATTAAAACTGCTGGATTTGCCTTAACCAACTTTACTATGCGAAATAGCAAGTTCTATCAGAGAATGGTAAAGAAGATGTGGGGCAAAACATGGGAGTTTGAGGGTTCTCTGTTTAATGATAATGTATTGGTAGATTTCCAGGGCAATCTCATACCCTATGAGGATGTTTATTACAAAGGAACTGATGGTAAATTTTATATGATTAATAGTATTACATATGTGCCAGAGGATGGTACATATATGATTATTAAATCTGAAGTTGAACCTGATGGTACTATTGTAAGACAACTTCCAGCTGAGATTACTCCCAAACCTGGAGAAGGTCCGAGAGTTACAGCTAGTGGAACAACTCTTTATCCAGTAACAACCAACTTTGGCTTATATCAAATGTTTGGAGGCTGGAACTCCTATTCTAAATCAGAAGATGGTTTAATTCCATCTGAGGTTTCAGTAAGGAATGTTGTTAAAGCCGTTAATGGTGTAGGAGTTAAAATATCTGATTCTGTTGTTTCTCAATCAGATGTGGTTCAGCCATTAAAGTGGGCATCTATTCAATACGTGGTGACAGCAGGTGCTATTAAGCAAGGTGCAGCTAATGTCAATTTGAAGCACGCTTATTTTGATGATAATCCATATCTGACTATGAAGTTTAAGACTACTGATATTGGTATTCAGCTAGATGCAGAACATAATGCTGATGAATCTACGCTGTCTATTATGACTCAGGTAGTTAATGCTTTGTCTTCTAGAGGTTACACTTCAGAGCAAGCTGGAGAAGTTTACGAAGCTATGTTTGCTCTAACTGAGGCTGGAATCAACGATTACGTTGAAGGATTTAGGCAATACATGGATGATAGTGACCCTACTAAGTTCAAGGATGCTATAATCTCCACAATAGTTAAGTCTATTCAGAATAGTACTAGCAGAGATGGAAATCTTATGCAGGCTGTCATGGATACATTAATATCTGATACTAAGGCAGGTAAACTGGTAAAGTATAAGAATGTTGAGGGGGTAATTCCATTTAGTGACCCAAGCATCTTTAATGGACTTTGTTCTGCTATATCGTCTACTTTAACTAAGGCAGCTATTAGATTACAATTTAATGGTAGCCTTGCTGTATTGAATCCTTCTCATAAGATTTGGAAGCTGTATGGTGATAGAATGTATGATTCTTTTAATAATGATGAAGAAATTCAGAAGTTACAGGAATTGTATAACTCTAAGCCTATAACTAACTTGTCAGAGTTGAGACTTGGTAGACACTATACAATTACTGTAGGTGACACTACATCTACAGAATTTATAGAAACTCCTCAGCAGTACTGGGATTTAAGAAGCAGATTAACTCAGTCCGAACTAATGGGAATACCATTTAGTATTGTTGAAAACATTACAGCAGGTCGTGATTTAGCATCTTACAACTTTACGTTCAAGGACGTAGATGGAAACCTCTACAATATGTGGGATTTAGATGTAGTTAAAAATCTTTACTCTACCACTGACTCTAAAGAAAGAATACTCCTAAGAAGAGAGCTTCAGAATGCTTTGGGTGCAGTTAGTAATGGTACACTTAATTCTGTGTCCGTTAATGGGGCAATAGTACAAGTAGATAAATCTTCTCTACAAACTCAGCCATTTGAGCTGATAATGCCTAAGATTTACGCTAGTAGATTTGGGCTGAAGAGAGGTGATAGTCTAGCAACCATTAAAAATGATGACACATTCTTCCTAAAGAGAATGTTATCAAATTGGGAAAGTAAAGTTAATGATGCTGATTTCGACATTGAACTGAAGAGGTTAAATGGTAAGCACGTATATCTAGTAGACAAGAGAGTTTATAAAGATACTCACTTGACTCCTGTGGAAATTGAGACTAGGTGGGATGGAGCTAAGCTTTACAGAGTTAATAGCTCTGGAGAGAAGCTACACAGACTATCTGATGAATCAGATAGAATATACACTGATGTTAATGGTAATGAAGTAATTGTTACTAATAATACTCAGTTCTATATTGATTCATTTAATTACCACACTATAAAGGTATCTAATAGTGCTGCTATGAGTAAGGATATTAGTAAGATTATTCAGCCTATACTAAGCTCAAAGTCTAAGGTGGCGAGTAGATTTGCCAAGTATATAGGTAAGAATGACCCTACCGATATTATAACTTATGTGAATAAGCTATACTCAGAAAGTATTAGTAAGTTAAGAACCAATCCTAGAGCTAAGATAGAAGACCCAAGTATTGATGCAATCAGAGATTCTGCTGCTGAATTACATACGTCTTTTATTAAATCTTTGGATGTTCTAGCTGCTCGTATCCCTGCCCAGTCTATGCAATCATTTATGCCTATGAGAGTAGTGGGATTTGACGAGACTGATACAAACTCCGCCTACGTTAATTACTTCCAGTTTTGGCTACAGGGTTCTGACTTGGATATTGATAAAGTTTCCTTGTTAGGATATTCATTTGACAGGACAGGTAAATATGTTGGATGGAGTCCATACTTTAATTTGAGTTCTCAGAGTGCATTAGTGGAATCTGAGAAGCTGCCATTCCCTACAAATAAAGAGTTAGAGTTGGTTGAGACTGATGATACAGCATTGACTAATTGGGCTTATGATTTTGTAGGTTCAGGGAAATTGTTTAACTTTAGTGGTTCAAAAGTTCTATTCCTGCCAGAATATGACTTGGACAATTCTTTAGGTTCAATACAATCTTTATCGAACTTCTTAAGAATAATTAAGAAAAACGGTGGTAAATTGTATATCCCTAAAGGTTCTAGGCTTCCTTTTAACGAAATGAAGGAGTTGATTGACCGACACAATTTATACGTAAGGAACTCTAGTAACCCAGAGGATATGATTAAGAACTTCATATCTTCTTATATGTTCAAGATTAGTGATAATCCTATTAATTTAATGCAATCACAATCATCTATTGATGATGCTGTAGCATTGTTAAAGGATATAGCTAAAGGGTCAACAGAAGGTCAGAGAACTCTACAATTTACTCCAGGTAATGTAGTAAATAAGTATGAGTCTATGTATGATTTTCAATCTGGTAAGAAGAACGTTGGTATAGTTGCATCTGCTATTAAAGTGTATGATGGTTTAACCCATTATTATAACACTACACTAGGTAGCGGTGATGTAATGAAGCAATCTGGACTATTATTCAACAGAGTTGTTTGTGGTAAAACTTTTAGACTGTTAGCTAACTCATATACTAGTAATCTAGAATCTGTAAGAAATCCCGAAGTATTAGATGCGTTACAGAACGTGGATAATGACACTGATGCTAAGTTAGTATTCTCTGCATTAATGTCTGCTGCAACTGATAATGCTAAAGACCCGATATTGGCTAAAATCAATGCTGGTCCTAACATGATGGGATTATATACTTATGGTACAGCTATTGGTATTCCTTTAAATGATTTAGCTGGTACTATGATGTCTAAAACTGCTCGTATCCTTTCTAAGCTTATGGACTCTAATGTATTTAATAGGAAAGGTGGTATGTCAATTACCAGTGCTATTAAGTATATCGAAAATGGTCCCAGCATTGGGGAATTAGACCCTGAGTTCATCTCTATACTAAAGAAGGAGTTTGGGTCTGGTACAGATGCATCTGACTTCGTAATTGGTAAGATGTTACAATATAGACTCTCTGACTTATCTAAAGGTCACGAATTGATTGATAGCTTAAGAAAGAGAATAAGGTCTATGGAGGCATCTATGAACAAGGTTTCAATGTATAAGTTTCTAGAAGAGTTATCTGATTATATTAGATTCGTCTATATCATAAACAATGATGTAATCACTAACTCTGAGGGAGTGCAGTACAGAGCCATTGATTCAATAAAGCAATTAGTTCAGGGTGCATCTGAAATGGGTAGGTTAAGGAGTATATATGCTCTTAATCAGGGTCTTCCTAACAAAGTAGAGGATAAATTTAAGTTTATTGATAAATTTGAAAGTATCTTCGAGGATAGAATAAGGGAGATTTCAGGTGAAGAGAAGGAATCAACTGTAATGGTTAACGGAATGGTTATGAAAGTTTCTGACGTTATCTCAAAGCTAAGGAATCTAACTAACGATGAAAGTAATCCATACAGAATTTCTTTCAGCAGATTCATGTCTGACGAAGAGTATAGAAATACCTTAATTGCTCTATATGGAGGATTAAAGCATTCATTCAATGTGTTAGATGCAGCTTGGTCAGTACCTCACTACAGGGGCTACTTAGAAACTTTCCATATGGATATGGAAGGTAACTACATGATTATGTCTAAATACAGAATGATGAGGGATTTAGGTCCCAGAATCATCAAAGATGGTAGCTTCTATAGTAGTAAGGAAAGGTCTAATGTTTATAAGAAGCTTCAATCATTCTGTGATATGACTCTTAGAAACACTTGGATGAAAACTTCTGAAAAGGTAATTACAGTCCCAGCAGGTGTAACTATTATGAATAGTATTGGTAATACCTTTACTACTCAAGGTGATACCCCTATTATGTTAGGAACAAGATGGGGTAATGAGTCATTTAAGATGTGGATGGATTCTGTGGTGATTCCCGAATTAAAGGATATAGAACCTAATGAATTTATTCAATCTCTAAGTCCTATTAGATTAGATAGAACCCTTAGTGGTAACTCTGCATTTGTGTATTCTTTACCAACTAATATGTTGCCTAAGTCTACATCAGAAATAGAGCGTTTAAACAGATATAAGAGAGCCTTTAATCAATTACAAGGTGCTCCTACATATCAAGGTTATCCACTGACTGATTTATTCTTCTATTATAATCTGATAAACTTTAACAACACTGTCTCTCAAAGTTCTTTGACTACAATCTTTGAGGACATCATTAGAACAAAGTCATCCCCGCTGGTTGAAGAATTTCATAAATTCACATCAGTGTTAGATTCTAACTCAGAGTTAGTTGAGGGGGTAGATTTCTCTTATGAAGAAGCTCAAAAGTGGTGTGCCCCTATTGAGGATACTAACTATTCTACTAGTTATTATGTTAGAGACTATAACAATGCAGATATGAAGTATCATCTATTTGTAAGGAAATCTAATTCTGCTGACGTTGGTGAGGTGGATGGAGATTTTGACTATGATTCCGATTATATGGATTGGGTTGGAGATGATTATGATAATGGAGACATGGGTGGGCGTCAATATGGTCCTAACCTAGAGGATTATACAAAGGTTATTGAAAACACTAACTATACTAATCCCTGGGACACAGCTGACATATATAACGACTACAACATAAGAATTGACTCAAATTCTGTAATTAATCTTGATGCTGACAAGAAGCTAAAATCTATAAGCTATAAGGGTAAAACCTATAGTAAGGAGGTTCTAGTGAGTCTAGCTAAATCACTAGGTGGCTCTGAATCAGATTTAGATATACCTTATGTAACCAGAGTTGTTGATGGCATAAACGTAAAAGCTATTGATGGTTTACAGTATTCTGCAATCATAACTCAACTATTAGACAATCCTTGTTAATATGGCAGTATGTCTTAATAAAAATTCAGTAGAGTACCAGACATTGTTGAAGATGTCTGGTCTCTCTGAATTTAAATTTAATGCTTTTACATCTACATTTGTAGATAAATTTGGTAGGTATCCAGAACTCGATGAGATACCTGGGGCTGACTCTAGACCTTATCTGAATAACTCTTTGTCAGTCAAAACGATAGATGATACGAGTTTCGTAAAGAATGATAAGATATTTTCTCAAACTGGCACAACAGATGTCAAAGAGGCTAATATTAGGATAAATAACACGTATCGAGACTTAGAGGTTAAGCTAACTCCTTCTAGTGAGGTGTCTACGATACAAGTTAGGAAACGCCCAAATAAATGGGACAATGTATATGAGGGAGGAATAATCATTGATGATTCCACATCTTCCTCTAGGAATGTTGGAGTCTTTAATAGTATATTAGAGAAGTTGGCAAACCTCTATGGTATTAATTTTGTTAGCATTACTAACGGGGAACTATCCTCAGAACAATGGAAGGGAGTCGTAGATGATGCTAAAACAACTAACGCTTTCGTCTACAATGGTAATATATACATTAATATAGATAATTCTAGCATTGATGCTCCATTGCACGAAATGTTACACCTATTCTTGGGTTCAGTTAGGTACAGTGACCCTCAACTATATTTTTCAATGGTGGAGGCTATGAATGAATTACCTAACAAAGCGTTGCTGGCTAGAAATTATAAGGACAGAACAGATTCTGACATAAATGAGGAATTGTTGGTGTCAGAGTTTTCAAAATATATAACTGGGCAAGATAGTATTATTAGTAAGTTACCAGTTAATGTGCTGCATAAAACATTCTACAATATGGGTAGAGTGTTAGACTCTATCTTATTTGGGGAGCAGAGTATAGCTACTATGGACACAAAGAGTCTATTCAACTCCTCTTTAGTAAAGCTGTCTGAATATCTAGGTTCTGCACTAACTAATAATCAATATTCAGGAACCTTTAATGTTAAGTCAGCTGAGGTTCACAGAGTATTAGCTAACGTTAAATCAGATTTAATGAAGAATAAAGACCTAAAAGAATTTTGTGGATAATGGGATGCATTTATGATTACAAAGGACATATCTTCCAATCTGAATTAGAATTAGATGATTTCTTACTTGAAAGGGGACATTTAGTATCTAAGTATGGAGACATTGTGTTTAGTAAAAGCAATAGAGCTATCCAGACTTATGATTCTGTAATGAACTTAAAGATGGACACCGAGGCTCTTAAAGCAAGTAAGATAATCTCTGAGGTTGAAGATGGAAAAAATGATATTGAAAACATTAATGTATCTGGAAATGGATATATTGGTGTGAATAAGTTTCTACAAGGTCTTAGGAACTTAGAAGGGGATTTGTTATTCCCAGAATTTAGACCTGAAAATTATTGGAAGGAGATTAAGCCAAGATGGGCAGGAGGTAAGTTTGACAAAGAGGAGGCTGATGCAATATTTGGCGAGGGAGTAGAAACTAGACCTATTGTAAGTGATGAAGAGTTTGCTAGAGCAAGAGAGGTTATTGAAAACAAATGGAAAGCTCAGGGTAAAATTGGTACTGAACTGCATAAGGCAATACAAAAGTATTTCAGTGAATCAAAGAGTGGTAGAAATATAAGGGAATCAGATGATAACTTCCTAATCAACACATATTTCCCATCTATATTAGATACTAAGCTAGTTCCAAGTAAGGTTATTGCAGAAACCGTCAAATACTGTAGAGACCTAGAGAAATCATTACAAAGAGAATTTGGTGAAGATTTGATATACCTTCCAGAAGTTGCAGTTTCTGGAACTACTTCTCAAATAGGAGAATCTGGAAATCCTAATAAGCTGTTAGGAGTTATTGACTTACTAGTAATTGATGGAAGAGGAAACGCTCACATTATTGACTATAAGACATCACCCAGACCGTATGTGGGAACTGCTTCTGAAGCTGGGTATGATTCTGCTAAAATCTTAACCTTTAAATACCAGCTAGGTGTGTATGAGCGCCTGTTAAGAAAATATGGAATAAACACTAGCGGTTCTAGGCTATTTGTAGCTCCTATTCAACTATCAGATTTTAAGAGAGAAGGTGATGATTGGGTATATAGTGGTATAAAAGAATATTCAGGTCATGTAGAAGACTTGACTCAAGATATTAAGACAAATATTAATATACAAGAGAATATTGACGAATTCCTTCCAGCACCGTTTGTTACTAAAGCTACAACGGAAAACTTACTCCAAACTGTAACCAGTGTAATGTCAAAGTGGTTCCCTAAATATGATAGCGTTCCAGGAGAAATCACGGATGATATGGTAGCTGAAACTATAAAAGAAGGAAAGGGTGATAAGCCTAACCCTGAAACAGGTAAATATGTATACTCTCCAAAAGGCAATGGATACCCTCTTAAAGGAGACACATATGAGGAATTATTTGTAAAGGTGAAAAGAAGGATGAATAGTATAGCCAACAATAAGATAAATACTACTCAAGTTATTAAGGAGGGTTTAATAAAGGCTATAGAGGATGAGAATCCGTACTATGAGTTTACAAAAGCACAAATTCCAGACAATCCTAGTGGAGTTAATGGATGGTTTCAAAGAAGAATGTCTAGATATTGTAACCGTAATTGGGAAGTGGTTGACTGTGAACCTGCAGAATATCTAGGATGTATACTACTTAGAAATAAATTTACCAATCAAATAGATGTAGTGAAAATTAGTACATCAATGCTAAAAAGGTCTAGAGAGTTAGTAAAGGGAAGACATGGTCTTACTGGAGCATTCGAAAGTGATATTATATCACAGAATAAACCTAATTCTTTGATGATGGAAAGCGTTAATGGTAATATAGAACTAATGGAAGCTATGTTAGTGCTTAATAATTTACCTAGTCTGTTTGAGGAGAATGCTATAGTAGGAGAAGTTAGTGTATATAACCCATTTAGAGAGGAGGGTATATCTGCAGACAATAAACAGCTGTTATACTGCTTCAATGAGTTGGACAAGCTGTCTCCTATTGGCGTAAATAATATGAAGGGAAGAAATGCTGCTGTTAAGATGGCGAATAGGTATGATATATTCTATAACAGGTTTAGGGAGATTATATCTAATGTTAAGGATGATACTAAGATAAACAAGAAGTGGAGAAAGTTTACTGAATCTACCAGTGCTCTAGATGCTTGCATTGGCGACCCAACTCAGCTTAGACTAGAGCTTCTTAACCTTAGAAAAGAGTTTTTGGAAGCATTCCCTAACGTTAATGATACTAGACCTAACGATGATGTAATAGGTATGCCTCACGTTCAAGTATACAGGATGCTAGAAATGGCTATTGGTGAGATAGACGGTCTTGACTTCAGACAGCAGCTTAGTGACCATGATAAGTGGTTAGAATCAATTTATGTATGGAAAGCTGGTATGGAAGGTACATATCTTGATAATCCTGGTAATATGAAGAGTCCTATCCTAAATAAGTTGACCTCTTTAGTAACTGTGGCTTATCAGAATATTAGGGATACCGTAAATAGGTCTCAGGGAGAAATCAGAAATTTAGTCAATGAATTAAAGAAGGACCAGAATTTCACCTATTTAAAGGAAAGGACAATAGGCAATCAGGCTACTCTATATAGAGATATGATAGTATATACAGACGATGGCGATATACTACTAAAGAATCCAGACGACCCGACAACTGGGCTATCTGAGGCACAGAGGAAATTTCTGAAGTATTTTCTTAAAACGGTTAATTCCAACAGATTTAAGAATATGACTGAGGAGGAATTAGAGGAACTAAGGTTGTCAGGTGATGTTAGATATTACAGGCTACCTCTAGCTGCTGGTAATGCTACATCTATTGCCTCAAGTAAGGGACTATTATCTGCAATAAAAGACAAGCTCCAGGATTGGAATCCAAAGAAGGCTGTAGAAAGGGCTAAAACAAAGGTAGAGGGCTTCTTAGACCCAACTGACGTTAAAATTGAGAAAGTCCGTAAGGGTGAGCTGTGGGAGATGACCAACTCATTTGATATTGGTGAAAAGGGTTCAGAGATACGACTAAATCTAATAGAGGACAGGAAACCAGAGTTCTTTGAAGCAAACCTTGAAACCCTGTTACTTAAACATATTACTGCATACTCAGCTAAGGAACACTTAGATGAAATCTTCCCATCACTTCAAGCTCTAGCTATCCATTTAAGTGACATGGGTACTATTCTGAATGATAAGTTTGAAGATGATTTAAAGTATTTAAGTGACTACGTTAGAAACAAGATATTTAATCAGTCTCTAATTTCTGACGACCGTAAACCTTTAGCAGCAATAACTGGAGGATTGATGGGATTTGCATCAAAGATTGCATTAGCATTCTCTCCAGTTCAAATGTATCAGCATTTAGATGGAATCTGGAAGGATATATCATTGGTAATAAGAAAACCAGACGGAGGTTTAGCTTTTACTAAGGAGAATATGACTAAGGCTTATAAGTATGCTATAGCTGATGCTATCCATTATGGTAATACCAAATCCATGTCGGAGCTATTAAATGAACAATATGGTCTTAATGATATGGACATGAACACTTATGCTGATAAGATAAAGTCAGACCAAGCAGGTATATGGAACTTTTGGGCTTCAGCATTTAGATTTGCATCAAGACCTGACTTCTATAACAGAATGACTATATTCGGAGCACAAATGAGAGGTGACGGATGTTGGGAAGCACACTCTGTGGTGAATGGTAAGTTAGTTTATGATTGGAAGAAGGATAGTAGATTTAGTGCATATGCTAATGGTAATACATCTAGTCCCGATTACAAGAAGCAAGAAGCACTATACTACACTATGGCACACCAGTTAGTTAAGGAGCATACTAGGAATGCAGATGGCTCATTATTCAGAGTGGGTGATGCTCTACCAAAGGCATACACCGTTCAACAATCGGAGAGCCATAAGGCTTTAGCTGACTCTATATATGGATATTATTCTCATGAGAAGAAATCTATGTTTCAAAGTACTCTAATTGGAGGTCTATTCCTCCAAATGTGTACATATTGGTCTTCTAAGAAGAATCAATATCTAGCCCCTGAAGGTATAAAACTGCAGGGTAGACTAGTCCACTACGAAGAGAATGGTCAAAAGTATTATCACAAATTAGATGATAAGGGACAGCTTACAGATGAAGCAACTACTGAAGATACAGGATTTCCATTTTATAAATGGGAAGGACGATTTGAGGAAGGTATCTTATTGACCTTCACTAAGGTTTTAAATGACTTAGTAGTAGGTTCTTATAAAAAGGGTAGTATAAGAGAGGGATGGAAACTAATGACTAATGACATCTGGAATAATGAAGATGAGAATCTTAGAAGGGCGTATAGGTCTAATTTACGTCAATTGTTCTATGACTTGTTCATGTTATTATTCGTTGGGGCAGTAGTCAGCGGCTCTTTGGCAGAATTTGTTAAGGATGATATTAAGGAGAGAGGTAATGATACCATGAATGATGCTGTAATAAATACAACTTTATCTCTTGGTAGTAAGATACTTACCAACTCTGCTTATGACTTTAACTTCCTTGATGCTATTGCTAGACGAGGAACACAATGGACTCCATTCTCATTTGAAACACTTAACAGAACAGTAGATACATTCTCAAGTGTAATATCAGGAGATAAGTCTTTGTATCAGGGTTTAATTAATACTGTGGCAGCTACTAGAGCTACTAAGCCAATCTGGGATTATATAGACCCAACTAAGGAAGAATAGGATAATGTTAATAGGAATTTCTGGTAAGAAACAGTGTGGTAAAGACACTATATGCAAAATAATTAAAGCATTAGATGAAAGATGGGTAAAACATGCATTTGCAGATAAGCTAAAACAAGCTTTAGCTGTAATACTTGATGTAAAGGTGGAAGCTTTTGAAGATAATATATTCAAAATGTCAGATAGTACTATTGCTAAGCCAGAGGGAGGATTCTATACATATAGAGAATTACTACAGAAGTTTGGAACTGAGGTCGGAAGAAACATTAGCCCTAATGTATGGGTAGATGCTTTGTTTTCCAACTATTCCTTAGAAGATGACTTTTGGGTTGTAACGGATGTAAGATTTCCGTCTGAAGCAGATGCTATCAGAGAACATGGTGGTATATTAATAAGAGTGAACAGAGACACAGGATATGTAGATAACCATCCGTCTGAAACCGCATTGGATGATTATATGGACTTTGACTATATTATAACCAATGATAATTTAGATGATACTATTGAAAAAGTAAAAAACATAATGAAGGAAAACTACTTCATATAAACAATTAGGGCGATACTGGTGATTAATTTCACTGGTATCGCCCTTATTTTTTTCTTAATCCTTCTTTTCTACATATTCAGGTTCTCTTTCGTCCTGTTGCTTTAGATAAGTAAACATCTTCTTACCTAATGCTTTGTAATCTTTATCTTCTTTAGATTTAGAAGCCCTCTTAGCCATTCTAATTAATGTTCTCGTATTCTTTCTACTAAAGATTCTCTCCCCACCTTCTAATTCCATTTGAGTAGAACCGTCAGGTGCAATTACCTTCATCTTAGGCAATTCCTCGTCCTCTTCAATATCGAGTTCATCTCCCTCTTCAATTCCAGAGCCTTGATTAACCTCTAATACAAACTTAACATTATCTTCTTCGGCTATATTCTCATTCTCAGGTTCTCCCTGATATACTGATATTACTTCCATATCTTCATTAATAAAGATGATGTCAAGAGGAATTTTAGTATCTTTCATCCAAAATCCTACAGTCTGAGGTTCTTCGAAGAAGAATAGCATACCCTCATCATCTTTTAGTTCTGTGACTCCCTGTAATCCCTTGATTCTTTCCTCCTCAGTCCTAGCACAAGTCACATTATATTCCTTGTCTCCTATTTCAATTTTCATTACTCAACTGTCTTTAATAATCCTGTGTTATCAACTGTATTCTCTAGAATCTCGTGTACAAGTAACTTACCTGCTTCGATAGCAGCCTCATCAGAACCATCTTGCATTAACTTCTCTAATTGCTTAGTAACATCAAGATTAAAGATGATTTCTTCTCTTTCTACCTCAGCGTGTTGCTTTATATCGCCGCCCTTTTCCTCAGTAATAACTGGAATGCCTTTAGTAGTTACCTCCTCAAACTTTCCATCTACGTCCTCTAAATGGTGCTTATGAGCGTGCAATGCTCCGTCTGGTATTACATTAACAGCTCCACCATTTTTAAACTTCTTAGGAACATATCTATAATAACCTCCAGACTTATCTAAGTCATAGCTATTTCTAAATTGAATAGCTTCTGGGTCATTTGAGTTGTACCAATCTAACTCATATTTAAGAGTTGGGTGGTCTTTAGCCTTCATAAACTCGTAGACACCAGTCTTAGGGTCTAAATAGACTGAACTTAGATGATTTTTTCCTGCCTTTAAATCAGATATACTAGATGTTCTCCATGCTTCCAGTTCCTCCCTTGGGGCTAGTTCAAAAGCCCTCCTGAGGTTATAAGAAGTAGTATCCCTTCTATCCTCTGGAACCATATTATACCATGATTCAAAGGTAATCTTAGGTGCAGCTCCTGTCATACCATCTATACTTCCACCTTTTTGGAATCCAGCTACCTCTTCTGCTCTAACTTCCTCTTGGATTTTCTTAGCTTTGCTTTTCTTTCCATTAGATAACTTAATTACCCTCTTAGCAAACTCCCTATCCATTTTAAGTCCAGATTTACCAGCCCTCACAGTACTTTGCTGATAACCTCCATTTAGTTGTAGCTGAGTACCCAATCCTATTAGTGGATTGTTAGAAGCAGTAAATGCCATCTGTGCTTCATCAGCTATGTTACTCATTTTTGACTGCTGCATTTGAGCATTGTGTATTTGCTGGTTAGCCTTATTTCTAGCTTTCCCACTAAGTAAACCATACTTCTTTCCACTCTTGGTAAGAGCATCATCTACTGTAGCTTGAGTTCCTCCATATGATGAACCTACCTGTTCAAATGCTTCATTATCTTTAGTAATAGTATCTGCCTTTTTAGCTCCTATTGCATTTACTAATCCCAGAGGAGTCAGTTTAAGGAACTTACTGTCCAATATCTTATCTGCTGTAGTCATTTGGTCAGTACCAACTCCCAAAGCTGTTAATCCATCAGATAGCATACCACCTACCTTCATAGCACCACCAATAATAGTACCAACTCCAGGAATAGCCATTGCAGCGTTAGCAGCAGCGTCATAGCCTTGATTCAGACCTTCTGTAAGAGCTGATTGCTCTGTCTTTGGAATTAAACTTCCAGCTACGTCAGCTATACTTCCCGCAATACCAAACCCCTTATTAAGATTAGCTTTCTTTGTGTATGCTCTCTGAATCATAGATGTAAGACTAGCAGGTTGAGGTAAAGGAGGAGTTAGATTACTCCCCCCTGTTAATACCCCTGAATTTTGATATTTCTGTATACGTTTACGCATAACTTACAATATATAATGTTTTTAAAGCTGTTATTATAGCTAACTCATCACCAGTATACCTCACCTTAATCTTTACATATTTATCCCTAATTCTAGTCTCTTTCCTTTCATTGGACCATTTATTAACATCTAATGACAAGAAATTAGCACTATAACCTCGGTCTCTTAATTCAGATGGAATATCAGAATCACTAGTAATGTTAAGAGCAGTCATACTCTCTGGTAATGGATTATTAACTAGGTTAAGAGGAGGATAAGTATTACCATCCTTGTCTTTAACAGTCCAAGCTAATTCATTCTTAGCCCAGTAAGTTATAGAAGGAATTTGAATATCCCATTTATCCTCTAGGTAGTCCATGTTACCATTTATTCTACCATATTCCATAACCTCATACCATTTACCATTTTGAACTAGTACATTTGTATATCCAGCTGATACAAGTGAGCTATATCTATCTTGAGTTATCTCTTGTAAATATCTCTTCTTAAAAGGACATGCTTTGATATGAGTAGCTATCTTAAATTCATTTAGTTGTTTATCATGCACAATTTCTGAACCAGATATGTATTGGTAGTCCCTACCTGCTGAGGTTACAGACTGGTAGTGGTCCTCAATTTCATTCAGACTATCTACCCTTGAATAGAATAGTGGGAACATAATTGACATATCTTTATACTTAGTAGTACTGTATAATATGTCTCTTTGTTCGGGTATAATATCCAAATAGTCGTGATTATAAACTATATCTGCACCATTGTATTGGTATAGATGTTTAGTAGCCTCTTGCCTAAAATAAGCATTCCTTTTATCGTTGGCAAAGTTATATACTTCTCCGACAACTTCAAAATGGAAGGATTCAGGTTGAGTCTTATTGCTTATAATCTGCAGATTATTGAAGATTTTATGTACAGATGGATTATCAACCACAATAAATTCAAACTCAAACGGATGTTGCTTTCCATACCAGTAGCAAGAACTAATAGGTTTCTTAGTAGTCATTAGTCCAGCCTGACCATGTTTCCAGAATGAAGTAGTAAGTAAATCATATCTCATCTTAGTAACTACAGTTACATTAGAATACAATGTTTTTACTATGTTCTTAACTTCACCTTCAACTAAGTCAGTTCCCTGATTATAAACAACAGCTTTAATAGGTATTGTCCATCTACTATCTCCTACAGAGTTAGCGTTAACAGATACTTGATTACCATTGGTAATAAAGAACTTGTTTCTAACCCTATCATCAGCAATACTATATTCAATACTAGAACCACTAATATCTAGATTTAATTGAAGATTTCCCAGTTTTGCCTTACCGTCTACAACTGTTAGTACATTATCAACTATTGCCCCTCCTTGCATACCAATAAGAGGATAGTTAGAAGTTAGCTTAGTAATAGTCTTAGATGTATCTCTATCAAAACTAAAGAATATATTATCGATATTTTCAGAATATGATGGCACCCATGAGTAGAATGTAACAAACTTTTGCATAACTTCGTTATAACATAAGTTCCAAACATTCTCTTCTAATGTGTTAATATCATCATAGAATGTGAACATTACATCTTGCTTAAACCTGTTATAATGTGTTTTCACGTTCCTAATACCAATAATAGGAGTCTTTTCCTTCTCAGTAAGTGAGATATTATCATTTAAGAACTTCTGTACCTTAAAATCCGAGATAACTTCAAAGGTTTGTCCATTAGTTCTCCAAATCTTCTTCCCAACAGTATCCACTCCATAAACGTAATAGGGAGTTTTTATGACACTTTCACCCCACTGAGTACCGAATGTATCACTGAGCATTTTTGGATTCTCTGGCAGCACGTTAGAGGTGTTTATGAAGATATTTCCGCCTGCACCTTCCCCTGCAACGGCTCTTTCATTGACTGGTATCAAAGCAACACCATATTCAAATACACAGATAATGTTACCAAACCATTCAACTAGCTTTACAATACTGCCATAGGTTAGAGGATAATCCCTATAATGAGTTAATTTAAATACTCTATATCCATTTTTGAATGAATCATTTACATTAATGTCAGAGTACATAACTCTAATATGGAATTTATTCTTAATAGCTGGAACATTAGGTAGTTCATAATAATACTTATCAGATGTTGTGCTGTTAATACCAGCATTTGTAACAAATGATTCAGGTATTTTTGATTCTCCAGTTACTGACATAGCTTGTAATGGATAGAATCCTCTAGCTTTACCAGTAAGTCCCAACTCAGAAGTATAAGACATATCAATGCTTCTCATGGACAAATTAACATTGCTACATACTTTTATAGTAACCCAGTGTCCCATCTTAATAGCATTAACATCACCTCTATTAATTTTACCATTTTTCTCACTATCTCCAATAGTATAATTATCCTTCCACGACATTTGGTCTACAATATCATCATTGATAGGAGCTGATGAGTCTTGGAAATTTCTACACATTCTGTGTGTATAGTTACCTATATAACAATCACCTCTAAATAGGTTTTTAGCTACCATAGTATTCTCATCTTCATCCAAATCATCCCACAACATTCTGTTACAGATTGCATAGAAAGCAGAGGAATCCTCATATCTAATTTCGAAGTACGTGTCTAACAGGTTCTCCTCATAGTTAGGAATTTTAATATCAATAAGACTCATCTTATTAGTATTATAACCCTCTAAGCCTATATAGGGTCCCCAACTACCTCTTAATAGATTCCTTGCATTAGAAGACTTATTAGTGTAGTTGTAGTAAGAAACTCTCCATGCTTCTTCTGCTTCTCCAGCTCTAGCACTAAATAGTTGTTTCTTGCCTTTTAGTGCCTTAACATTATCACCAATAGCCATAATGTTATATGTTTCATCTTGGGTAGAATCGTTAGTAGTATATGATAGATTGTAGAAATGCGTGCCACTTCTATCAAAGTACTTCTTACTAAACTGAGACTTAGCCATCTTAACCTCAAACTGAGTACCAGTAAATAGCTGATTAAAATAAGACTGTCTTAATTCAAATTCTGGGCATAGAGCTGCATATCCTTCTAATACATTATCCTTTTCGATGTCTTCACACCTTCTATCAAAGTCATGTGTTAGAACTCCATCATTATCCAAGAATCTCTCTACCCTATACTTATCGTTTCCAGATGGAAGAACTGGTAAATGACTTGTGTTCTCTAATCCTATGGTTACAGCCTGGGCTAGTGTGGTAGGTATTCTCTTTTGTCTTACAAAGAAGAATCCTTTAGTATATCTCTTCAGCTCTCTAACAGCGTCCTTACTAATTTTAATGTCAAATCCGATAGGAATTGTACCACTCTCAGCTAATTGATTGCCATTATACTTAATTTTGATTACACCCTTAGAGTTCTCATTCTGGCTGTCTAACTTACTTGTTTCCTTATTGATAGGAATGTATTCCCTATTTGCTTGGATAACGGTTATATTAGTAGTACTATTGGGGTCAAATCCTTCCTTAAACAAAGGATAGTCTTCCCAGGGTATTCTATCTGGGTCTCCAGGTACAGTTAATCTGCTAACACCTCTAATGTTGAATACTGGAGATAATGTATAATCATTAAGGATATATACCACTCCCAGCCTATATATTTCATCATTCCAGTATCCCAATCTATTATAGATGTTCATCACATTATAATATTCATACTGTCCTGATTCATCCTTATAGTCTTTATCTACCCTACCTATGTTATTCTCTACATTCAATTCAGGTAGAAAATGCAGAGATAGGTCAGTAAGCTCCTTGTATTCAATGTCTGGATTAGCTACGTTACCTAAGAATAACATATTCTGACAAGTAGTCTGTGCAGCTGCACTATTAACTACATTGTAAGCCACATTAATATCGTTGATACTAACTGCCTGAACCGTTTCAAATCCAGTAATACTAATCTTAGCTACATTGTTATATACAGCGAATTGTTTCATAATCTTGAATGAAGTAGTCATTTCATTTCCATCAATATCTGATGTACTCCTTGTATAATAGACTACTACATTATTATAAGATGAATCTATATTAGTTAACAAGAATGAAGCTGATTTATAACTGTTCTCATCTCTAATTCCACCTTGTATAGAGGATGGGTCATTCAAATTACCAACATGGCAAGTTACTATGCCTGACTCAGCTATAAAATCTGTCTCATTCCCATCTGAATCTGATAACTTAAAATAAAACACATAATTACCAACTCTTAAATTACCACTGGTATTCAATCCCATAAATGTAAGGTTGGCTATATTATTAGTTTTCTTATAAAGAGATATATCAGACTCAAAGGAATCTATATCGTATATATTGGTGTCATTATCTCCTTCTCTATCTACAATCTGATAAGTATTCATACCTGTAGATGAGAATCTTGTGTTTATTAGCTTAGGATAGTTACTTCCATCATTAAGGATAAGATTTACTGAACCATCATAAGATTGCTGTGTTACAATATCAATAGGATGGTTTAGGTCGAAGCTAAGTAATTCTGTATCTAAGTTAATTAAACTACCCTTTGGATACAGAATTACTCCATCTTCTACTATATCTTCATTAGTTCTGAGTACTCTTAAAGGATTATACTCATACACTAAAGCTCCTTTTTGTTGAAGTTGATTCAATCCTAAGTCAAGGTCTAATACCTTACCACTTAGTGATTTGAAATTCATATTATGTGTATATAGATTTATTACTCTTCAGAACATTCACTGCCAAATCTGGAGCATGACTATCTTTACCTTTCTTCCAAGTTCCTAGACGAGTATCTAACGTCTTAACTAAGATTTCATTATAGTAACCATCAGGTATCTCTCCAGATAGGTTCTCATATGCATAGGAAGTGACAAATATATCATTAAATGCCCTATCAAACGTCCAGGTACTACCTGTCCAGTCAATCATAGTCTTAACTGATAAGGCTTTCGGCTTTATAGAGTTGAATGTTATACTACCATCTGCATTTACTGTATAACCAACACTAGAATCAGCAATATAAATTTTACCCTTATCTACCCCAGACAATGAATCGGAAGTTATAGTATATGCAGAGTATGCGTTAGTATAGCAGTTAAGAATGTCAGCATCCTTAGAATAGTCTAAATCATCACCAATAGAAACTACGGTAGACATTGACTGATTCTTATGGATATTAAATATAGGTAGGTAATTATTCAACCCTTCTACAGCAGCCATCCATCTTGTCATGTGAGTTTCTATAGGAGTAGTATCACCTCCCAAATAGAAATTTACATCCACATTAGTACCACCATTCGGAATATTAATATTGATAGTACATAAAGTATCAGAAGCTACATGATATACATAGTCGAGATTATTTGGACCTACAAAATAAACAGTTCTGTTTCCTTTCTGAAGTATTAACAGCTGACTTAGTAGGCATCTAACCATCTTATCCACCCTAATGAGGTTTCTACTACTTGTTGAAGTACTTTCAGTACGTCTAGAAGCAAGATTAACTGGATGATGAACTCCGCTTGTGTCTTTCCATGTTGCAAATAAGAAGTTATCTCCTCCATCAACCTCATTCTTACTACAACTCCAGCCATTGTATGTCCTCCTTGTAGCATTGTACCATAATGAAGCACTGTCTCCATCCTTACCTCCGAATATACCTACAGTACCGTTACCCATATTGGATAAACTGGTTTGTAATCCTGTATCATCAACTCCAGCACCACTATTTTGACCGCTACCAACAGCAGCACCACTAGCAGTTACAGAACAGTTATACTCCATATTCTTATCACTAGCAAGTACACATCTAAGATTACCATTCTCTTCTCCAAATGAGAATAACTTCTCCTTTTGAGTTAAGTCCATAGATGGCTTATATGCTTGGTCAAGTACTTCCTGACTAAAGGTTTTAGAAGCTACAGCTCCAGCGTTTGAGTAAATATATCTTGTAGTAGATAGCTGACCCACTAACTGATTATTAGTCCAAGAGAACCTAGTAGCTATCTTAGATGTAGGGTCTGATATACTGGCAGTTAGAGTAGAGTTGTTATTGGTTGTTACCTCTGAATGGTCAAAATCACAAGTAGACACACTTGGAGTAGTTCCAAAATAGTTATCAACAATCTTAGCATCGGGAGTGCCAGCATACATCTTCTTATCATAATCATATCCAGCTGCAGGTGTTACTTTAACTTCGTAAGTTCCAGTCTTACCCACCTCATATTTATAGTTTGATACGTCTGTATCTAATGAGGGCACTTCTGAAATAAATTGGGATGTATTTACCCTTGTAATAGAAGAGTGTGATGTAGCTGTTCCTGCCTTCAACGTTAAAGAAGGAGTTCCTACCTTTTTCACCGATGAATTTACCTCACTCTTAACTTCTAGCAATACCTTCTGCCTTGCACTTCCACTAGGTAAACCAGTATTGAAATCTGGCACTTCCTCATAAAACTCGTTGAAATAACCTCCAGTGTAAACTAGTTTATATCCTACAGTTTTTTTAACACCAGCCACATATCTGTCAATTCTGACTATATAAATCCAATTTTTCTGTATTGTACTATCATCAAATGGAATGATTTCTTCAAAACTTCCATTATAATACTCCTTAGAGATTGCATATTTATAGTTACCAGGCAGTGTCTCCGCTTGTGCAGCCTTAGTTGAATCAGTAAGGCTTATAAATGTAAACTCTATCTTTTCTATATCAGAATCCTCATTAAGGTTGTAATAGTCATATCCCCAACCTATCTTTAGATATGTATCAGTAACATAAAAACGCCACTCTCCTAGTACTTCCGAATTAGTTCTAATGGCGTCAAAGTCAATAGTGCCACTTTTAGCCATCCTTTCAAGAACTCCGTAAGGGCAAGCTGGCATAATCTTGTATTGAGTTTTGCCTGTTTTACCACTCTTAACAATAGTAGATTGAACAGAAGAGGAATCAGCTTCAATTAATCCTACTTCATCAGGATTATTCTTAGTCGTCCCTTTGAATACTCCAGTGGTTTCTCCCGAAAATTCTACACTAATAACCTTTGATTCATCATTACATGAATATTTTCTAATGAGGTTAAATGTATCGAAAGTCTTTAATTCAACTACTAATATTAAAGCTCCAGATGACTTAGCACTAAATACCTGTACTAACTCTTTAGATTTTATAACATCTACCATAGGGGTGTTACTATTCTCATAAATCCATAGACCATTCTTATATATCTTTAGATTCTTCTCATCTATATAATCAATGCTTCCACTACTATTTATAACACCCAATCTAAGCTTAATTACTCCCTTATTAATAGCCTCTTTAATAGCTGAGTCTATCGCATTAGTAACTATTACAAATCTATCTCCTGGATGAAATATCTTAACTTCATCGGAGTTATTAACTTGGAATAGCTTTTGTTTCTGATATTCTAACTCTATATAAGGAACACTTCCCTTCATCGTTATAAAATCAGAAAATTCAACTTCAATCGGAGTAACGTTTAAATCCTCTCCCTCATATAATTGCTGAGGAGATGGGAATGAGCCTATTTGACTCTTACCTGTAATTGGGTTATGAGCTGCAACGTAAATAATACCTCCATGTTCCTTCATTCCTACAGGTACATATCCTTTATCAAGATAGGCTGTATGAACTTCTCCATTTCCCATATCATTCTGTAATACAAACTCATTACCATTATATGTTATTATAGTACCATTTAAGCAGTTTGTTAATACATTGCTGGGAGTGGTTAATGGGTGTAAATCCATTATTAAACCCTCACCAAAGGTATTAATTGCTTCTTTTCTCATATTTTATAAGTTCATAGTTGTTACTACTAATAAGTATGTCCTTGAACGTACTTGGATTATCTCTCACTAATGCAATTTCTAAATCATTGCATTTCATTTTATCTTTAAAGAATGTATATCCCATATCCGTAATATATCTAAATCTTACAATGTATTTAGACCAACTATAGAACACCTTAGCCTCATCAAAGACCTTCATTCCAAGTTTATTATAGAATGTGAAATTCTTTTTCTTTCTTCCTCTTCCAGTGGTTGACTTAATAACAGAAGCATATTCTTCCTCAGTCAATCCTATATAATAGTATCCGTCCCACTCTGTAACTTTCTTAGAGTATAATACTCTTAGCTTTCTTCTTAACATTCTTCTATAATAATTATAGTGTTTTATAGAATCACGTGTAAGCTGTCCACAGTAGAACCAGTATCTATACTTAGTACTACTAATAAGAGTATCACATCCTCTAAGATTGTAATAATATAGCATTCTCCATCCATACTCAACAGCTCGTTTAACATCTTCTGGAGGTACAGTGGGAAATTGGGCTATTAGGTCGGGTAAATAATCATTGACACGTTTAAGCATTAATAATATTGTTTACCTTGATTAGTATATTCTAACACTCTATCTCTATGCTCAGGGTCAAGATATATTAGTTTTTCTCTCATAACCCCCTTAGATTGGAAGTGAAATACCATCTGGTATGCACAGAAATTAGATGCTAGGAAATCTACCTTAGCCCACTTACCATTTCTTCTTGCCTTAGAGAACTCATCCCTTTCAAATCTCTTCATTTTTAGTTCAGCTCTCTTAGACCGAGTTGGGAGAATAAATGTAGCATTATTTTCAATTATATCTTCTAAAACCATATTCAAGGCACTCTTAAATATCTTCTTAGCGATAACTTCCTTGTGCCTATTACCTATTAATTCCTCACACGCCTTTGATGTCATCTTCATCTTCTTAGTAGGAAATGAGATAAACAATTCGTCTATATTCATGGCGTATCCTGTAGCATAATTCATTACTTTCCAAATTTCCAAGTTTTATTAAATATCTTCCTATTCCAGCTAGTCTTAGCATCTAGGATTTCATTCATATCATTCTGATTAATATACATTGGAACTCTAGCAGCATCACATAGTTTATACCATCTTTGCTCAAGAAGTTGTGCCTCCTGTAGCATATTCTGACTATGCGTAATCCATCCTTCTTTAAATCTCTTAGTGTAAGCACAATAGCAAGCTATTGCATCTTTCTCTTTTTCATTTAAATAGGGAAGACCATCATCGTCTAGTAGTATTCCCTTATATAGTATATTGACAGAGCCATAGTCTTTATCAAAATAAAGAGTATCATTTACTCTTTCATACTTTGCCAACTTACCACTAATATATAAAGGATTACTGTATAGTTTCCGTCCTTCTATATAATTCTCAATAAATTGTGATTGGTAATCTCCATTAACTGTATCATTAGTAGTGTATTTCCAATCCTCAAAATCATATGTTACAGCCTCTACAAAGTCACAATTACAAGGTAGGGTAACAGTAAGTGTCTCGCAATCTATCTTACATCTATATCTATATAATTTAGTTTGTCTATTACCTATTTTATTCCAGGCAATTAGACCTATTTCTTCGAACTCTTCTGGAGCTAATTCTATTCCATATAATAGGTTAGCCTGAGCGTATGCTGATTGAAAGTTTTCCATTATTTAGGAGTTTGGTCATTAGGTAATATTGGAGCAGCTAATTGTCTGTAATAACGTAGCTTCTTCTCTGTCAATCTCTTCTTTATTTCTGCATCAATGAAAGTCATATTATTAATGTCTAATGCTGAACAACATCCGTATGTTTGTAACTGTCTTGGGTCTTTGAATATACCGACTACAGATACTTGCTTAATAACAGGAAGATTGAATATCCAGCAGTCATACATATTGTTAGCATTTGGAGTTACATCCACATATACATAAGGCTTGTTCTTAGCCCTCTTCCTATATTTATGATACTGCATCACAGTAGGACTTACATACCATATAAATGGCTGACCTTTATCCACAGAACCAATATATTCAATTCCGCCATCAAATTCGGTTATTAGTTGTGGTATTTCAAAATGGAATGTGGGAGTACCATCCGCTTTATTTCCACACGTACAGTTCTCTATATCCTTACAATCAACGTTTATACAGTTTATAGACATTAATAAATCCCTTTTAGGAATAAGTCCCTTCATGGAATATTCCTTAATGATTTGAAGTCTTTCATCTACAATGTCATCTTCTAATTGTTCTATTGATAATGTATTGGAAGTGGTATATCCTCTAAGTCCAGATACTATATCGTTATAGATTGCAGATGCTAATTTAAAATAATATCCCATAAATACAAAATAAAAAAGGCGAAGGCTTAATTTGCCCTCGCCTTCGTATTAGTAGTCTATATTAAGCTACTGGAGCGTTCTTTGCACCTGGTTTCTTGATTTCTGTAATAGTACCAAGAACTTTCAGAGCAGCCTCAAATTCAGTTGCTAATGAATCTAGTACATAGAATACGTGAGTAGTCTTTGATGTTACTTGCTGACCTACAGCTGCACCACCGAATAGACCTCTATCAACCTTGTACTCAATGATGTACTGGTTGTACTTAGCTCCTGGAACAGGAAGCTCTTCTTGATTAACAGCCTCGAACTTTCTAGCTTCGATAGTAGGCAATCTAAGGTCTTTAAGGATATGAGTATAAGTACCGAATCCTTCTACACTCTTAGTGATTGTACCTTCAATAACATCCTCAAATACTTCATTAGTAAGTGGGTTGTTAGCTGCTGTGTTAAGTTTTTGAATCTTAGCTTCAGTGAATAGTTGATACTCGTCGACTCCATGAATTGTTAGTTTAGCGTCAGATGTCTCAACTTTAATATACTTGTCGCCATAGAAAGCCTGAATCTTGTCAATAACCCTCTTAATTTCCTTTGCTACATCAGCAGCTTCTGTGCTTGCAGAAGTAATTCTGAACTCATAAACAAAAGGCTTACCTTTGAATACGAAGTCATTAGCATAGTAAGAGTTTTGGCTTCCAGATAATCTCATGTATAACTTCAACCTATAGATGCCTACGCCTGGGTTAGTAATAGTAAACTCTGCCTTACCAATCACTGGGTCAGAAGCAGCTCTCTTGTACATTGCGCTTACATTGCTCTTTAGGTACTTGTTAACACGTCTAACTTCAACGTAGTCAGACGTGTTAACAATCTTATCTAAACCAGTGGTTACATCTTTCAGTGAGTTTAATACAATAGTGTTAGTGTACTGAAACATAAATTAATTAATTTTTTGATTGTGACTGTTGCTGAACTGGATTTGCAATAGTCTGATTAACTGCTAAATTAGTTTGAAGCCTTGGGTCACCTGCGTTCTCCAATAATAGCTTTGCCAGTTCATTTATAATCTCTTGACACACATAATCTGGAAACTCCATGACTTGTGATGTATCTTCAACCATTTCTATCTGGTCTTGTGTAAGTCTAATTTTTTGAGGAGTCTTAATGTAATCAACGAATATATCAGTTAATTGAAATACAGAAGAATCCTTGCCATACCTAATTTCAAGTCTAACTTGAGATGGATTTCCATACCTATTAACTCCTGGCTGTTCTACTAAATCGACTGATTTACCTCCAATAGTAATCTTTGTTGGAAGTGAGCCATCTGTACCAGTAGTTTGTTGAATAGTTGTGTTTGCTGATATACTTCCCTCACCAGCAGTAAGTCTAACTGGATTAGTAGGCATCGTTGTAGCACTATTTACGTTGTGTATGAAGTAATAAGGATTTCTATAAGAGGGTTGCATATAGAAGTTCCTTATTATCTGCGACCATAAATCTGAGGTTAATCTCTTAGCACCTATTTGTACATAAGTACCAGCATCATAACACTCATAAGTCTTTACTACCTTGAAATTGCATACACAATTCAAAATATGTAAATAGTCTAGTGGTAGATTTACTTCATAAACAGCACCATACAATGAGTTAGTTTGGGAACTAACAGCAGCGTATGTGTTTGTAGCCAGAGTAGGCTGGAGGATGGCAGTAGATTTTAAAACTCTAATGTCATCAGTTGATTGTTGATTTACATCATAAATGTTATACTTCTTATTAATGTATTGGTATATAGCCTTATTTAATAAGTAGTTAAAGTCCTCAAGTAAAATACTAGGAGCAGCAGTCTTATTCATTTCAACTAGTGCTCCACGGTACACTTGTTTTGCTGTCATTTAGGTAATGTTATTTCTTTGATGTACCTTCTTCTAAGTACATATCAGGATAAGTATCTCTCTTGATAAGTTCAAGCACCTTACTGTTAGTAGGGTTCTTCATCCATGTGATAACTGCATCATCAGTTGCACCTAGTACAATGCTATCACCATATAGATAAACCTTGTTCTTAACATATATGACGTTTTTGTCTTTAGCGTCAATAAACATCAATCTCAGATTAATATCACCACCTGTGTACAGGTCAATAATCTTCTCTGGAGATTTATGTGAAATTTCAAGTAAGTAGTCTGTAATGTCTGCGTCTGGTGCATTACGCATATTCTTACCAAGTAATCTAGCTTTAAGTGCTCTACCTTCTGCACCTTTAGGGTCTCCATATATGTAAGAGTCAGCATCATGGATAAGTTTCTTCTTAGAAATCCTCTTAGCAGTATCATATCCAGGTCTTTCTACATATAGTTCAGCAGTGCCGTAACGTGCACGAGCCTTACCTTCAGCTATTTCTCCGTCAATTAGTAGATTACCTTTAGAATCCCTTGCATCTCTAGATAGAGCAATGAGAGGGCAATGTTGGATTGAGTGCCACTCAGCAGCTTGCCATTCATCGTTAAGGTTAAATGTAGTTCCATCTTCAATAATGAAGACCTTATTCTCAGGGATTAGGGGTTTGCCTTCATTTCTATCCTTATCAGAGATAATCATATCACCCTTGCTATCAACTGGTCTAACACAATCAGGGAATCTACCAGTTTTTGGGTCTCTTACAGGATTCATAAAGTATTTCTGTCCGACTTTACCGAACACACTTCTCAAAATAATTATATCGTCTAAAACATCAGCCATATTAATTCTTATTTTTGTTGTATATCATACACTATCTTTATAATGAGTATGAGAGGGACTACATTAGCCCCTCCCAACACATCTTGATTTTTATATTATTTATTAGGCTTCTTTCATAATGAAGCTTCTGTATGGAGAGAATACTCCAACACCAGAATAACCCCAGTTGATAACCTTAGATGCAGCTGTAGTACTTGAAACAATACCAGAGCTTAGACCATCTAGACCACCCACACCTGGGTACTTATTAGTAATGAAGTCACCACCCTTTAATGTGAACATTTGGATAGCTGGTTCACCACTAGTCTTATCAGCAGTAAGGTCAAGCATTAGACCAAAGCCTTTCTCAGAACCCCATTCACGAGAGAATGTTCTATCAACCTTGAATGAAATAGTGTTACCACCGATTTCATAGCTATTGAATGTAGCACCAACGTCTACATATCCATTAGCCTTCTTAGACCATAGATAAGTTCCACAAGTTTTGAATCTAGCAAGCCACTCTGATAGACAGCTCTGAATGTCATTCCACATCTTTTCGTTGCAGATAAATACGTACTTGTTACCTGTTGGGTTCTCACTCTTTTCATTCATCATAGCCATAGCAGTAGTGAATGCTTCTGGAGTAAGTTTGTTATATACGTACTTAGATGCAAATCTCTCGATTTGTGGGATGATACCGTCACCAATATAGATTGGACGACCAGTGTCAGGGTCAGAGATTGTTGGTTTACCGTTCTTATCTACGTTAGTCTTATTAAATAATAGACCTTGATTACGAACTTCCAAGAAGTTTCTTAATAGATTCTTCTCAAGAGTATCCATCTTATACATTGTCTCTTTTACAGCACCATTGCCTTCACCCTTACCAATGCTGATGAATGTTTGCTCAAGTGGCTTGAATAGAGAAGTATAGCTATCATCAACACGGTGTGTAGTGATGTAACCTCTGTGTCTTTCAATGTTAGATTGATACTTAACATATCCCTCTTCATGTGCTTCAGGCATAGCGTTAGATTGGAAACGAGTAGTGTCACCAATTTGACATCCGTCTAAGTCTAGGATTGAAGAATAGTCGTTATCAATTAGTCTTACCTCAACTGTCCAATAGTTATCTGCAACTCTTGTAGGTCTAGAGATAACTTGGCATTGCTGCATAGTCTTGTCAATCTTGAAAATGTCATACTTCTGGTAATAGTTCTCTTTGAACGCCATTACGATGGTTGTACCACCTTCACCATTAGTTGCTGGAACATCTGCGAACTCAACTCTCTTAATGTAGTTAGTTTCAACTTCCCACTCGAAGTACATACTATCAATGCTTCTGTACTTGCTATTTGATTTAGAATCCATGTAGAAGATATTTCTTAGAGATTCTGTTAAGTAAGAAGCAGTTAAGTTAGGGTAGAGTCTTGAAACTATACCAAGTCTAGTTGGTTTTGTGCCTAAGAACTTATAGAAATCTTCATAAGTTCTAGTTTCGCTCATTGTAGGGCGATTGGTTACGAAATTTGCTACTATCATACTTTATAATTTAAATTTTAATCTAAATCATCGATTGTTAATACTTTTTTAGCAGGAGCAGCTTTACCACCTGCTGGTTTCTTGACTACTGTCTTAGCTGCATTAGGGGCTTTACCACCCTTAGCATCTTCAAATCCCTTATTATAATTGTATTTGGATGCTTCTGTAATCTTCTGTTTGTAATAATCAGTAATTTGACTAAATGCCTCTTGTCCCTTCAGTGCATACCAAACCATTCCCACTAAGGTTTTAGGGTCATTCAACGCTTTAGCGATGTGTCTCACTCCTGTAACATCTGAATCTAAGATAAAGCTAGCAATTTCATTCATATCGTCCTCAGACAAGGTTAGTGAGGACTCACCCAAATCAATGGTATCATTCTCTTGAATTGCAGCTACAATAGTATCTTCGAACTCTTGAGCAGCTTTTTCAGCAGCTAATCTTTGTTCTTCTTCCTCTTGTTGAGCTAGCAACTCTTCTTTCTTCTTATATTCGTTGCGGATACCTTGAACCTTTTTCTGATATAGAGTCTCATTCTGCTTAGCCAATTCTAACTCAGCAGCAGCATCTTCATCAGTAAGTTCTGGGATTTTAGCTTTTAAATCTATAAGATACAGTTCATCATCTGGAATAGAATCAACCTCATACACAGGAGTGTCTTCTTGGTTATTAGCTAAGTAGTCTTGAATGGCTTGCTGAGCAATATATTTCTTATATTCCTCTACGTTTAGATTATTCTCTCTAAGCTCATTAATAAGAGAAATCTCATCTTCTCCTAACCCATAATCGTCATTTGACTCATCATAGTTTAGGATTTGTAATTGTTCCTCTCTTGAAAGCTCATCAAAACTCTTTTCCTCAATCTCTCCTGCCTCGTTCTCAAACTTGATTGCTTTAGGATTGATTCCTTTATCTTTTAGTAGACTAGAGATGAGGTCATCATCCTCTGGCTCGTCTGAAGGTTCACCATTATCAGGCTCTGGGTCTTGAGGTACAGAACCATCAAGCCAGGGCTTTTCATAGGTCTCTTCATCGAACTCTTCTTGAGGGGTTACGTCTTCGTCTAATCCTACATCGTCAATGTCTAAATCCTCTAATTTCATACTCATATTATTCCCTTTTAAAGTTATTTGCAAAATTAAGGAATTTTTAGGGTGTCCCAAAATGAAAGATTGAAATTCCTTAATATTTAAGGACACCCTTAGTTATTATCCCTGTATTGCCTTGATGTAATCCAATATACCCTCTACGTGTAGGCGAGCTATAGTTGCTCTACCTTCATCTGATAGTAGATATTCTACGTCCTCTTTACTATCTTGAAACAGATTCTCAGTTAAAACTGCTGGGCACTTAGTCTCCCTGCATATAGCTAAATTCTGTTTCCAATATACTTGTGTTTGTGAATATTTCCTTAGTGCTAAACCCTCTTTACGTGCTGCTTCGAACAAGCACTCTGCCAGTTTCTTACTCTTACTTGAGCTATTGTTGGAGACAAATACACTCCAACCTTTAGCATTCATCCAATCTGCCCCGCTACCAGCAGCATTACAGTGAATCGACACCAATACAGTATTAGCTTTTCCATGTTTATCACAGTATTGGTTTACTATTCGGCATCTCTGCATCAGCGGTACATCAGTATCATCTGTAACTACCAATTCTACATCGAAACCTTTATCCATTAATTGTTTCTTTACTTCGTTAGCAATCTCTCTACAGTATTTATACTCTCTAAGCCTTCCATCTGGACTCCTTTTTCCAGGTGTAGACTCTCCATGACCTGCATCCAATAGAATTATCATAGTTTACTAAATTTTAGACAAGTGTCTAGTGTTCCTAAATCAATCTTACTCTCTTTATCTAATTCTGAGATTCTGTCCTTGATTATTCTTAGTTGCTCAAAATTAATATCAAACTCCCTTGATTCTTCCTTACTAGCATCCCAGTATATTTTACCATTATCCTCCCTATAGTTCAGCTTAGCTCTTTCTTCATCGCTAAATTTGAGGATTTTAAGAAGCTCCATTATCTCTACTAAATCAGTCATTTTACCTGTATTTGGTAATAAAGCAATAACTGTTAACCTGTCTCTGACACTTAAATTTAATTTCATATGTTAATCCTTTTCTACATGAACAATTAATCCATTAACTACAGTAAATCTATAATCATCTAAGTCTAAATCTCTACTAAACGTAACTCCAGCGTACCTTCTTCCTTCTACTGGTCTACCATCTCCACTTATAACTACACCATCTATATCTTGCCGACCAGCAGCAGATACGATTGATTTACCAGAAGAACTTTGAGAGCAGGTAGTACTTATATGAGTTCCAAGGTAAACAGACTGATTGCAATATACATTTCCATCAAACCAGGCAGCATATCTATAGCCACTATTAGGATAGTTTACAGCCTCTCCCAAATCCCTACTATGACTGCTGCAGAAAAGTCCAGCTACACTCCAACCTTGTATCTTTACTCCATAATATAGACTAGAATTAGCAAAGTTATTATGTATATCTACTAACCCAGCCATATCATATAATGAGAAGTTTTGACCAATTCTAACGTAATTTGTGTACGTATATCCATTGTATGAACTACGTCTATCATAATTGAGGTTATCATTAGCAATTTCAAATCCACCTATATATCCAGAGTATGCCTTAATATCCCAACACTGGATATTATGAGCATGCACGTCCCTCATAGATACATCCCTGAACTCACAATCGTTTGCCCAGATGCTACCTTGTTTACTTATGTAAGCATTTATAAGCTTTCCATCTTGTGTTACATATCTACCATCAGCATCAGTCCACATTTCCAAATAACTATTGTATGTATATGGGCTTGTGCCGATACTATCTCCATGTATCCTTAGTCCATTTGATTGAATCCACCCGTTCACATCAAGTAATGCTTCTTGAAACTGTCCATTATCATTAAATAATCCACTCAGTTTCATAGCTGGGTTGCCTGCAATACTAAACACAAACTGGTCTGCATTCATATAGATTTCAGTCTTATTTCTATATGTAGGATTACCATTCTCATCCAAGATAGGTTCCCCCTCTAGATTTAGAGCTGGAACTTGGTCAATGGTTCCGTCTTCGTTTACAACATCTCTAATTTCTAAACCAGCATTTCTAAACTTAAGTAACACACTTTCCTCTGAGAAATCAATAACTGAAGTACCATTATTAAGGTAGAACTCTCCAGTTAAGAATACATTCTCACCATACAGACCATATCCGTAAGGTTGCTTAGTTCCAAAGATTTCGTTACGTATTCCAGATAAGTTACCAAGTCTTACTCTAGTAATCTTAGTGTATGTACACTTATACTCTTTATCCCTAAGTACTATTGCAGAATCTATAGTAGGAACTTCGGTTAAGAAGTAGCCATATTCAGCTGGATTATTAAGAATATCCTGTGTAATTTGGGTGTTTTCTCCATCATTTATAAGTACTGTACCCTTAGTCTGTAAGAAGATTAATGGGTGCTTCTTATCAATATCGCCTCCGAAATTATCGGGATTTACACTACCTGGATTCACTGTTTGATAATAGAAATCACTGGCACTTTCTCTAACATATATATCACCCTTCTTCTTAATATTGGCTTTCTTAGTAGCCCATGTAGGTGTAATGTATAACGCAGAATAGTCAGGTCTATTAAGTCCCGACAATACATCTATATAAGGACCACAATCATCAGTAGAGGTAATATAAACAGCATTCTGCCTTTCAATATTATAGATATTACCCATCTGAACCATATCATCATCCTTAGCTATATCATCGAGTCTATCCTCTTTTGCAGTAGCATTACCATCGGCTGTACCATTATCAGTTGTTCTTGCAGGTTCATACTCATTAGTATTCGAGTTGTACAATGTTTCAGTCTTATTATACTGAGTGTCATTGTAACTCTGCTCAAAGTCAGTAAGCTTACCTTCATCATCATAGTGATACTCTGTATAAACATCAAATACTGATAAAGCCTTCTGCATTATATAAGTATAAGAATCCACCTGAGAGGTAACTATAGCATCGTAGTATTTAATGTTTCCATTATTATACTTCTGACATCTAATTATATCTCCTGGCTTAAAATAAGGATAGTCTTCATTTTTACATTCTACTACCCATATATTAGATACTGAGGGTAGCTTAGAACTTGACCCCTCAAGTCCAAAGTACTTATAATAGGGATAGACACAGTATAAGTTAGAACCATCACTAGATGTCTTTCCATCCTTTTTATAGTTCACCTCTCTACTCTTAGGAACCATAAAAAACTTAGTTCTTTTATTAAAGGTGTCTATGTTTGCCCACTTTTTAGGAACTGTTCCTGCAAGAGGTCCTTCCCCCTCTGTATCCCATTCAGTTACTTCTCTTGACTTAGTAATAAATATTACTTTGATGTTACCTTTATAAGTATTAAATTCCTTCTCAGTTATTCCAGAGCCTGGATTGCTAGCACTGTATTCTTCCCATGACTTGTCTAAAACATTCAAATCATATAAGCTACTCGTGCCTTTAAATAGAGGACTGTTTATTACTACGGTAATGTCTTTTATATAGATTATAAAGTTATAGTCCACGAAAGATTTAGCAGTATAACTACCACTAGCATTAGCTAATTCCGTAGTAAAGGTTTCAGTTACAGTATAATTACTCTTTAAATCGTTAAATAAAAAATAATTATTAGATGGCATTAATTTCTCAAGATTACTTTTGGCATCCTCAGTTCCCCATGTACCAATCCCAGATAAATCGTTCTGAGTTATAATTTTAGGCTGATATGCAGCTGTACACTTACTTGAGTTGCTAACCCAAAGGCTACCATTGGTTGCACTAATCTTATTAATAACCATCTCATACACTCTCATAGCCTTACGAACTACAAGATAATCCACAGTTAATGTATTAGTATCAGCGTCTAATCTCCATCCATAACCACCAAATCCTGATGCAAATTCTGGAGAAGTAAGACTTCCGCTTGTTACTAAATCACCATACATACGAACATTCTGGTTAAATGTCCAGTTATTCTCTGATACACCTTTACCCTTAAATGTCCAATTACCTGTGATGTATTCATCTACTCTTTTCTTAGCCAAATCGTCGGCGGCATAGCCACCTATAAACTCAGCATTAAGGTTGTTAACTAACTTAGAAGAAGCCACTATTAAAGGAGGTCCAACAGTGTTAATTTCCAACTGACCTGTCATCGTGTCTCCCTTACGTCTTACATACCCATCGCCAGCACCTTCTGCCGCCTCAATTAGGGCTATATATCTCTCGTCATAAGAAATATATAGTGTAGTAGTAAGTGTATTGTAAACGAAGAATCCATCACCAGGATACTCCATTTGCTCCATCTCAAGTAAGCTCCCAACTATGATAGTTTGACTCTTAATTTCTGACTCAGTAACCTTGTCAAGTAATGCTAACACATCACTAAGAACCCTTGAACTATTACCAGTTTTGATATAAACCTTTCCAAGAGTTTCTAGTACTAAATCAGTGTACTTATTGCCAACTATTACTTTGTCACCTCCTAAGAATGACTCTGTTCTAATGTTGTCCATTGTTCGCTTTCAACGTTTTAAATATTCTCTCGAACTCATCAATGTCAGCCTCTCCAAACTTGATTGGTTTCCCAAATAGCTTAACGACATAACCATTTTTAGCACGAGTCTTCATAACGTCACGTAGCGCATTTCCAAATAAATCTATATTTAAATTACCACCCTTATCAAGGAATGGTTCCAAATACATTCCATACTTGTCCTCCATATTATTAACTACGTAAGTTATGAGAGCATCAGTACCTATTGTGTTTATACCAAATAAGTTACTTACCAAGTTTTTAGTGAATGTGTTTGCTGCTTGAAATATCAATTCTTTATCACTCATTATTTAGCTGTTTTATTCATCATGAGTTCATCAAATCTCTTTTTCATCTCTGGGTCACTCTCCATTAGTTCTAATAATGTATTGACCTTCTCTTCTTTAGCCTTTATCTGTGATTGTATATACTCTTTACTTTTTCTAATAGTAGCCAATAAATTCTCAGCAGCTACTTTACCGTCTGGAGAATTTACATATTCTGCACTAAACTTAGTACCTAAGAAAGACATAAATCCTGCTTCATAGGTTTGTTTAGCCATCTGATATTCCTGAGTTTTAGCCAATACATTTTGCTCATCAACAGACAATGACCCAACCTCCCTGTTTATTTCATCAAGGATAGGTTGAGTCTTTTGTTGTGCCTGCTGAGCTTGTTGCATCACTTGTAGTTGCTGCATATATTGGTTTTGTAAATCAGTATAGTTAGTACCGAAAGGTTGACCAAATAAGCTCATAATACATTATTATGCTGATGGAGTAACTGTAGCTGGAAGCTGAATCTCAAATACTGAGTATGCACAATTACCTTTAACTGGTAATGATGTTGGTAACTCATCTAAGATAGTTTGATTTACTATACTAACTCCATTTGGAATTATTACATCAATTACCTTATTAACTTCTGGCACAAGTGTAGTTATAGTTTCACTTGTAACTGGAGAAGCTATTATTGTAGATGTTTCCTCTGTAGCTACTCTTACATTACCCTTACAATCAGTATATTGTGTATTGTGAATAATATCAAACTTAGTAATTTGTAAGTATGAAGCTGCACCTGTTGTAGCTGTATTAATCACCTTAGCCCATCTTTGTGTAATTGCTAATGTAGACACTGGGGCTACAGATGCTCTTGCCCCGCATGGTAACGATACATTAAATTCAATTATTTGGCTACTCTCTCCTATTGGAGTAATTTTTACTTTCATAAGTGTTTGTGTTTAGGTATAAATAATAAAAGGGAGACTACTTTCATAATCTCCCTTCAATATCTTACTGAGCTGTACAAGAAGAACAAGTACTATTGATAGCTGTATTTACTGCATTCCAGTTAGAAGCAGCTTGACCAGCATACATACCTGTTCCATATTGTGTAAACGGACTACAGTATAGTGGAGAGATACTAGGAACTGGAGCACATAGGTCACTGTAAGCATATTTCAGCTGTCCAGTAATCTTATGGTCTAATTGTCTCTGTAAATCACCAGCAGCAACCAATAGTTGTTTCTCTGACTTGCAGCAGCAGTTGTCTGAATATCTTTCAGCATTAACTTTGTTAAGTTCGAACATTAGAGGTAGAGCAGCGGCAGTAGCAGCTTCTTTCTTCTCTAATTCATTGATTCTTGTACTTAATCTTTCGAAGATGTCAGTCTTTTCTTGTACATCTTGTTCTCTCCTCTTATAAAGCTCATCACATAGTCTTAGGTTCTGAGCATTATCACGAGTGATTATATCAACGTACATTCCACTCTTCTCTTGTAGGTCTTCTACTCTACCCTTCCAGATTTGGTTTGTTAGAATTTGAGTTTCGTTTCCGATTCTTTCATTGATAGCTAAATTCCTACCATTGATATAAGTATATAAATCAATATCATCTTGTAAGGACTGTACTCTGTTGTTCCAAGCTAGATTCTGAGACATCTCTCCTTGAGCCATAGCAGTCTGCATAGCTCTTTCAGCTAGACAGTTACCGTTATTACCTCCGAACAGACCTCCAAGAATGCCGTTGTTACCACAGCCGTTGTTACCCGAAAAAGCTCCAAGTGCTGTTCCAATAATACCTAGAGTAAGAGCCGCATTGGTTTTACCTTTCTTACCAAATTTGTCCTCTGCCTCTTGCATTGTCAAAAATTCTGCCATAAATTTGTTGTGTTTGTGTGTGTTTTTAATCCCAATCTCTAAAGCACGCTTTCTTAATTTTCATAGTGCAAAGTTAATGATTCTTAAAGGTCATACCAAAGAAATATTGTTAATCAATGTTAACTACAAAATAATTGTATTAAAATATTTAAAAATCATTCCTATGATATAACTAGCTTATATAATTGGTTATAGCCATTCAGCAGGTACTAATCTAGACTCTAATTGGTCAGCGTTGGTAATGTTAGCCTTCTTAACTCTAGTTAAATATCCTGATACCACATTCAATACAGGGTAAGTCGCTGAAGTAAATGTAGGTACAGCTCCTTTTAAACCACTACAGTAATAGAACATACTACTCACGTTATTTATATTGTAGCAAGTCTTTAATAGGTCACTTGTAATTAAGAGTAGTCCCATATCACCATTTGAACTAGATACAGCAAATAAACCTGATGCGTTTGTTATTCTTGTATTGTTTTTGAAGATATTGGTGAAATCAATCTGAGAATATATTTCCTGAGTTCCCTCAGCTATATATGCTCTCTTATCGAATTTGCAATCTGCCCACGCCTCTGCAATAACTTTGAGATTTGGATTATTCGTAAATAAATCACTATTAACATCAACTCCTACTTCCATAATAGTATGACTGAACATACCAGTAATGTCTTCTAGTCTACTGTTATACTTGAACAAGTCAGGAGGATACTTAATGCCTCTAGTGAAGGTGTTGCCTTGTAAGTTGACAAATGCACAAAATCTAGTATCTCTGAACACGCCCACAAATTTAACGTTGTCCACTAACGATTCAAATAACTTGCAAGGTATCCTTCCAACCATTCCGTCCCATTTGCCAGTCAGCTCTAGTCTCCAATCTCCAGTCTCAGGGTCAAATATTCTTGTCTGCTCTGGATAATTGAAGTTTAGCATTGACTCCTCCAATGTACAGTCAGGATGGCAATATCTAAAGTAGTCCGTAGGAATCATATAGTTTTGATAACCTATCTCTGACCTTCCTAGGTCCTGCTGTGAGATAGCTGTCTTCTGTTGAGTATCATACTTAAAGTACTTCTCGGTAAGTCTAGCCTTAACATCAGCTAAGCCACTCTCTGTACTTGAAGCACCTTCCCATCCATAACCATCAAGGTACCAAACATCAAATGCTTGTTCTCCAGGATTATAGTCTGGACTGCTTGAATCTTCATTCCTATCATAGTTATAAGACTTCTTTAAGTTACTTACATCTAGTTTGTATGTTACTCTGTTGCCTGCACTTCTTATGACATGGTTCCCCCAAGTAGTTTGAGAAGTGCCTACTGTTAACTCTGAACCTATATCAATAGTTCTGGTTTCATCATATCCAAGACACCAACACCCTTTGAATGTACCAGCCATGTTAATAATACTACGTCTAATGGACTTAGAACCATCACTATTACTCTGACTCATAAAGAACAGTCTGTAAGGTATTGTGCCAAATACACCACTATTCTCAAAAGCAAATGAAACATCTTGTAGTGAGCAATTCTTAAACCCTTCTCCAACTAACCTCAGTTTAAGATTATAACACCCACTAAACATACTCTTAATGTTAGTAAGACTAACACAATCGTCAAACATACCAGTGGGTGGGAATTGGTATATCTTACCATCATTATTTAAATCTATACCACTAAATATTCCTTCAATACTATTAAGGATTCTACAGTTCTTAAATAGAGTAGCAGGAATACTCTGAGCACCTGTTTCCTTAGCACAAGTCAGACCACTGAAGATACCAACAGCTTGTCTAAGTGTACCACTAATTCCTTGAAACATGTTAGCCATCTCTGATAGATTTACTAATGCTTCGCCTCCACCACTATATTGGAACGGATATTGTATAGAGGTAAATGTTGGAATATACCAAGTCATACTTCCATCAGTGATAGTCTGACTTACTCCACCAAATACATTAGGTCCAATCTTTCCAACTAACTTAATTCCTGTATATAGAGAATCTGTTAAAATTAAAGGTTGTGCTACTCTGTTAACAGTATGGAATAGGTAAGTATTACCATTACTGTCCGAATCAACAGACATTCTAATCCAGCTACATCCAGTGAATACACCCTTTGGATAAGGACTTACTAAATTTCTTAGGTTTGTAAAGAATGTCTTAGAACTTAGTAAACCTTCTACTGGTACAGCTGCTCTTGTATTAGCACAGCTTTTTAACTGCTGGCAGTTCCTAAACATATAGTCAACCTTCACCAGAGGACTATACTTACCATTAGCTGGGGCAAACACATTATTATCTATCCACTCTAAGCTAGTACTATCAAATGCTGCTTCTGCATCAGTAAGCTTAGGTAAGAAGTCTAACACTCCCCAAGTGGAATCTTTAGATGTACTATAATCGGATGTTCTAGAGAAGAATGGTCCAGTTAAATTAGTCCCACTAAAGGCTTCCTTAATACTGTTTACATTAGGGCATACTCTAAATAGGTCATACCATAAATCTCCAGTAATATTTGAACATCCTTTAAACATGCCCTCAAGTGACGTAACGTAACTAGTAAGCCTAACCATTAGGTATTTGAAGTCATTATAGGTCAATCCAGTGCAACCTTCGAATAAGAAATAGGCATCAGTTAATGTTCTGTCGAAGGTTATGTTGGTAACTGCGTCTCCCTCTAAAAACACATCGGTGCCATATTGAGTATACACACTGTCTGGATTTAGGTAGAACTGGTTGCAACCTCTAAATACCTCCCCACCTTGCAAAGAAATGTGACCCTTGACTCTTTGTAAAGATGAACATTCTCTAAATGCCCCTCCAGGAACTTCAATTGGGTTTGTCTTATCATTCTTACACCTCACTTCTGTTAGTTGCTTACATCCAGTTGCCTCAATGTATTCGAGGTTAGGGAACGCAGTAAGGTCTAAACAATCTGGGGTTCTATCATTATACTTCAGAGCACTTATAGAAGTATTAGATATGTTAAGGTTCCTTAGACTAGAAAAGTTAGGTTGACCGTTAACGTACAATGATGCTAGGGTAATATCTGTAGTGTCTGTAAGACTCAAATCTAATGTTTCTAAGTTCCAAGCGCCTGTTAACTCTAACTTTAAAGAAGGATTGTTCTGACCAGGAACACTAAACTCCTTCATGCCAGGGCAGTTATCAATGGTAACTTGAACTAGCGAGCTGATAGAATTATTAACAGAGGTGTAAGGAATCTGAATAGATTCCATTTTCTCACAATTCCTAATAGTTACCGTTCTCACATTAGGTGGTATATTTAAAGTCCTCAATGCACCACAGTTATTAATCTCTATTGAAGTTAGCTTTAGACAATCATCAATAAGTAATGACTCAAGGAAGGATTGGTTCTCTAACTTCAGGCTGGTAATATCTGTTCCAGACATATTCAATGTCTTCAATACAGCAGATGTTGGGAATGTAATCTTAGTAATAGAAGAGTATGATACATCAAGTTCCTGTATCTTACGACATCCACTTAAGTCTAATGTATATGCAGAAGCAGTAGAACCAATAAGTCTTACCTTACTTAGATTTAACTTCTTGATATTCTTCAAACCTATATCGTTAGCCTCATTGTATACTCCGCCCTGGAAGAAGTAAGCGGCATCCACATTACTTAGTCCACTTAAATCTAACTCTTGTAACATAGGCAGGTTAATATTATCCAAACCAGTCCAAGGATAGCTCTTGAATTTAGTAAAGTCAGTAATGTATTTGTTAGCATACATATACACTACAGTTTCACCAGTAGGCATAGGCAATATAACAGATGTTGGAGTGTCTGTAATCCAGAATGCACCAGTAGTCTTATCATGTGAGTAGTGATAAAGTATCTGACTACTTGCTGTTATATCAGTACTGAACCTTACTTCAGTAGCAGAACCTGTAGCTTTGTTAGAAGCCCATAGTCCAGTAATAGGAGATTCAATAGTAGTAGGTAATAGATTAGTGTTATCCTTATAACCATATACTCCGTCCAAGAACATTATTCTCTTTCTGAACCAGTCCTTAACGTGCATCACACGATTACCATGTAAGAACTTTAACTGACTAAAGTCTGTACTATCCTCATATTTACCAGTGTTTGGGTCATATGTTTTAGAAATAGCAAGATATTTAATCTTATAGTCATAGTTAAACATGATAGAACCTGTCTTCTCTGTATATGATTGATAGTAATCCTTAATAAATTTATCAGAGTCAGGGAACAAGTTAGTTCTTAAATTCACATATAATGACTCTAAGCTAGTTCTATTCTCTGTACTACCACTATCAATTCCAGCTAAGTTTTCAAGTACTTCCCATATTCTATTCCACCATGAAGCAAAGTATTGTTTATAATTATCAGTTGATACATAATTCTTCTCTTGAGTATACTGAGTGATACCAGTATCTTGTGAAGCAATATTATACCACCTATGTAGATGTGCCCAGTACTCTACAATATCTTGTCCAGCATTGTTAAGACCGAAGGCGGTATCCATATCGTAGAAGCAACAATACCATACATCTGTACCCCAACTACGAATAGTTAAGTTCTTACACATTGAGTCCACACAACCAAATAGTAATGCAATCATAAAGTAAGCACAAGCATTATCCCAGTTTAGATGCTGGTCACAAGCACTAAAGTTATAATAAGCATTCTTATCCAAATCGTAGAACTCTCCAGGAATAGGTTTAGTAGGAGTCTGTCCAGCATCATCCATTGTATATTTCTGGATACGAGTAAGAGCCATATTAGCCATCTGAGTGTAGAACTTCTGAACCTGATTATATCCAATTGATTCGTCCCTAGATGTGTACATTACATCACCCATGAACTGAACAATCTTCATATCGTCTTGTTGGAAAGCTCCTTGAGCAGAAGAGTTTTGGTTTATTTCTACAGAATATACACCATTACTTACTCCAGTATTCCATCTATTAGCATCTTCTGTATAATCAGTTACTAATGTTGGTCCGTCTTGGTTTACCTTAACATAGTCAGTAAGTAACTTTAATCCTAAGTTAAAGTAAGCATGTCTACCTAAATTGAAGTTATAAATACCGCAGAATTTAGGTTGCTTAATAGTACCATCAGCATCTGGAGCATATCTAATAAATAGTAATACTGGGAAACCTTCAGAGGTGTGTTTAATCTTACCTCTAATAGCATTAGCTTTGTCTGCATCACCTCCCCAAACATCGTTACCTAATGACATAGGTGGAGTTGCTCCGAATGGAGTAATAGATTGTCCAGAAGAGTTTTTAGCTCTACCATTTACAATCTGACCAATTACTACGTTATTAACGTGTGCAGAGTCTACTACGTCAGCTTTTAATGTAAACTCATTCTCTGGCAACCAATCATCAGTAGGTTGGAATAGCATCTTCTTACCAGTCTGGTCTACATCACCCATATAAATCTCAAAGTTCTTAGCATTATAAGATAGTGAAGATGTACCTTGTAGACCAATAGTAACACCATTGTTTTCTGATACACCACTTGGAGTTGTAATAACAACCTTACCCTTACTATCTTGATAAGTGATTTTAACAGGGAATTTCTTACCCATTACCTCTACCTTATCAGATGCAGAGAATATTGCAGTTGAATATGGTTCAAATAGTGTAGGGCTGTTAGATGTTTCCTCTACTAACACAATAGGATAAGGTGTGTTAATTTCCATTTGCTCTACTAACTTAGAGTATAATAACTCACCTGTTAGGAAACCACCCTTACCTCCATCCAGAGTCTTATCCCATATTAAGCAGTTACCTGCACTATCAAACAGATTCTTAGTTCTTAACTCAGCATCTAAAGATGCATCTATTTGTCCTCTTACAAGTCTAGCTTGTTCAGTTGCAGATATATAATTCTGTACAATGTCATACTCACTCTGTGATGACGTGTAAATCTTAATGTCATAAATATTAACATCAGAGAATCTACTTCTTACCCCATTATCATTTCTACATCCGAAATAGAAATCAGTACCAAACATCCAGTCAATATCAGACTGTAATACTCTACTTACAGCAGATAATACACCGTTAACATAGATTTTAAAGTACCAAGCATTACCTGATAGTAATGATACGTCTAGGTCTACAGTAAGTAGCTCATTCTGTGGAAGTTTAACTGTAAGTGTGTCAGCAGAACCAATCTTACATACAGCCTTCTCTAATGATACCTCATAACCAGTTTTTAGTTCACCATCCTCATATTGACCTATACCACATACTACTTCCTCTGGGTAAGAAGAAGCATCTGCCTTATAAGTACATGAGATATGGAATCCCATAGGTTGGAAGAATGATACACCAGCACCAATATCAACAGCAGGGAACATTTGGTCAGCTACTTCAAGATAACCATAAGCTTCACCACTCAATCTTGTTGCAGGTATCTGGTTCACTCCATCAATGTCTTGTATGAAACCACTGGTCTTACCATTCACACCTTTTAGAGTAAAGTTTACTCCATCAGGGAACTTAGATGCAAATGCACCTTCATATATGAACTCACCATTATTCTTAATAGGATAGTTCCATGTACCAGTTGCAGTGTTTGGAAAACCAGTAATCTTACTGAAATAGGCAAGTAATGTATGCATGTCATTGTTTGCATACAACTCTGTACTCACACTTTCTACTATTCGACAAGTAACTGTCTTAGTATATTGAGCGGAAGTATCACCAGGGTCATTTACTGCATATCCAAACAGAGTAATTCTTAAATATTCATTAGCTTTATTAACAGCTAAATTTACAGTACTATATACAAACCTATTAGTCTCACTCTTATTGATATTCTTAATCGTGCCAGTGTCAAGTAACTCTACCTCCCCACTGTCATTCATTAAATGAATCTTGTAATCCATGTTGAATGAACTGTACTTACTAAGACCATAACTAAAGTAATAGCTAAATCCTAATTGTGAACCTTGACCATACTTAGTTAAATCATCAATAGTCTCTCCAGGATTTGAAGAAGGAGTAAATTCTGTAATATCCTCAGTTACAATAACTAGATTATTACTATCAGCTACTGTAACATCAAACTTAATTTGCTCAGATGATAATGTTTCTCCATTAAGAGTAGTACTAGCCTGTGCCACAAAGTAGAATCTTTGACCTGCTTTAGGATTGAAGTGTTCACTTTCAAATAATAGCTTACGAGCATCATAACTCAAAGCTCTAATAGCAGTAGTAATGTTACCTACTCTAGCTACTTCAATACCATTGATAGTCATCCAGAACTCTGCTGGACTTTGTAAGATATTATTAGTTACAGTATAGTTAAGAGGTACTTCTGCAACACCACCCATGTACATAGTCTTAGGTGGTATAGATTGAATCTCTAAGGAGATAGCTCCTGCTACAATCTTTACATATGTAGGAGTAGCGTACACATTATCACTATCATAGGCAGATAATTCTACGTCAGTAGTTCCAGATAATCCAGTGATGGTAATATCTGTTCTAGCCATAGAGTACTTCTTCCATGTTCCTAATGTTTTGTTGGTAGCTAAATCTTTAGCAATTACAGTAAATGACTTTTTAACACCACCACTTTTAATCAAGATGTTAAGTGTAACAGTGTTAGTGGCTGTATAGACTGTGCTACCCTCAGCTATATCAATAGTATATTCAGAACCATCACCACCTGGTCCAGTACCTCCACCACCTCCGATTGCACCATTAAGGTACACCCAGGCTAGGTTTTGTTCTAACTTAGTCATTCTATTATCTAGCTTTGTAAAGCCATTGTCAATAGAAACTGATTCCCCAGCTTCATTTAAGAAGCCAGGGTTTGTCAGTTCCAATTCTGAAGCATTAGAAGCACCATCGATTACCCATCTTCCAGTTACTTCATCATAATGTTTTATTTTCATTGTAATGTCTTTTCAATTACTATATTGTTGCTTGGATTGGTAGAACCATTACCTCCCACCTTTTTAAGGTCAGTGTAAGCTATAGGTACATTATACTTGTAAGCCCAAACCTTAGTATTGTCCTTTAGTTGAAGCTTATATGATTTACCAAGTATTCTTTCCCTTGAAGCTGTTGTCATAGAAGGAGTCTCAACCTCATCACCACTACCTACATTCCATATAATATAATTAGGATATTGCTGTGCTGAGTTAACCTTTACTGTAGCAGTATTAGTTGTGTTGTTCTCAATCTGACTAGATACTGGGTAATACTCTAACAACCAAGGAATATTCTTTGCAGGTAACTCCTTATTAGAAGTTAATTTATATCCAGTAGCCTGGCACATTACATATCTCACATAATTCAAGCTTGCATCAGTAGAGATTTGAACACATTGTCTTTCTCTATCTGGTAAGCTAGTATACCATGAAGGAGTTAAGGAGGCATCGTAGACGATAGGCTCCATTGTCCCACTCGGATCCTCTCTTATATATCTTGAATTAGCATATGTATGTTTGTGACCACATAGACATAGTTTGAATGCATTATCTTGTAGCCATTGGCTGAACCAATAATTACCTACTGTATTTAAGTGGCTACCACCTCTTTTGATGTTTAGGTCTTTGTCATAACTTCCACTCTCATTCTTCTTTAGATAACTCATAATTAAGTCAGCTGTAATGATAGTAAATGGAGCTTCATGACAGAATGCAACCTTCCACTTAATTTTGGCATCAGCTGCGTGTTGTGCCAAATCAGCAGTTGCCCAGTCTTTTAAGTCATTATATACATTCACACCAGTTATATCTCCGAACACGTCTGTCCTCGCTAATTCAGTGATTTCAGAGTTCATAGACAAGAAATAGGTGTTGCCATATACGAAACTATAGCAGCAGGGGATGTACACTCCAGCAGACGAAATGGGTACTGTATAAGGGTGTTCAAATGTAAAGAAGAACTCTACATTTACTGGGTTAGTTTTACTAATATCTTCACCATCGCCTAACACATATACATCTACAGGGGTTAAATCATTGTTACCTACTGTAAACATTTGTTCTGTGTCTCTGTAGATAACATCTCCACCTTTGTAATAGTCAATCCATTCATTGAATCTATTACCGTTCTGAGTTTGGTCGCCAGTATTTAAGCACCATTCATATGGATTCTCAGCTTTATCAGAGTTGATGTACTCTGCACTAACTCTCCACATTTCATATTCTTCTGCATTAAATCCTTGTTGGTCACTTACTTGTAGGAAGTTAAATCCTCTTTCAATAACCTTATCTCTATTTCTAAGAGTAAATGACCTTTCCTCAGTCCATGCTCCATCTCTACCTACCTTGTAATAATACTTCTGTGTATCAGCAGGTTCGTCGAAGTCCTTAATGAACTTATGAACTGTAAATGGTGTACCATCTGTAGTTATGCTTCTAATCCTATTGTAAATTTTATTAGTCCAATTCTTGTGGTTGGCAGGTCTGTTAGGATTTTGGCTAACACCTTCTGTATTGAAGTCTTCTTTCTTGAAAGATTCAAACTTATTTTCTGGAGTATATTCTTCACCATCTTTTCTTATCCAGATATATTCGTCATAGTATCCTACTGATACCCAGTTAAAGCATCTTGTCTTATGAGCATCATGTCCTAATGTACAAGTGACTATATTAGGAGCACCTTCCACTAATAGATGCTTATTAAAGAATATATTCTTATTCTGTGATGAGTTCTTTGGAGTATACTCTTGAATGTCAATAGCAGGATTGATTTTGTCCATATTAATATATGTCCAATCCTTAACATTACTCCTAGCACTCAGAGCTTTAGTAGCCTGCTTTACTGGGTCCATATTATAGTAACGCATTAGTAATACGTTACTTCCCTTAGTAGCAATAGGAGATGTTTCGCATGGCATTGATTTATCGTTATAGCTACCTATTCCAACTAAATCAACATACCACTTAATAACTCCATTAGTAGTCCAAGGTGCGGTACTATTCATAACAGTAGTCTTGAAGTAATCTGTAGTTTCTTCACTACTAATATAGAATGCACAGTCATAACTAAACTTAATACAATCATCTTTGCTTGACCATATGCTATGAGGTTGTACTCCCGCACCTGTATCTCCAGCAATCTCAAGCCTTGTATTATTAAGAGTTGCATCTTTTGTCCAATACATATCAGGTTCACCAACTCTAATTAGTGTAGTATTGATGTTCTCTACAGAACATTGAGCACCCTTAATCAAGAATGTACCTTGAGATTTAAGAGTACCAACTAGAGGTAATGTAACCCAATCTCCACTATTCCTTTCTGTATAATGTAAGAATAATCCCTTTAGATTTAAGTCTTTCTTACCAAGATTACACAACTCTACGAAATTGTGAGATACTGGATTGTAGTCCTTATCCTCTGATGTTCCTCCACAATATACCATATTAACATAAATCTTTGGAGAGTCTTTAGAACCTACCTCTTCTGGGATAATAGGGAAATATGGAGTAGTGTAGTAAATTCCAGTACCTTGAGTCTGAGCATTACCAGCTAAAGTATTCTTATCTAATCTATAATCATGTATATCTAACTTACCATCCTTAACCTGAATAAGGAATGTATTCTCTTTATTCGTCATGTCAGCGAACTCAATACCAATAATCTTGGTTTTAGCTCCACTACCACTTCCAATGACTTCGGTTAATATTCCATCCATTGTTTCTGGGTCTGGTCCAGGTCCTGGGTCTTCTCCACCACCTGTGCTACCTATTTTAATTAATTTATAAGTCTTAGGGTCTTTAATCCATAATGTCTGAGTATCATAACACCATAACAATTCTTTAGGTAGAAAATCACCTTTATTAGCCTGCATTTCTGCATACGTACCACTTTTAATACATATATGCTTAGCATTAGGTAAATACTCTTTATACTCAGTTGGTTCAGGTGAATCAGCAAGAACTATGTCCTTATTAGCTTCTTGGATAGCATTGTCTTCCTCTTCTGAAGTACCATAGTTAGGTTTCTCATTAGGCATACCATCATAAGCATATCTCTGATTGTTAGTAAAATCACCCGAATCTATCTGGCAGTTAAATGCAAACTCTAGTTTACGTACCTTGTCTTGTAATACTGATATAACCTTCAATAGGTCTTGAATTACAGTACTACTTGTCATATGTTCTTTATTCTCAGAAGTATCTATCCAAATACCTCCCTTATCTTCAGGTGGTGTATCCTGTATGTAAATTTTGGAGAAGGACTCCCATACGAAGCCGTTAAAGTAACGTATCTCATTGATTTCATCAACGAATACTATTTGTCCTTTAACTCTTAAATCGTCTCTGTCTAATAGTTCTTGTAATGTTTCTACAACCACTATAGACATTCCTCCGCCTCCACTTCCTCCACCTCCTTGTACTTTCCATACATTCCATACCCCACTGTAGAATTGGTACATATGGTTGTCGTCAGGTGAATTTTTAACGTAACATAGCATACCTTCCTTTAGCTTATTGGTATTTAGGAAGGCTTCCATATCACTCATATTGGTAACTTGGATGTAACCACCACGTAAGTCATTAACGTCAGCTAACGGAAAGTTAGCATTGTTTTTGGGTTTTAATTGACCAATTACCTCAATATATTCATTCATGCTGATAAAATAAAAGGGCTATGTATAACCTACACAGCCCTCGTTTATTACATTACGCTACGAATAAGCTATAAAGTACTTCTAAGAAATCAGCTGCATTCAACTTTGTTCCATTAATTTCAACATCGTTGCCAGCGTTTACCTCAATGATTTGAGCAAAATCATCCTCACTCAATGTAGTATCAATTTGTACTTCTTCTTTTCCTCTCTTATCAACGTAAGCATTATACTCCTCATTGATTTGCTTATTCCAAGCCTCAACTTGAGCTTTATCTTCTTCTGTTTTATCTACTTTTGCTGATAATTCCTGGTATCCTTCTGGAATTAGTTCCTTGACAGCTTCTTGTAAATCTTCCTCTAGGTGTTTTCTTACTCTACCTAGCGCAATCCTCATACTCATTAACTTTATCTTTAAATCCTTACTTAGCTCTCTGTCCCCATCTCTAAGCAATATCTTAGTGATAAAGTTGTGCTTAATCATCAGTTCATTTAGTGTCATAATTATTTATTTACTTCAACTTTAATAGCTGCTATTGTACTTTCTAAAATATCTTCACAATTCTGCCTAGTAGATATAGTTATCCCACTATAACTTATATTCATCTTATCGCTGTTCTCATTATAATTAAAAGAACCTGCACTCTCTCCACTCACTGCATCTATAAACATACCAGAAAAACTGGCGATATTCTTATCTGCATCTATAGTTGCATCGCCGTTTAATCTTACAGTCGATGTACTATTCTCAACTGTATACATTTCACGCTTGTTTGTTAGTATCATACTCATTTTAAATTTTCACCAAAGTTACTAAATAATACAATTCATTCAAAATCTTTTATATTAAAATTTGTTATAGGTAGTATATGTGAAATCTACGTACATATTTTAGTTATATAGGTAGCTGCACATATACTGCTCTATATCCTCACTTGTTTTATCTCTTAAGATATTCTCATTATATAGGCTAGGGCATAATAGGGGGGTCTATTCTCATGGGCAGTTGTTGTACCCTGGGTCCTACCATTACTTGGACCAGCACTAGTGTAATTAGTACTACCTCCTTGATATCTTGTTCTCCACCTAGCTATATCACCACCATAATCACTGTCTGGATATGAAGTGCTGTTAAAGTCAGGGAAGTTCCTCTTATTAGAATTATCTCCCCACTTCGCTACCATTACACCTATTTGATGGAAGTGACTAGGCATCTCTGCCAATGATAGCGTTACTTTATCCAGACCTCCTGTATTGCCAGGACTGTATGTACTACCAGCACCAACAACGAACCTATTTCTAAGGTCTGGTGTACCATTGCTACCATTACATAGTGCCCACCCAGAAGGGATGCTAGCAACAGAGCCAGACCACAAAATGATACCTCCAATAGGAACTGGTGACAGGTTTCCAGAGTGCCATATTTTAACCCAAGATGTGTTTATTGAATCTTTTGAATCATTCCATCCCAAGTACCAATTATGAGACCTATGTACATTAACTATATAGGAACTCAAATAATTATTATATGTGCTAGCAAATCCGTTAACCCATCCTCCTGGTCCACCAGTAGGGCTACTGTAGTCAAATGTCACAGTGTCAGAAGATAAGGCTGCGTTTAAGTTAGACACATCAGTTCTGTGGTTCCTATGAAAATATGAACTATGATAACCGTCAACTGTATCAGCATTTCCAGCGGAGGTTGCATATGCTACCCTGAAGTTGCTTGGATTGTATACATAATAAGCATTCTCACTATTACCCCCCCATAACCATGTAGGTTGTCCAGACTGTCCAGACCAATGCCACCATGACTTGTAAGAGAAAGCAGAGGCGTGTTGTCCATCCACCATATCGGAGTTACTAGAATAACTACTTGTAGGTCTACTAACATTAGTATTATAATTATTAGCTACAGTGCTTGAATAAGAAGTATTAGTAAACTGACCTGCCGATACACTACCACCACTATTAGTTACTGTATATTCAAGACTTATATTAGTCCAATCGCTAGGTTGCCTTACTTGTACCTCCCAACTGTTGTTATTATATCGTACTATTCTAATCAAATCCCAAGTACAATAACTGGGAAGATATAAAGTACTTTGATTTAGTATTGAATTTGCAGTACCACCATAAGCGTACATTATTGCTTCAAATGGTATATCCACTACCTGTGCTTGATTATGATTACCTGTTATATAGTAAATTGTACCCTTGACTTTGCAGGCTTGATATTGCCCTCCACCTGTACAAACATAGGTTACTATCTTCTTCCAGTTCTTGTCTGTACCACCTCCCCATCTGTCAACCCTATATTTAGTTGAAGCAGTCCAGCCCATACTAAATGCTGTTTGGTGGTAACCATCCA